TAACTCTCACCACACAGCCGTCCATTGTTGATGTGTATGTTGACGGGAAGCGCCTGTTGGAATCCAAGTATTCTCTGGATGGGTTCAACGTCAATTTCAGTCCGTCAATCCCGTCTGGCTCGGAACTTCAGGTCATCCAATACGTCCCGATCCAGTTGGGCAATGGCTCCGGCGGCGCGGGTAGTGGTACGGTTATCACTTGGATCTACAATAGTGGATCAGCTGTGGGTGGTGAAACTGAGATTGAGTTGGATGTCGATGCAGAAGATGTTTCTGAGATCTTTATCGATGGATCCCGCCAGCAGAAAGGCCTGGGCTTCACTTATGACTCCGTTACGAAGATCATCACGCTGGCCGACGAACTCGAAGCTGGTGATGAAGTTGTTGTCGTCATCAATGGTGACCCAACCCTGTACAACCAGATCGACCGTACACCAAACGAAGTGGCGCGTTCCGTGAACGTACCGAATTCTCAGGTTATTTTGTCGTCCGATACCATCACCAAACTGGACGGAAAGACGGTTATCTATGATGTCGTTGCACAGAAGATCTGGGGTCTGCCTTCTGGTATCCCAACAGGCGCGTCCATCGTATCTGTGAGCGGAAGCAACTTGTCCTACGCTCCTGGCAACGTTGTGGTGCCACTCTTACCAGCCCCTGGCAGTAAAGACGCCCTTGAAGCGTACAAAGGCGAGTTGCTGGCCGGGAATACAGGTCTGGTGGGTGCAAACGCTGTCGTTGTAACACCCCAGGGCACTTTGGCCGAAATGCAATACTATGTCACGCCAGAGCAATTCTCTCATCTGGTTACGGCTGGTGAGTACGTCGATGAAAACACAGATTTCACTCTGGCTGTTCAGGGTGCTGTTGATTATGCCGCGAGCCATCCAGGAGTTATCGTCCGCGGTACAGAAAAGGTTTATGGTGTAGGCCGTGTTCTGGTGACAGTTGGTGTCAAAGTTATCGATGGTCTGAAGCTGAAGTGTATCGTTGCCAACACAGACACACTGCTCTACTCCTTCGTTGATACTGGGCACACCGATTTACAAATCAGAAACTGTATCCTAAATGGCAACAACAACACCAGGAAGGGTATCATCGTTTCCGGCGTTATCCGTGCGACTATTGAAAAGAACTATGTTTATGGTCTGGATGGGACTGGCGAGGCATACGGTATCCGTATCGGTACGACCAGCACGACTTCCATGAACATCAACAACAAAATCAGCGAAAACGTCATTGAGATGCCAACCGATCCTTGGGCGGGCACAGGCAACTATGCGATTTGTGGCATCGGGATGATCGGGCAGATCACATCTCTGTATGGTGGCCTAGACACCAATGCTGGGGTTCCGTTGTTCCCGTCTACGATCACGTTGCGCGACACCATCATTGAAGGAAACTTCATTTCTGGGGGCACCCATGGTGTTCAGGGGCTGGGTCTGTTCCGCACACTGATTACGAAGAACCACATCATAGGGAACACCCACCGAAACATCAACCTCAGTCCAAACTGCCAGCGAGTAAATGTCGTTGGCAACCTTCTGATTGATGGTGGTAGTTCTGGCGTCAACGTCGCTTGGGGGTGTCGTTGGATCAATATCTCTGGTAACCATATCCAGACTTCGACAGCGGCTGTATCTCCATCAGATGACGCAGCGATCCAGCTTTACAAGGGCGTTGACCAATGTACCGTCAGTGGGAATACAATCCTCGGCGACTGGAAATACAGCGTTTACATGGGCGCTGGCGTCACCAACGTGTCTGTCAATGCCAACGGCTTGTTTGCTGGTTCCTTGGCGAGCATCGCCGTGGAATCTGATTGGGTGTTGACCGCAGACTATCCTCTGGCGATCTACAGTAGTTCCCGTAACCCGAACACCACTCCTATCGCTGGCGACACAGGCAACATCAATATCGGCGGTAACGCGTATGGAGCGGGATCTTGCGCTATCTATCTGGCCGCCACCAATAACAAAGCAATGTACAACGTCAACATCCATGACGAAGTCATTAACTCGGTCACGTCTCGTCCGCATGTTGTTTATGCATACGACGCCGGAACCCTGATGACTGATGGTTCCCTGACCAACATTGCTGCTCGCGGGGCTACTACCAGCAAGTATTATCTTAGCCGTGGGCGCGGCGCTTTCAACGTGATAAGAGACGTCACTGCTCTTGATGATCCGAAAGGTGAAGTGACGGTGTCGGGTGGCACCCCATCTGCGGTGTTTGGTCCGAATCTGTATATCGCTTCAGGAACCATCACTGACTTCACTGGCGCACAATCGGGTGATATTATCAACCTGCGTATGGGTGATGGGGTTGTCCTTACTCACAACAGTACTGTGATGCGCCTCAAAGGTGGGGTGAACGCCACGGCTTCCGGTGGCTTGGCTATCATGACTCTCCAGCGCCGAGCTGGTATATGGTTCGAGATGTCTCGCAACTTCTAATTGATAAAGCCCCAAAGGGGCTTCATGAGAACAACAGGAGATTCACATGAATCCGCAATTCAATCAGCCGAAAGGTTCAACAGCCAAAGAAATCAACAAAAACCCGCGTGAATTGTGGCGGCGGGCTTTGTCGGATTTAGGTCTTAATTTGGTCGAAGGTAGTTTTGAAGACGGTGCTACTGTGACGACTGCAACCGACGCCGTGTGGCATATCAATGGTGCCCAGTGTTATACCTGGGGTGGGTCTTTGCCCAAGACTGTGAACAAAAACTCAACACCTGGAACGGAAGGTGGGATTGGTGCAGGGCAATGGTCTGACGTGAAAGATATTTCTTTACGCAATCACCTGGAAGGTCGCTTGGTCTTGGTGGTAGATTCCTTTTCTGATGCCGTTCTGTCTGACCCAGATAATTCAAACATTATTTTTACACGTGGGCATTCAATCGTCGGGATTGGTTCTGCGATGTATATGAGGGACGGGACTACAGGGGCGCCATCATCTGGTGATGAAATTAAGTTTTTTTGATTCCAAAGGTGATGGTTGGCATTATGTTCCCAACAATGACTTCTATGATTCGGAAGCCCTTGGTTTGATCTCAAACAATCCCGCAGAAGGGGTTAACAACTCCAAGAAGCTGCAAAAGATAATGGATAAATTTAATCGAATAGACTTTACAAATGGAGACTATTATTTCAAATGGTGGCAATACCAGACAACAGGCGGGGAGCCTTGTTGTGTTCTTCTTGGAAAAGGTGCCAAGATCTTTACGCACAAAGACGCCCGGATTATTCAGCAGACCAATGATGTTATTGGGCAGACCACTCCAGAACACCCGTTCCTTTTCAACGGCAAAGCGATCGATGGTTCTGTCAGTGATATCGAGATAAATGCAAGATATCACCAGGAAGGAATTGCAGGACTCTTTGTGTTCCGTCGTGTCGATCGTATTCATTTACACGACTGTGTGATCACTGGCGGTTATTTTGATGGGAACCTTGCAGAATGGGGTTCGCGCACGACTTTGTCTATGCTGGGGTGCAGCGACTATCTTATCGATAATGTCAAATTCTACGCCCGAGACACAAACTCAGATTATTCTGTTCTGAACGCGAATTTCCCTGGGTTTGCTATTCGTGCTAACACTGGATTTGTAGAACCTGCTAACCAAACATATACCAGTGAGCGCGGTAAAATCACTCGTTGTAAATTCCATGGATACATTTATAATGCAACCGAAATCGCTGGCACTGGGACGAAATATATTGAATTGTCCTTCAACGATTACATCGATTGCGCCCTGACTCCAATTGATTTTGACAAAGGAGTGTATCGTTGTTCTGCCCTGTATAATCGGGTTATACGCCTGAAACGCGGACCAGCATTTGCGTCAGATGGTGGCACAGATTGGATACCAATGCGTGCCCAAGGTTACATTACTGGTTCATTTACTCTTGAATCTATTGGTTGTCGGTTTATTGGAAACGAAGTGATAGACACGGGAAGTGACGTGAACATTGGCACTGACGCTCCGAATTTCATTCTTTGTTCTAATGCTCCTGGAACTATCATACAAAACAACCGTGGGACCAACAGTTATTTTGGTCAGGCGCATCTGATTAATAACAGTCAGAACGTTATTGTTGACGGCACGGTGTTAACATGCCTCAGTGCATTCTACGATGGGAATAACAACAGTGCTGGTCTTGTGGTTCGCGATAGTAAATTCGATACCTATCGTCGGGCGATTGATATTGCCAACGCTGGCAATAAATTTAATGGTATGACAGATTTCCGGTTTAGTAATTGCGAGTTCAATTATGTCGGGGGAACTGCATTTGGTTATGATGGGGTTTACCTTGAAAATACAGGCGTTGCCAACACTGGTATGTTTATTAATTGCCGATTTAAGGCATACAACAGACCATATGTCGTGGCCAGTTCGTCTGGCCATAAAGTTCTGTTTAAAGGTATTGTCGGCGTCAATTGTCAGACAGATCCGGTGGTTATCACTGGTTCTCCAAGCGTCGAATACACGTCCATGACCGGAATCTGACAATAGCATTCGCTAAATACCCCATATTGGCAAATCCTCTATGGGGTATCTTCAAATGACCAGAAACGTCGAGAGCATCTTTGGAGCGGTCGTAACAGCACCGCACCAGATTCCATACACTTATACAGCAACGGGCGGCGAGACGTTTATCTCCCTCCCGTTCTATCCCGTCACGGGCTTCATCACCATCAATGGCGGTGTCCAAGTCCCTGTAGACAACTATGAAATCGATGGGAACACCGTCAACCTGGGCAGAGCGCTGGAAGCAAATGATGTTGTGTACTGCCTGTTTGACAAGATCCTGTCACCAGAAGATTATGAAAACGGGATTCGCATCTACAAGTTCCAGGCCGTCGGTAACGAGACCTCATTCACTCCAGACTTCACCGCATACGGTGTACAGACCCTGTACATTGACGGGAAGTTCCAGGTTCCTGGGGTTGACTACACCTACAACAGCGCAACTGGTGTGGTGTCGTTCCTGAATGGATCTCCGGCTGCTGGTGTTTGGGTTGTGGCTGAAATGTCCATTAAGCAAAATTACCTGGCGCTCTCTTCCGATGGAGGCGCAAGTCTGATTGGTACGTCTTCCGGTCAAACTGTACAGGAAGAACTTAATGATATTGATACTGACTTGGTTAAATTAAAACTTAATTGGGCGATTGAAAATGGCTACACTGACGCTGGGTTTACATTCTATACTGGAGGTACACTCGGTGTTAACGACCGTAATAAGGTAGTGTATGACCCTGTGAGTAAGACGTGGTACTCATGGGCCGGGACGTTGCCGCACGTCATAGCCGCAGGGGCTAACCCGGTCGGTACTGCGGATTGGATTCCGCAAACTGACCCTAACCTACGCGACGACCTTGTGGACACTACTAACGTTGTATTAGGTGATGCCCTGATAGGGATGAAACAGCCGTTAGCAAGTGCCGTCTCACGTACAGTTCATGACAAACTACTGGAGACGATCAGCATTCGTGACTTTGGGGCTATCGGTGATGGTGTTACAAATGATACCGCAGCCCTTCAATCTGCAATATTATCTGGTGCACGCAAGATAGATTACCCAGCTGGTACTTATCTTGTTGACTCTGGTGTACTTATGCTCGAATCTAACCAGATACATAGTGGTAATAATGCCATTATCAAGGTGACGCTTGATAAAGAGGGGCAAGCTGTATTTACAGGTATTGAGAAATCTAACATAGTTTTTGAAGGTCTTAGGTTTGATGCCGCATCTAGTGTATCACTTGCACCAGCTGTTAACTTAGTCTCCTGTAACAACGTTACAATGCGTAACTGTATCTCTTTGATAATGGCGTTGTTCTCTACTAAGTCTCGTAAGTGTCCAAACCCCATGATTGCACATGATATTGGATTTGGTGCTGGTAGTGCATATCCACTTATTACAACGGATGCAGATTACTGTACTAACATTGAAGTTGTAAACTGTCAGTCTTATGGTAGTGGTGATGGTGTGCTTGGGGCGCCATTCAGACCAGCTGCAATCTATACTGCATATGCAAAGATGGCGCGTATTAGCGGTAATTACATTGATGGTCACAAGGAAGGTATCCAGTTCGTTGGTGGAGATGCACTTAAAGCAGATGAGGGCTATGACATGACTAAGCCTCGTAAGTGTAATGACGTAACAATCTCTGGTAACACTGTACGTAATGCCGTAGGTGGCATTTGGGGTTCTATGGGTGATAGGGTTACTATCACTGGCAACGCTGTTGATGGCTGCAAAGATGTGTGCATTGACTTTGAGAGTTGTACTGATTCTGTAGCTGTAGGTAATAACACCAAGGATGCACTAAATGGTTGCTTAGTTGCTATTGGTCTTTGCAAGGGTGTTATCTTTGATGGTAACACGGCTGTTCTTAATAACCCATCAGAGTATACATCAATTGGTGGTATTTATTATGAACAAGACCAAGATGCACTAACTTCAGTTAGCTTTATTAATAATAAGCTTACTTCAGTTAACAGGCAGGCAATCCTGCACATCAAATCCTGTGCAACTGTTAAGATTGATAATAACCAATTTGAAAACATCCAAGTTACAACAACTACCAATACCACAGTAACTCAAGGCTTGCGGTGGTTTACCTTTAATGGCAACCAAATGCTGTTCACTGCATCAACTCCTGGGCCATATACAGCTCTCTCTGTTGGTAATATTCGCAGCACTGGTAACGCCAATGTCAGCAACAATCAGATTGTACATGCATCAGCCTCAACTGGTCAGTATGGTATCAGGCTGAATTATACAAACTCTGATAGTGCGGTGATGGCAACTGTGTCAGGTAATATAGCTTATGGGTATTCCGAAGATATTAATATATCTTATGGAACAGCCTCAGTTGTTAACCTTTCCGGTAACATCTTCCAGAGTAAAGGTGGCTCTGGTCTGACTAAGGTTGTTGCTACTGGAAACTGTGATACCAATGGTAATCCTTGGTCTTGGTAAACAATTCAAAGTACGGGGCTACGGCTCTGTACTTTTACTTAGAATAAAATCCAGTTGTGCATTCGCCGCGTCACGTTGCTGCCGTAGTCCGGCGTTTCGCATTTGAGTTTTACGCATTAATGAGTTATCATTCACGATATTGAGAACAACAGGAGATTCTTTATGAATCCGCAATTTTCACAGCCGAAAGGCTCTGTCTCCAAAGAGACAAACAAGGACTCCATTGCTCGCAAGTTTGGGTGCAAGAAGTCTGAGGTTCTCTATGCTAAACCAGGATCCACCCTGACTGGTTACAAGGTGATCTACGATAAGGTCACTCAGCGCTCCTATGCACTGCCTTCTAACCTGCCTGCTGGCGCTACCATTACCAGCCTGACAGACGGCATTCTCGTACACAATACGGGCACTGTCGACCTGGGTGCTTTAGCTGTGCTTCGTGGTGAGTTCGTTACTCTGGTTGAAAACTTTACGTCTGGATTCACTATCCGCGTCAAGAACGAATTGGTTAGTGACGGGAAGGAATTGTATCGTTGGGCGGGTTCTCTGCCGAAGACGGTATCGGCGAACGGTACAGTCTCTAACACGGGAGGCATTTCTTCCTCTACCTGGGTTTTACAATCAGACCCAGCCAAAAGAATTTTGACTCCAAAAGACTTCGGTGCTATCGGTGATGGTAGCACGGACGACACGTTAGCCCTCCAAGCTTTCTTTGATTCCACAAAAGGGGATTTAAATTTAGCAGGGGGCACCTATCTAGTTACCAAGAACCCTGGTCTAGCAACCACCTATCCATCAGAGCCAGACTTCAGTGATGGAACGCGTAATTATAGCCCATGCCTGGCTCTAGTAAACAAAGAAGGTATCCGTATCTTCAACGGCACTATAATTGTGGATACGCACGGACTGGACGGACTTTCTCTTGTAAATTGCCGGAACGTAACTGTATCGGTAACAGTGCGTGGACCTGGTAAGTTTCCCGCTATAGATGTGCCTACTGGCTATGCAGAGAAGGGTGAGGCTCGTTTCGGATACGATACAGCACTGTTTACAGGTCCTAATAACTCCGTTGACTCCAGTGCGTATACGTCCGGTGCTTATGCTGGCGTAGCCGGACAGTTCCCTAACTATGACGCCGTGGGTAATCAGTTGGCTGGGTGGCGCAGTACCTGGGGGACTTTCCTTGGCGGTTACATCGGAAGCTGGGCTAACGGTATCAAGGTGCAGCGTGGTTGCCGTGGCATCCTTATTCTGAACTCACACGTATCCGGTTTTAACTTTGGCGGTATCGGTATAGGTATTCGTAATGTTGCTATTACCTACGGCAGCGCAGATTATACGAATGACACGGATGTACCTGACGGTGTTATGGTTATGGGCTGTACCATCAAGGATTGCTACAGTGCAGGTATCTACGTACTGTCCGGCTACAGACTAAACTATGAGTCCAACGATATCCAGAATATTGGACATCCTTCCGGTGATGATGTTCTGAACGATAGCTACGACCCTGGGTACGGTATTACGCATGGGCGTAACCGAAGAATCAGGAACGTAGTTGTTGCTAAAAACCAGATTAAGAACTGTCGTCGTAAGTGTATTGACTTCCACGGTGGTGGGCAGGTAATCATCACGGAGAACATGTGCCTTGAGCACGGCGTAGTTGGTATATATGCTAAATGTGGGGTGGGTTGGTATCCAAACTACGAACCATACAACCTCATCATTAGCAACAACTATGTGCGCTCCAGAGATATTCCTGCTAGTGCTACTTCCGGACTGCTTATAGGTGGCAAGTATACCCGCAGCATCGACGTAGGGGGTGGCGGGGAGGCTACAGCGGAGACGTATCCACAACCCTTCGTTAAGATTCATAATAACTACTGTGAGCTTAGGTCAGTGGATGGGGTGGCTATATCGACCGGAGCAGGGGATAGCTCATACCAGGTGTACCAGGATATCGATATCAGTCATAACACCGTTGTGCTCAAGTGCTTAACTTTCAATAACACAACCGAGGCTATTGTAGTTAACGCTGGGGCTAGCGCATCCCAGGTATATCGGGGACAGACGGTTAAGCTGGTCGGTAATGCCGTGAAGCAGTACAACTCTCTGGATTTAAGTTATCGTGCTGTTGGATATAAGGTGCAAGGTATTCCTAAATCCTTGGTTGCGCACGCCAATACCCTGGATATGAACGTGCAGTTGCAAGCAGCTATGCTGTGTGACTTCGTTCTGGATAGCCGTACTAACTTTAGCTTCCAGGGTAATCAGGTTGTGAGTACTGGGCAGAGGACTACTTGTACGTTGCAAGAGTGTATGTTCTATGAGAACACCAAGATATTCCGGGCTAACGGTTCTGGTAGCTTGAGTATTCCGGGTACGCTCGGCAGGGGTGTATGGCAGCTGGTTATTGCAGGTACAGGGGATGCTTATGGTTCTAAGCAGACTCAGTTTGCAAGTACAGGCTCAGGTGGTACTGGGGTAGATATAGTACGGACTACTACTACCGGGTTCATCGCGAACTTTGGTATTAGTGCTTCTGGCTTAACTGTCCCGGCAGTAACCCAGGATAGCTCTGTACAGATTCAGCTGAAATGTTTGTCGATGCTGGATTCTGTCAACTAAATCAGAGCCCTCTTCGGAGGGCTTTTCTTTCTATTCCTCGGTTGGCTGTATACTAAATATCTCTATAATGGCACCTATCGATGGAGCATCAAAATGCAAGAAATGAACCTCAACCGCCGCCCATACTGGGATGATTGGAATCCAGAGAAGCGTTTTTCACGCATCCTGTTCCGTCCGGCTCCTATCAAAGTTCAGACCCGTGAACTGAACCAGATGCAGACCATCTTCCAGGATCAGCTGGAGAAACTCGGGAACCATCTGTTCAAAGACGGTTCGATGGTTATCCCCGGCGGCCTGACAATCACCAACACCGCAGTGTCCATGAAGTTCACTCTGGCTGGTGGTAGCGAGTTCACCGATCTGGAAGGTATCTCCGAACTCTATGTTCTGGGTAAAGACAACAACGCCAAGGCGCGTGTGCTGTCCCTGGAGCGCTATGTTTCAGAACCGGATACAATGTACGCCATCTTAGAGATGACTGAGAGTGGTAGTTCAGACGGTTTCGAAGCTGGTGACAACCTGTACTTCAACACCTACGACGTGAACGATAATTTCATTCGTGTCGGCTATGGCGTGGCTGCTACTGTCGGTGGCTCTATTGTTGCGCGCATGACCAAAGGCGTTTACTTCGTCCGTGGGATGTTCCTGGATGTTGAGGCTGCTACCTTGATCGTCGACAACGCATCCAACTCCACCTCACACCGCGTTGGATTCAAAGTGACAGAGACCATCGTCACCGAAACCGAAGACGAAAGTCTGTTCTCCAATGCTCAGGGAACGCCAAACTCCAAAGCCCCTGGCGCGCACCGTTTCCGCGTGGACCTGGTGTTGTCCCGATTCGGTTATGACGAAGAAGTGTCTGACTTCGTTGAACTGGCGAAAGTCAAAGACGGGCGCATTCAGTCCATGGTGACCCAGTCAACGTACAACATCCTCGAAGACAGTATGGCGCAGCGCACTTATGAGACCAACGGGGATTACAACGTCTCCACTCATCAGATCGACCTGCGTGAACATCTGAAACAGAACAACAACGGTGGCGTTTATACTCCGGCCGAAGGTGGTGACGAAAGCAAATTCGTGGCGGTTATGAAGCCAGGCATTTCCTACGTTCGTGGCCGTCGTATCGAAAACCTCGGCGAAGAACTGGTCACAATCGACAAAGCCCGTGACACTGATATCTTGAACAACAACCCTGTGGCTGTTGCGACGGGCAACTACCTGGTGTCCAAGAACTCCAAAGGGGTTCCGGTTGTCTCTCGCACAATCCGTTACAAGTTCCTGGACGCCTCGAGCGCGGTGCAGGCTACAGCGCTGTTGATTTCAGCAGAGCGCTCTGGCACTGAATTCCGCCTGTACATGCGTGACCTGGTTGTGACTGGGGACATGGGTACTGTCACGAAGGTTGCATACGAAGAAAGCGGCACAACAATGTTCTCCTGCGAACTGGAGTCTAATCAGTTCAGCCAGAGTTCGGCGATTGACCTGATCTTCCCTCTGCCTGTATTCGGCGTGAAGACCCTGGCACCTACTGGCACCATTGATATCAACTACACTGTCCTGCGGTCAAACAAGATCACGTTGAACGCGGCAGGCGCAGGCTCAATCTCTGCTCCTCTGGGCTACAGCTTCAGCCCTGAGTTTTCACTGTACTCCGCAGCGAAAGCAGACGGTACAGCCGCTCAGTTTGATATCTCTTCGGGACTGTCCCTGACTGGTACTCCGGTTGGTTCAGCACTACAGATTTCCCTGGGCGCGGGGTACGCCAACCAGTCTATCAACCTGTTGGCACTGATGGTCCGCACCACAGCGACGATCAAGACCAAGACTGTTACCGAAGTCACCGAGACCGCAACGTTCACTTCGGCGGCCAGCGTACAGCTGAACAACCACGACGGTTACAAGCTGGTCAGCGTGAAGAACGCAAATGGCGCTGACGTCACCTCTAACTTCACTCTGGACGGCGGCCAGCGTGATGCTGCATACTATCGTTCTAACCTATTATCGGGCACTGGAGCCATTTCAGGGACGTTCACGGTGGTGTATCAGTATTTCGCTCACAGCTCTGGTGATTTCTTCACAGCGGATTCCTATTCTTCCATCGATTACCCAGACATCCCGAACTATGTTTCGTCCAGTTCTGGTACTGTGTATGGCCTGGCAGACTGCCTGGACTTCCGTCCTAAGATCACCAGCGGTGCTTCCGACACTGATATGGTTCGCCCGAACACTGCTATCGTCCTCGATGCGGAGTACTACCTGCCTCGTATTGACGCTGTGTATCTGGCAGACAACGGCGTGTTCAACGTTGCGCGTGGTGTGAGTTCCAACAACCTGGCTTCGCCTGCGATCCCCGACAACGGCATGCGTCTGTACGAATTGATGATCCCGCCTTACACGGCCAACATCGACGACATTCAGATCCGTACCATCGACAACCGCCGCTACACGATGCGCGATATCGGTAAACTGGAGACCCGTATCTCCAACGTCGAATATTACACCTCACTGTCTCAGCTGGAATCCTCGGCGATGACTCAGCAGGTGTTCGACCCGATCACTGGCAACCCGCGCTTCAAAAACGGTATCGCTGCCGACCCGTTCAAAGACTTCCGTCTGATCGACGATTTGTCTGCTGACTGGGTAGGTTCAATCGACACTGACAATGGTCGCCTACGCCCGTTCGTTCAGCAGAACGCGGTTGACCTGACGCCAGTCGGCTGGAACAACGTTCAGGATGGCATGGTTGTGTGCAACTACACCCGTGAGATCTCTGTGCGCCAGGACTATGCTACCACGACCATCAACGTGAACCCGTATGCAGTGTTCAACTGGGAAGGTTTCCTGAAGCTGAACCCGACCACCGACTACTGGTTCGAGAACTACTATGTTGCTCCACGTGTGATCAACGAAACGATCAACACACGCGGCGCGATCAAAGAAGGTTCTGTGTATGGCACATGGCGTACTGTGTCTGTGTCTGAGCGTGTGTGGGAACCACATGGCGCAGGCGGCGTATGGTGGGGCTACCGCTACCGCACGACTGTGTCTACCCGTGACGTCACCACGTACACGTACACCGACAAGACGACCACTACCCTGACTGGCGAGCAGATCGTTGAAACGCAGGTAATCCCATACATGCGCAAAACGAACATCAACTTCGAAGCCACAGGTCTGCGTCCGTTTACTCGCGTGTATCCGTTCTTCTCTGGACGCGATGTTAGCGCGTACTGTACACCCAACGGCGGCTCCCTGGGTGGTGCGTTGAATACTGACGCCAACGGCAACATCAAAGGCGTGTTCGCGGTTCCCCAGAACGAGACTGTTAAGTTCAACACGGGCGACAACGTCTTCCGTCTGACTGATAGTCCTGTGGACAGCAAGTCTGCTGACGATACCCTGACCAATGCTGAAGCGGTTCACAAATCCTTCGGTAAGAAACAGGGCATTCAAAAGACCTATGTCAACACTCGCGTCCTGGGTTACACTGCGACCAAGTCTACAGAGAACAAGACGGAGACGGTTGAAGTTGCGAAGTGGAAAGACCCGATTGCTCAATCCTTCATGGTTGCTACCAATATTGGTGGTGAGTACATCGAAGGGATTGAAGTCTTCTTCTCCACCAAGTCCCGTGATATCCCGATTACTCTGGAAATCCGTGAGATGAGTAATGGCCTGCCTGCGACGACTGTGGTCACTCGTAAGACTTTGAACCCATCAGAAGTTTCCGTCTCCACAGACTCTTCTGTACCAACGATGTTCAAGTTTGATTATCCTGTGTATCTGCAGGCACAGACTGAGTTCGCGATCGTGCTCCTGGCCAACACTCAGGACTACAACGCATACATCGCAGAGATGGGCAAAAAGAACTTGCTGACCAACGAGTACATCGCCAAGCAGCCGTACACTGGCGTGTTCTTCACATCTTCCAACGGCACGACTTGGACTCCAAACCAGACTGCCGATATGAAGTTCCGTGTGTATCGCTGTAACTTCTCCGCTGGTTCAAACATCGTGACCTTCGATGCTAAAGTCGGTCCGAAGATCCGCCCTCTGGGTCTGAACACCGTGAAATGTGTAAACGGTTCTTCAACTGTTACAGTGTACGCTCCAGGGCATGGCCTGACTGCGGGTGAAAGTGTTACCCTGTCTGGTCTGACGGGTGGTTGTGGTTTCACTCCTGAGCAACTGAACGCCCAACACACTGTGACAGACGCAACGTTCACGACGTTCAAATTTGTTCTGAGTTCCAACGCCGACTCCGACGGGCAGATTGGTGGTGAAGAGGCTTCTTTCCTGGGCAACTACTTGGTAGACATGTTCTACGCAAGCGTCACCAATTCAGCCCTGGAAGGTTCTGTGTTGAAACTGGAATACCGTTACCGCGATGCGACCTCCAACTCATTCTCTGATTGGGCTGAGTTCGAATCCGATACGGACGTGTCTCTGCCGACGGAAGGCATCTATCGCCAAGTGGGTGACTTCCAGGTGCGGGCGACAATGACGCGTAACGAAAGCAACGTGTACACGGCTCCGATGATCGATGGAGATGATTTCACTATCATCTTCAACACCTACGGGGTGGATCCGTTTGAAGACGTGTTCAGTTATGTGACCAAGGATATCGGCTTCGATAACCCTTGCACCACCCTGAAGCAATACTTCGGTGCGATGCTGCCTTCTCAGTCTTCAATGACTGTACAGGTGAAACTGCTCCGCGCTGGTCAGGAGATGGATGACGTGGCATGGGAAACTGTGACTCCAACATCCCCTCTGGTCAACGATGGTTCTACATTCTTTGAATACGAATATGACAAGACTGTGGACAGCACCAATCCTTTCGTTGGCCTGAAGATCCGCCTGCTGGTGAGAGGCAACCGTACAGCGCCGCCATCATTCAAAGATTTCCGTTTGATTGCTCTGGCATAAGTAGTAATACCAAGGCGGGGGCAACCCCGCCATTAACAGAGGATATTATCATGCGTGGTGTAAAAGTACAGGGGCATGCATCGATGATGAGAAGTAGCTCTTGCCCTGGGGCTATCATCTGCACAGACAGTGCTGCTGGTTTGGCTGCACTGAACGCTCGTCGAAATCAGGAAGAAAAGGACAGAACTATTGCAGCGCAGGCAGCGCAAATCGATCAACTGACAGCGACGGTACAACTCATGGCGGAACACCTCGGGATTGAACTCCCGTCAGGAGGCCAAGATGACAACTCAAACTAACACTGTGATCGATGTGAAAGCGATCCTCACCGGGGTGCTGACGGCGGCGATAGTCTCTGTTGGCTCGGTTGTTTGGATGATGGGTAAGTTCGAAAACCGTCTTGATGTGGTTGAGCGGGATTCCAACAAGGTTGACCAGATCCTTGTCAAAGTCAACGATATGAGTGAGAAGATCGCTGTATTGAACACAGACGTCAACTACGTCAAGCAGAACGTTGCTGAATTAAAACTCAATAGCAGCAGTCTGTCCGACGACGTGCGAACTCTGCGGATTACGGTATCTGATCTCCAGAGTGGTAAGGGGAACGTCAATGGCCGTTAATTCTATCAGAGACCGCAAGGGGTTTATGAATTACATCCTCAAGAAATTGGGGGCACCCGTAATTCAGATCAACCTCGACCCATCACAGGTGTCCGACGCTGTCGATGACGCTCTGCAGAAATTCTGGGAGTATCACCGCGATGGTAGCCAGGATGCGTTCTTCGTCCATGTCGTTGATGACGACACTATCACGAAGGGCTACATCGAATTCCCGAAAGATATCGATGACGTCACCGAAGTCATTCCAGGACCACCAATTGAATCTATCGGTAACTGGGCAACCCCTCAGTGGCAAATGGCGCAGGCTATGTTGGTGCCGAAGTCAGCGCTGGTGTCTATCCGCCTGATCGATTATGTCTCAATGCAGCAGCGTCTGTCTGACATCACCAGTGTGCTGAACGTGAAGCGCACCTTCGTGTACAAGAAATTCCAGCGCAAACTCTACCCTCAATTCGCCCTGACGAAGGACGAGGCTCTGGCGTTCAAATGTTTCCAGAACATCGACCCAGAGGTAGAGGGTAATGAAGAAGCATGGAATGACATGTGGTTGAAGGCGTATGCAACGGCTCTGGTAAAACGCCGTTGGGCAGAGGTACTGAAGAAGGCAAGAGGCATCCGTCTCCCTGGTGGTATTGAGCTGGATGGTGATACTATGTTCAGTGAGGCTGAAGCGGAGATCGAGCGTTTAGAGGAAGAACTTCGTACTGGCCAGCAATACCCGATTGACTTCTATATGGGATAAGGAAAGGCGGGTTCCCCCGCCCTTCTTTTAGATTTTCAAATCCAGGTTTCCGTTGCCACTACCACGCAGCAGGCCGTCTTCGGTCTTGTCTTTGGAGTTCCACCACTCAATGAAGTCTGTGCCATCCACTTCCTTCACCAGACCGACGATGTCGTAATCACCGCCTCCAATCTTGGCGTCCACACAGATGATTCGGACGCGACGACCGCTGCGAACTTCTTTGATGTCTTCCACTTGCATGAGTTATTCCTCAAAAGAATAAACTTCGACTAAATACCTTCAAAATTGAGGGTATCGATATGGCCACTTCAAAATATTTCAACGCCACCAATCACCAAGGCACACAGAAGCTGATTGAAGATTTGGTGCAAGAAATGATTCAGTTGCGTGGGATAGACGTCAAGTATATACCACGTTCCATCGTTGAAAAATTCCCAGTTACCAACGATGCAAACCATCGATTCGACCAAGCGTTCGACATCGAAGTTTACATGCAGGATTACCAGGGCTTCAACACCCAGATGTGGGAGAAGTTCGGGGGTATTAATCTTCAGGATGAGGTGACGTTCTCTATCTCGCGCCGCCGCTTTGCTGAGGTGATAGGCAACGGTGTTGGGATTGAACAACAACCTCAGGAAGGTGACCTGATCTACCTGCCCCTGGCGAACAAGATCTTCAAGGTCAACAACCCGAACAACGATGAAGACTTCATGCAATTTGGCAAATGGTATACGTTCTCTCTGCCGTGCACGTTGTTCCAGTACGGCAACGAAAACTTCGATACAGGCGTTCCGGAGATCGACGATATCGACAAACGTCTGTCCATCTTGGACGAAGAGAACGAACCGGACGTGTACAAGGATTCTTCTCTGCAGACCGACAATGCTTTGGCGGATGTGCTTGAGAAGGGGCTTGCAGTGGACAAGATGAAGATCGACTTTGGAGAATAATCATGGCCAGACCATTTGAAAATTACTTCTACCATGATTCATTGATGAAATACATCAATCTGTTTGCCACCATTATGTCTGATCTGAAGGTGAACACAGAGCGTGGCCTTATGGAAGTCCCATTACACATGGCCATCGGGAGACGCAATGACCTCAACAGGAACGTGCCATCCAACATGCTCCCATTTGCGACCTTCTCTTTTGGTCAGTTTGAGATCAACAAACAGGTGACGAAGACGTACCACAATCGACAATCGACGCCAACAGCCGGGGCGAAGCAGCGAATTCCCCTGATTATCGATTTTGAGTACAATATCCGAACCAAAAAATTGGTTGAGATGTTACAGGTGCTGGAGCAGGTTTATTCGGTATTCACCCCCTCTCTAGACTGTGGCATCAAGGACAACGATACACTACAGCAAGACCAGAAGATCAAGATCCAACTGATTAACCACCAGATGTCCGATAACTGGGAAGGGGATGCTTCTGATTCACCACACGTCGACTGCTCCTTCATGTTCCAGCTGAGCGGCTTCATCTATGGGTACGACTATTGGGTGGACAATGGTGGTGGCGGGGATCCTAACGGGATCAAAGAGATAATTATCGAAATGTCTAATGATTTGAAAACGCCGTGGACGGAACTACCAGAATGGTTCCGTGTTGACAAAGACGGTGTACATCATCCTGGAGATTGATTATGAGTGCTATGTCAGAACGCCTATTGTCCACCCTCGGTGCTATCCAAGCGCGGGATGAGGTCGCTCAAGAAGTCATGGAGAAGACCTCGCCTGTGGCTGGAAAAGATTATGATCCGGATACAGGCGAATGGTTGGGTGAAAAGCCTGCAGGGTATGAGCCTGTGGTGTTCCCTCCTTCTCTGGACCCAGAAGAGCTGAAGTCTAAGGAGTCTAAGGTTCCAGACTTCGAAGACACGGACGCCACCACCGACTACAAACGCATCCGTGACACGACTTATGCTATGCAGGAAGCCACGATGTTCATGATGGGACAGGCAGCCAAACTCGCGACGACGACTGAAGCACCCCGCGCTTTCACAGTGTTCAAAGAGTTGGGAGAACTCATGCGTGGTCTGAACAAAGACCTGATGGAGAACCAGAAGACCATCAAGGCCGTCACAGGCGACAAAGAGCCACCTCCTGGGGACGAAACAACTGTCGAGGTCACCACGTCCCCTGATGGTACAACCACGGTCAACGTCGGCAAACAGGCCAGGTCTTCCCGTGATCTACTGAAGACCATCGAAGACGCCCGTAAACGTGCTGAAGAACGTACTGCAGCGAAAGCTGCGTCCAAAGGACCTGATCCCGAAGAAGATGTAATCGAAGTTCAGGCAGAGCCGAAGGAAGAAGGTGAAGACGATGGCGTATCAGAAGCGTGATATTGAATATGCCCCGATAAAGACGGGATTCAAGATTGATGATGTCAGATTGCGTATGGACCAGACGTTCATGCGCAAGCCGTCTGTGCGTGCTCCTCGTGTAGAGTTGATGTTGACCGACGATCAAGAATCGGAGTTCGTTGAGTGCGCGATGGACGCTCATTACTTCGCCGCCAACTACTACAAGATCACGACCATCGATAAGGGCTTCATCCTCTTCGATATGCATGATTATCAGAAGCAGCTGTTCCATGACTTCCAGGATCACCGCTTCAACGCCGTGGTTCAGGCGCGTCAGTCTGGTAAGTGTGTGAAGGGTGACAGCATCGTCGAGGTTTACGACACGGTCAGCCAAGAAGAGTTTAAAGTCGCCATCGAGGAGCTTCACAGCCGCTTCGAGGGACCAAATCACGCCGAGCCACTGAATGCCTTTGGCAAACACGATAAGTTCGTAGACAGCCGCTTCGGCAAGCGTTATTTTGTTCGCTGTGACAAAGGCTGGGTGCCTATCATCGCCGCGCACAAGACTAAGCTGTACCAAGAGTACGTTGTCATCACTTCCAGTGGTCGTCGTATCAACGTGGCCGATGATCACATGTTCTTCAATCAGAACATGAAGGAAGTGTTTGCTAAAGAACTGGTTGCTGGTTCACGGCTAATGACCGAAGAAGGTCTAGAAGAAGTCATTGAGGTATGGCAGACTGGTGAGATGCATCACATGTATGACCTACAGGTGAAATCTAGTGATCAGCGCTACTACACCAACGGCTTCCTCAGCCACAACACGACAGTCGTAGCAGCGTTCCTGCTCTGGTATGCGATGTTCCACTCTGACAAAGAGATCGCGGTACTGGCGAACAAAGAGAAGCAGGCGATTGAAATCCTAGACCGTATCCGCAAGGCATACCAGGATTTGCCATTCTTCCTCCAACAGGGTTGTGAGAAGTTCGGCTCCACGCTCATCGAGTTCGAAAACGGATCGAAGATCTATGCTTATGCGACATCTTCTGACTCTATCCGCGGTCGATCTGTATCGCTTCTGTATGTAGACGAAGTGGCGTTCATTGAAAACGACTTTGAATTCTGGGAGTCTACATTCCCGGCGATTGCATCTGCAGATACATCACGTTGTATCCTGACCAGTACGCCGAAAGGTCAGCGCGGGTTGTTCTACGACATCGTCACCAAGGCGAACCCAGAACACCCTCAGTACAACGACTTCAAACTCACAGAGGTTCCATGGTATCGTGTTCCAACATACACCAAGGATCCGAACTGGGAATCCAAACAGAGGGCGAAGCTGGGCGATGCACGTTTCGATCAGGAATTCGGTATCAAGTTCCGTGGTTCTGTAGGATCACTGATACCTGCCAAGTGTCTAGACAAGATGACCTCGAAACTCTATCAGGAGCCGAACGAGTTCACCAAGATCTACCACGATTACGATCCGAAGCGCATCTACATGGGTATCGCCGATACAGGCAAAGGTGTGGAGGGGGATTACTCTGTTCTGACCATCTTGGACATCACAGACTATCCTCACAAGATTGCGGCCAAGTATCGGAACAACACGATACCTCCAATGATGTATGCATACACTATCGCCGACATGGGCGAGAAATATGGCACGTGTCCGATGCTGGTTGAAACCAACAACGACGTGGGCGGCCAGGTAATCACAATTCTATACCAGGAAATTGAATACCCAGAGATCATCTTCACTACCACAGATGCGAAGGGTACTGGCAAACGAATTGGTGGCCGCCGCCCTGAGCCTGGCATCAACACGAACAAGAAAGTGCGTTCGAATGGTTGTGCTAACCTCAAGGCGCTTATCGAACGTGAGATGCTGGTGGTTGATGACCAAGACACGATAGATGAACTCAGTACATTCGTATGGACTGGGACAAGGTATGAAGCCGATGATGGTTGTCATGATGACTGTGTGATGCCTCTCGTGCTCTATGCATGGGCGGTGAAACAAGAATGGTTTAGTGATCTCACAAACTCAAGTATCTCTGTGGACATGAGAGGAAGATTATCTGCGATGGAAGAATCTCAGATGTTACCTTTCGGGGGTGTGCTTTCAACACCAGATCCTCACTCTATAGAGAGTATCCCAGGGTTTGGTGGAGTTCAGGTGTATGACGAACGCTCTGGCATGTCCATGGAAGAATGGCTGAGACGGTGATCACTAAATAACTTTCAAATTGAGCGAAACTCTACCGAGAAGGAATAAGATTATGGCAACTCAAAGCTTCAGCGTTGCGCCGTCCGTACAGTGGACTGAGCGTGATGCCACGCTTCAGACGTCTCCATCCGTTGTTGTTCAGGGTGCGACCGTCGGTAAATTCCAATGGGGTGAAGCAGAACTCCCTGTGTTGGTCACTGGTGGTGAAACTGGTCTGGTGAAGAAATTCTTCAAGCCAAACGATGCAACTGCCACCGACTTCCTGGTGATTGCTGACTTCCTGTCTTACAGCTCTGTTGCATGGGTGACCCGTGTGGTCGGTCCGGCGGCACGTAACGCTGTAACCAAAGGTCAGACTGCAATCCTTATCCGTAACAAACTGGACTTCGAAACCGCGTCCCCATCTGCGTCTATTACCTGGACAGGCCGCTATGCTGGCTCCCTGGGTAACGACGTTGCGATCAACGTGTGTGATGCTGCTGGATTCCCGACTTGGGAATTCCGTAACAACTTCGCCTATGCTCCACAGGCTGGCGAATACCACATCGTCATCGTTGACAAAGTCGGTCGCATCACAGATTCTTCTGGCGCTGTTGGTCAGGTTGATCGTATCTCTGTATCCGGTACGGCTACTGGTGCAGGCTCAATCTCTGTTGCTGGCGAAGACGTGGCGTACACTGACACTGACACCCCGGCCACCCTGGCGACCAAAATCGGCACTGCGTTGACGGCTCTGACTGACGTGTATTCTTCTGTTGTCGTGAAGTCCAACACCGTCACCGTCACTCACAAAGCAATCGGTCCTCAGGCTGTGACTGCTATCGTTCCTGATGCGAACGGTCTGACTGCGACTGCAGTGACCACCACTGTTGGTGCTTCCGGTTCCATTATCGAAAAATATGAACTGATGCAGGCCACTCAGGGTTCTAAGAAATCCGATGGCTCCAATGCGTACTTCAAAGACGTGATCAACGACACCTCAAATTGGGTGTACACCTTCGCCACTACCCTGGCTGCTGGCGTCACTGAACTCGAAGGTGGTGTAGACGATTACACTGGCAACCGTGTGGCGGCCATTGAAGCCCTGAACAATGCCGAAGCGTATGACGCCAAGCCTGTGTTTGCATTCTGCGAAGAACTCATTGAGCAACAGACGCTGATTGATCTCTCCACCGAGCGCAAAGACACTGTGTCCTTCGTGTCTCCTCTGCGTGACGTTGTGGTCGGCAACCGTGGTCGTGAGATGGAAGATGTTGTGGCCTGGCGTGAAAGCCTGGTACGTGACTCTTCCTACTTCTTCATGGACGACAACTGGGCGTATGTGTACGACAAGTACAACGATAAGATGCGCTGGATCCCTGCTTGTGGTGGTACGGCGGGTGTTTGGGCACGCAGCATTGAGATCGCGGGCATCTACAAATCCCCTGCGTTCCACAACCGTGGCAAATACAACAACTATAACCGCATGGCGTGGTCTGCGTCTTCTGATGAGCGTGCTGTGCTGTATCGCAACCAGATCAACAGCATCGTCACCTTCTCCAACGAAGGCATCGTGCTGTACGGCGACAAGACTGGTCTGACTCGCCCGTCTGCGTTTGACCGCATCAACGTTCGTGGCTTGTTCATCATGGCCGAGCAGAACATCGCTGCCATCGCCAAATACTACCTTGGTGAGAACAACGATGAATTCACTCGTAGCCTGTTCAGCAACGCTGTACGCCCGTATATCCGCCAGCTGGCCAACATGGGTGCGATCTACGATGGTCAGGTGAAGTGCGACGCCGACAACAACACCGCCGACATCATCGCTGCGAACCAGATGGTTGCGGGTATCTGGCTGAAACCAGAATACAGTATAAATTGGATTTATCTTGATTTCGCCGCCGTTCGACCAGACATGGAGTTCAGCGAGATCGAAACTGGCGGTGGCATCGTAGCCGCTTCCTGATGGAACATGCCCTCTTCGGAGGGCAATTTCATTGAAGGCACTAATTAGAATTGTGTAACTCTTTTTGGAGAATCTATAATGGCTACAGTTAATGAATTTCGCGCGGCCATGTCACGTGGGGGCGGCGTACAACGTCAGCACCGCTGGCGTGTAACCGTCAACTTCCCAGCATTCGTAGCTGGCGCGGACACCATCCGTGATGTGTCTCTGTTGGCAGTAACAACCAACACTCCTACTGGTCAGCTGGGTGAGATCCTTGTGCCTTGGGGTGGTCGTGAACTTCCATTCCCTGGTGATCGCCGCTTCGAAGCGCTTCCTATTACGTTCATCAACGTCGTGAACAACTCTGCTTACAACGCCTTTGAAGTTTGGCAGCAGTACATTAACGGAAGCAACAGCAACCGTGCGGCGGCGAATCCAGATGATTATTTCCGTGACGTGATCATGGAGTTACTGGATGCGAACGACAACGTCACTAAGACCTGGACTCTGCAGGGGGGTTGGCCTCAGAACCTCGGCCAGCTGGAACTGGATATGTCTGCAATGGACTCATATACTCAGTTCACTGTCGATCTGCGTTACTTCCAGGCCATTTCTGATAAGTCTCTGTAATGTCCTCAGTGCTGGGGGAATCTTATTCCCCCTCACTAATTACAAGAAAATGTTGAGGACTTAATCATGGCATTCGGTAATGGTGCATTCGGTAACGGGTTCTTCGGTCTGTTCGGTACTGGCGGGAAGATTGAAGCCCCGGTAGACACCGACAAACTGGTAACGAACCAAGAAGAGAAGTTGCTTTCAAAAGCGGCTGTTGTTGCGCTGGACGATGCTCAGGATGGTTCTATCATCTTGCAGGGCGGTGCCAACACATTCAATTTCGTAGGCGTTGAGAGTGAACTACTCAGCGTCAAACAAGTCGTCGAAGAATATCAGTCTATGGCTCAGCAACCTGAGATCCGTAAGGCTGTCGATATTATCGTGAACGACGTCGTCACCTGTGAAGAGGATGAGACTCCCGTCACAATCAATCTGGAAAAGGTTGAAGGCATCGACGACTCCATCAAAGAAAAGATCAATGATGCCTTCAAGGAAGTTCTTGAACTCATGGACTTCAACAACACCGCATATCAAAAGATCCGTCGTTGGTATGTAGAAGGTCGTCAAGCATACCATGTTGTCGTAGATCCAAAGAACAAGAAAGGTGGTATTGCCAAACTGGTGATGCTGGATTCTCGCTGCATCCGCCCTGTATACATCGTGAAGAAAGAAGTTCGCGACGGTATCGAGGTAATTGGAGAAGTCAAACTTCAATATTACTACAACCCGAACTACAACCGCAATCAGTTTACTGGGCAATCGGGCACGTCTCAGAACTTCCAGCCGTCACAGCAGGAACTGGTGTTTGATGAAGAAAGCGTTGTCTACATCGACAGTGGTGAAGATCCGTTGGCCAATGGGGTTATCCCAGGCTTGCTGAACCCCGCTATCCGTCCCCTGAACAACCTCGTTACAACTGAGGATGCGACGGTCATCTACGCCATCACGCGTGCTCCAGAGAAGCGAGCGTTCTATCTCGACGTGGGTACTCTGGGTAAGAAGTCCGCGGAAGAGTATATGCAGGCGATGATGGGTAAATTCAAGAACCGTCTGGCGTATGATCGCACCACTGGTAAAGTGGCAGGCAATACTCATCTGATGGGTATCGCTGAAGACTACTGGTTGCCGCGCCGCGAAGGGCAGAACGCAACGGAGATATCCAACGTAGGTGGCGGCGATCAACTGGGTCAAATGGATCATGTGGTATACTTCCGCGAGAAGCTCTACGAGGCTCTGATGATCCCTAAGAGCCGCCTCCAAGAGGAAGGTTCCATAAACATCGGTGGTTCCAATCTTGCTGAAATCACCCAGGAAGAACTGCGCTTCAACAAATTCTGTGCAGGCCTGCGCCGTCGTTATTCAGGATTCTTCCTTGAACTTCTTCGCCGTCAGCTGATCCTGAAGAACATCACTGACCAGACTGATTGGAACGAAAAGATCAAGCCGTTTGTCAAGTTCGAATTTACATCTGACAGCTTCATTCGTGAGCAGCAGGAAAACGAAATCCTGGCGCAACGCATGTCTGCTCTTGGTCAGATCGAACCGTACATTGGCACCCTGTTCTCTATCGATTATGCTCAGCGCAATCTGCTGCGTATGTCTGACGAAGACATCAAAGATCAGCAAGAGAAGATCGCGCAAGAGAAGAAAGAAGGCAAATATCCTGAAGTGCAGGCAGATGAATCAGGCGGCTTCGGCGGCGGTGAAGTCAGCCCACTGAAATTCAGACCTAACGTCATCCCAGCGACTAACCCTCCTGGTGGTGAAGAATAATTCGACTAAGTATAGAAAACATTTAGAGGATATGAACATGGCCGCTATCGATCTGGTAAAAGCAATCATCGCTGGTGACACCGATGCTGCTGTTGCTGAATGTCAAACTGAACTGTCTGCTCGCGCCCAAGAACTCGTTCAACAGGGCACCGCATATGTCATGAACTCTCTGAGTCAAGACATGTCTCCTGCGCAAGACGAATAAGGAGAGCATCATGGAAATCGAAGAAGTTGCAACATTCGCTGATTTCCTGGCTTCCCGCATGGACGAGCAGAAAGTCATTGACAAGGTGAATGCAAAAGGTAAACGCCGCCGTCGCCTGCAGTGCGCTCCTGGTTTCAAATTGTCTGCGGATGGTTCTCGTTGTGAGGTTATGGTCGCCAGTGAGCGCCGCACCCGCAAGCTGGGCAACCGCAAGGCAATCCGAGCCAAGAAACGCATGGGTATGGGCTACAGTCGCAAGATTGAGCGTCGTAAGAAGAAAGCGATGAAGTTCCGCAAAATGATGGGACTGAGTTAAGGAGCGAATGATGAAACTGTTGCGTGAGATCACGGCGATAGGGAAAGACCTCCAAATTGGTGAAAGCACGACCTCCACCGGGGGTAAGGCTATGTTCATCGAAGGTCCATTCGTGATGTGTAATCAGGTGAACCGTAATGGACGCAACTACGATCTCCAGAAAGTGGGCATACCAGCTGTCGAAGCATATGACAAAGAGTATGTTCAGGATCGTCGCGCAATCGGTGAACTCAAACATCCCGACTACCCTTTCCCAGATATTGCTGAAGCTGCGCTGAAGACCGAGAGCCTCCGTTGGGAGGGTACAAACGCAATCGGTCGAGCGCGCGTGCTAAATACACCAAAAGGCCAGATCATTCGTGCTCTGGCTGAAGCAGACTTCAACTTGGCCGTGTCTACACGTGGCCTTGGTGAGACCAAGTCGGTGAACGGTTATGACGACGTTCAACCTGGCTTTATGCTCACTGCTGTTGATGCAGTCGACCGTCCTTCTGGACAAGTTTGTTATGTAAAGGCTGTGAGCGAATCTGTTGAATGGCAGCTTGATGAATCTTCAGGGATTTGGGTTCCTAAAGACATCAAAGGGCAAGTCGTCGATTCATTGGTGAAAACCAATATTCAGTTCGAAGACGACTTCCTGCGCCGCCTCGATATCGCATTGAGACATCTGGGCTGAATTCAGCCTCACTAAATACTGAAAATCGTTCAGAAGGAAACAATCATGAAACCTGAATTGCAAAAACTGTTTGAGGGCGTTAACGGCCTCAGCCCCGACTTCCTGGATAAAGTGTCCGGCCTGCTGGAATCTAAGGTAGAATCCGCTCGCCTGACCGCTATTCAAGAAACCGAAAACGCTGCCAACGTCGAGCGCCTGCGTCTGGTTGAAGCTCATCAGTCTGAGATTGCTCAGCTGAAAGAGTCTCACTTGATGGAGATCGCAACCAAAGTTGACAGCTTCCTGAACGCTGTTGTAGAAGAGTGGGCTAACACCAACGCTCCTGCAATCGATGCTCAGATCAAGCGTGAAGCAGCTGAAAACCTGCTGACTGGCCTGACTGGCGTTCTGAAAGAAGCTGGTATCAACTTTGCGACTGACGAAAACGGCCAGATCGCTGCGCTGACTGCCCGCCTGACAGAAGCAGAACAACGCGCTGCGGCTGCTGAAAGCGAAAACCGTCAAATCAAAGAAGCCGCGAATGCGACTCTGCGCGACTCTGTGATCGCCCGTATCTGTGAAGGCATGGTCGACACCAAGAAAGCAACGGTTGTCAATCTGCTGGAAGCGGTGCAGTTCACCACCGAAAGCGAATTCGCTTCCCGCGTACACACCTTCCGCAACCTGGTAGAAGGTAAGTCCGCGAAGAAAGAAGGCGATGACGATGACGATGACTTCCAGGACAAAGTCGGCGGCAAAGACGGTGACGACGACAACAAAGGCGACAAAGACAAAGTCGACGAAGGCAAAAAGTCTAAGAAAGAAGGCGATGACGACAAAGACGATGAAGATGAAACAGACAAAGAGCTGAAAGAATCTATCAAGCGTCAGTTGGCCGACTATAATCGTCGCTTCGGCATCAACGGCTAATTTTAGCAGCCACAGCCCTCGAAAGGGGGCTTGATTTTGAACTACTAAGTAATTTCAACTTAACTGAATATCAATGTAAGGAATGACCATCATGGCTAAGAAACTTGTTACTGAACAAATGCGCGAGCAGTGGCTGCCAGTTCTTCAGAAAGAATCTGAAAGTATCCAGCCGCTTTCTGCCGAAAACGTTGCTGTCCGCCTGCTGCAAAACCAGGCTGAGTGGAACGCCAAAAACCTGGGCGAATCCGACGCTCCTGGTTCTGTGAACGCCTCTGTGGGCAAATGGCAGCCAGTCCTGATCGACATGGCGAAACGTCTGGCTCCGATCAACATCGCGATGGACTTCTTCGGCGTGCAGCCGCTGTCTGGTCCTGACGGTCAGATCTTTGCTCTGCGTGCTCGCCAGGGCGTCGGCGACTCATCCAACACCCAACAGTCCCGTAAAGAACTGTTCATGCAGGAAGCTGATTCCGGCTACTCTGGTGACGGTACTGTACAGGCTGGCGATCCATCTGGCTTTACTCAGGCCGAGATCGAAGGTTCCGGCGCTGGCGTGACCACCATCGGTAAAGGCATGCCAACCACCGACGCTGAACTGCTGGGCACCACCACCAACCCATGGGCGCGTGTTGGTATCACCGTTCAGAAAGCAACCGTGACTGCGAAGTCTCGTGGCCTGTACGCTGACTACAGCCATGAACTGCGCCAGGACATGATGGCGATCCACGGCGAAGACGTTGACAGCATCCTGTCCGACGTGATGGTAACTGAAATTCAGGCGGAAATGAACCGTGAGTTCATCCGTACCATGAACTTCAGTGCAGTACGCTTCAAAAAATTCGGCGCAAACGGCGTTGTAGACATCTCCACCGACATCTCCGGTCGTTGGGCGCTGGAAAAATGGAAGTACATGACTTTCATGCTGGAAGTTGAAGCGAACGGCATCGGTGTTGACACCCGTCGTGGTAAAGGCAACCGTGTTCTGTGTTCTCCGAACGTAGCATCCGCTCTGGCAATGTCCGGCATGCTGGATTACGCTCCGGCGCTGCAGGAAAACACCAAGCTGGCGATCGACCCAACTGGCCAGACCTTCGCTGGTGTACTGTCCAACGGTATGCGTGTATACATCGACCCGTATGCGGTTGCTGAATACATCACCCTGGCATACAAAGGCGCGACCGCGCTGGATGCTGGTATCTTCTTCGCGCCGTATGTGCCGCTGGAAATGTACCGCACCCAGGGTGAAACCACCTTCAGCCCACGTATGGCGTTCAAAACTCGTTACGGCATCTGCGCGAACCCATTCGTACAGATCCCAGCGAACCAGGACCCACAGGTTTACGTGACTGCCGATGGTATCGCTCAGGACAGCAACGTTTACTTCCGTAAAGGGTTGATCAAAGGCCTGTTCTAATCTAACAGGCTGGTCCTACAAAACCCCGCTTCGGCGGGGTTTTTCATTATGGGGATTCGCTATATGATGTGCCAAACTAATTGGAGGCCATCATGAACGATAAAGAAATAGACATCCGTGCTATAGAGCTACAGGGCGCGAAGAAATACATCATGGGACAGATTGAAGAAGCGGAAAAGGAGTTGAGGCGTTTGAAATCTGGTATCTTCAGCTCATTCATGAATTCCAAATCGATATTGGCTGTAGAGGTCTACAAAGATACGATGAGTATTCTGCTAGACGACATCAACAAGAAGATCGCTAGACACATTCCGAGTTAATTCCTTTATCGTGTCGATTTAATACCCGCGTTGTTCAATACACCTGCCTGTTGTATGCTTGTACAGTCAACCATACAACAGGAGTACAAATCATGTCAAGTAACCTCGTATCACCAACACAATCCGTGTCCCAAATCTTGGTCAATGCTCGTTCTCATAAAGAGCGTTTGTGCAACCTCCTCACCAATATCAGAAACATCCGTATCCAACTCGACGGTGATTACCCAACCGCTCAGAAAGGTGAAGATAAAGAAATGGCCGCGCCTGGTCTGGTCGGCTTGGTGATTGACGTCCAGTCTGACCAAGACGATATCATCGACGCCATCTTTACCCATCTGGATGTAATCCACGAAAAACTGGGCACTTCATGTCATCCAGAATGTGAAGATGGGGTTGGTTCCCAGAATATGACTTTGGCTGGATAAAGAGTTTCAAAGATTGCATGAGGGTAATAATACCCTCTCTATTAATCGAGGAAATCACAATGAGCCTGAAAGAAGATTCTGTAAACACCACAGTCGCCAACTCCACCTTCCGTGAGTGGCACGACGTATTGTGCAAAGTCGCGAAAAGCCAGGGTGGTTCAGCCGCCGACGCCGACGCCTGGCGTGATGATTACGAAGCGGGCAAGACCCCTCGCCAGTCTTGGGAAGATGAATGGGGTTGGGAAGAACAAGAAGGATAACAGTTTCAATAACGGGGTGAGAGGTATTATTGCCCCGTCTACTATCCGAGGGCTGTGCCATGTACCTGAAAAAGATCGTGAAGAAGCCGAAAGGTGATGTTGTCGAAGTATGCCTCATTGAGGCTTACGTTGACTCCTGGAACAACGAGCAGCGTTACTTCATGGTCGACACGATGGTGTATGTGCCAGCCTCTCACCTGAACCGTGATTTCATCACAACCGAGAACATCGTCCGCTGGGAGATTGCAACGCAGTCCGATATCGACGAACACATCATTCTTTGAAAGGAAGGAACTATATCATGTCAAAAGAGAAATACATTTTTATCAGTCCTGCCACGAAGGAGTTCTTCATCTCTGACGTGAAAGACCGTGTTGAGAAGTTCCGCTACATGCGCAGCTATGGTCTGGCGTCTGGTGAGATCGATTACCAGTCCCTGGATAATGATCGCCAGGATCTGATTGATGACGGCTGGCGTTTGGTCCCATCCCCTCAGTATATCCATATCAAGCTGTACTACATGAAGGACAGCGGGAAGTATTATTCTGAAGGTGAACTCGTCCTCAATCGTGGAGAGGCTGAAGCTGAACCTGCTAAGAACTGGATGCTGGCGATGGATCAGATCCGCGAACTGCTGGACTCTGGCAATCTGCCTGGTCTGATCAAGGGTTCGAAGTTCGACGTGTTCGTTACGGGTCAGGGTCATCCTGGCGGTTATCCACATCTGTTCCGCATCATTTAAAATTATTCAATAAACGGGGTTTACTTCTTCAATAAACCCCGTATACTTCATTCCATAAGCAGAACAACACTGACTCTGAAATGAAGGAAATACATCATGGCACGTTCAATCCACGATTTTAAAGACTCTGATATCCTGGCTTTCATCATGGACGGTCGAATGGTAGTTGTAAACGATGGCGACGACCGCCACAATACCACTCTGGTGATGAACAACGAAGTTGTTTACAGCAACACCCGCGAAGGCATGATCAAGATGCTTCAGAACCCTCAGCGCTTCGGCAGCAAAATGCACAAAGATTACAAAAGCCGCTGCCCGATGCTGGCTCAGCGCCTGATTTGGGCGATGCAAAGCGCCGCATAACAAACAAGCCCCTCCGGGGGCTTCTGTCTCCCATTTGAATTGAATGAAATATATCATGACTTTTAAAGGCTTTGTAGCATTCGACGCAACCAAAACCAACGTGCTGAGCAACCCGCAGCTGGAAACCATCTCTGAAATGCGCCAGTGGGTGATGGGGATCACTGGCCATCAAACCCGCAAAGATCTTGAAGCGGAGTTCTATATCGAACCTGCTGAAGTCTTCTTCAATCGCCCTGAAGATGAACCGTTCATCCGTCAAGACTTGGATGACAATGATATCACTCTCGCGATCTTCTCTGAAGCAAAAGCGGCTATGATCGTGGACGGCCTGTGTGATGAGTCCTTCACATACGATGAATACTGCGATCAGTGCCAGGATCTGTGATTTGTTCTAAACCTTTGAACAGGGTATGTTAACCGCATACCCTATCCCCTACAAATAGAGGACTTTATCATGGCTAACAGCATCCCAATTTTAGAAGCGGTCGTAAAAGAGAACCCTCGTGCGCGCAAACCGCGTCGTCGACTGGTCACCAAGCTGGACCTTCTGAAACAGAAGTTCGGCGACCACAGTGTGTTCACCCGCATCCGTAATGCATTAGAGGAAGGGCGAACCGAGCTGGAGCTTTATCGCCCGAACGGTTCGACACGCGCGTATCAAACCACTGACGGCTTGCTGGAACTGATCCGCCTGAGCGGGATGACAATCGAACCCCGTTCGTCAGGCACTCCTCTGTGCTCCCTGTATGTTATCGGCAATCTTGGGGCGCTGTGAGTTCCATGAAGAAATATATCGTACTCGTTACAGGTTCCCGCTCAATCACCGAGCGGGATAAGGTATTCGCCAAGCTGGACGAACTCCTCGATCCTCATGAAGTCTATACGTTGATCGAGGGTGAGGCCACGGGTGTCGACACGATTTGCCGTGATTGGGCTGAAATCAATTATGTTCATACCACTCCTATGCCAATCCCTCCGAGCTATTATGAAAAGTATGGGAAAGGGATGGGCAACAAACGCAATCAGGACATGTTAGACAAGGCATTGGATCTCGTCAGGCAGACCAAGCTGGAAGTGTATCCGATTGCGATGTGGGATGGTTCGTCCACTGGCACCCTGGACATGATCAACCGTTGCAAGAAAGCTGGCCTCCCTGTGGACATCACACTGATGGGCAAGCCGAAGACCAAGCGCCTTTTGTAACATACCATAAATAATTTGAGTTCACACAGCGGAGATACATCATGTTTGTCGTCAATCTGTTCTGCTATATCTTCACGGCGTACTTCCTGGGAGCAGTAGGGTTCGAGACCTACAATGACCTGAAGGAAGGCGAATACGCCGACTGGAAGGTCTATGCCAAGAAGTTCGCTCGGAAGTTCTGGTCCAACTTCGTTTACAAACTGCCATGATCACCTAAATACCCCCATCATCCATGGGGGTATTTTCTATGAACGCACAGATCTATGACGCCCTTGAGCAGGGTAACGCATTTAACAATCCTCTCCCGTCCCTCAGCAGCACGTCTCAGGGTTTAATCACCAGCGGCAAGGCGACTACAGCTGCACTGGCAAACACCGGAAATACGCAAATCCAGGGCGCTCTGACGGCAGGCGGTCTAACCACAGCCAAACTCAATGAAACGAACACGATGTTCACCTCTGCCAACACCAGCCTCACCACGCTGAACAACTATGGTGATCAGACTGTGAGCGAAGCGTATTCCCGCATCGGGACTTCCGTGTCGTACAAATCTGGCCTGAAGTCAATCGAGCGCGAGCCGACCAACTGTGATCTGATCAACAATGCCTTCGGCGTCATACAGACTCTTGGGCGCCAGTGGATCGGCGCTATGGAGGGCGCTCTCAGCACTGTTACCGCCAAGATGGCCGAACTGGCTGAGTTAGTTGCGCAGGGCGTGAGCGCTGGCCTGGCAAAGATCCAGGCGCTGGCCGCCGAAGTTACCGGATATATCAACGATGCTATTGCTCAGGTGGCGCAAATCGGTCAGGATATCGCCAATGGTATTGCCTCAGAGTTAGCCCACATCCAAGACATGGTCAGCAAGTGTCTGAACTTCTCGTTCGCCAATGTACTGTCTGAGTGGGCTAAAGACCTGTGCGCTGGTGGCGTTATCAACAACATCGGTTCTGATAATCTGAAGAGCGCCCTGAAGTAATCAGCGCTCCCGCGCCGGAAGAACTCCCACTGGTTCGATACCGTCCAACAGTAGGGAGTTCACCCCGACGTTGCTCAGCCTGATCCAGATCGTCCCCTCTGGCTTCACTTCGAAGATGTTCATCTCATTCCCAACAGCATCGTTGTTGACAAACACACCCTGAGTTGCGATTCGTACTGGCTTGTCTGAGTCATTCATGATCTTGAACGTCACGATTATATCCGATGTTTCACTCAGTCGCCCAACCATGTGTTGCTTCAGTTTGGCGTAGAATGATGGATTAAAAGTGATGATGATGCTGTTGTTCTGAGAGTAATAAATACTTGCTGATAGGTATGGAATCTTCCCTTCATCGCCACGACGCAGGAGGGGAATCGTGGTCTTCCAGTATGGCTTGAGGGTGCTCGTGTTCTCCTCGAAGCAACCCAAAGGCACGAGCTTCTGGAAGGTCTGGAACTCTTGCACGATGATGTCCAGCATACCCTTGTTACAAGTAGGAACACTGGCCGACAACGTCACGGGCACGGTGCGTACTTCTGGGTTCCAGAGTTCGGAAACAGAAATTATTGGCGTGACAAAGATGCGACAGCTCGTAAGCAAGAGCATCGCGCATGCCAACAACAATCTACTGATCCCGCGCATCAGGGTCACAAAATATCTCCACAGCAAAAGGTGCTATTATGTCCGACGTACAATTCAAGAACGAAAACCCTAATTTCGCGGCGTCCGATAAGTGGCGTCTGACTATCGGAGACCTTGTACTCCTAACCCGTAACATCCACGACTTCAGTATACCAGGAGTGTACTCTGAAGGCATCGATGGTCCGTCTCCTGGCGACGTACTGGTTTCTATCCCTTCAGAACGTTTAACCTATGATCCCGTCGTATTTACTTTCGTTATAGACGAGGACTGGAAATCATGGTTACAGATCCACCAATGGATCACCAGCAACGTCGGCAAGGATTTGGCTGTCTCCAAGGACATTACCATTGAATTACTGGATAACCTCAACCGACCGATTGGCCTCACTCTCGTGCTGGAGGAAGCCCGTCCGACTGCTCTGGACAACGTACTGGTGGATGTGGACGCGGCTGTACCTCAGCTGGTGACGACAGTGACGTTCAAGTTCCAGCAGCTGGTCCCACTATCCGGTGGGAAGGTGATTGATTCTAATCCATGAAATACGGTATAATTCTATGACATTGACAAGCTGGGATATTTTATGAAAGAACAACTACAGACAATGGCAACCGAGGACATCATGAACGAACTGGAGCCGCTGATTACAGTGGACCCAGAAGACATGAACCTTGACCAGATCTCACTGAAAATCGGGCGCTCTTGGATGGCCGTACAACGGCATTATCTGCGTGAGGGGCGTTATCTTGAATTCCTCAACGGGCGCTTCCGCCAGATCGATCTCTATCTGCGCCGCTACTATGCAGGGGAGTTACCCCCGAACATCTACGCAGAGCGCCCCCTGAAGGTTCGCCCCCTGAAGTCTGACCTGGACACATGGGTCAAAGCCGACGATGACTATGTAGAACTGTCTGTTCTGTTACAAGAACAAAAAGCAAAAGTCAAGTTCATCGAGACTTGTTTGGATCGCCTGAACAAGCTGGGATACGAAGTGAAGAATGCCATCGATTGGCGAAAATATATGGATGGTTCCTGATGGCATCTCTCCAAGCCCTGCGCAAGCTGAACGACTTCGAAAATCGTCATTACACATTCCAGCAGTACGAACTTCCTCATAAGGAACTGGAGTGTGTGACGACGGAGAACGGTCGTCATTATGTGTCACCAACTGGTGTCAAGCTGACGTCTGTAACGACGATGCTGGGGCGTACTGGTGATCATGAATGGCTTGAGGCTTGGAGGGAGAAGCTGGGCGCAGAGGCCGCCGACCTTGAGACCATGCGTTGCGCTGACCGAGGGGAGAAGCTGCACCTTGCATGTGAACTGTATTTGAAGAACCGCCCAATGAAAGAAGTGTTGGAAGCGGCTGGCGAATACATGTTCATGTTCAAGCAGCTGTTCCCCTATCTGAACAAGATGACAAAGATCTATGCTCAGGAGATCCCGTTATATAGCGAGGTGCTTGGTCTCGCAGGTCGAGTGGACCTTATCGGGGTTTATGAGGGTAAGCCTGCTATCATCGACTTCAAGACATCGAACACCATGAAGACGCGGGGAATGATCGAGGACTACAGTATCCAGCTGTGCTTGTACTCTGTTATGTTCCAGCAGATGTTCGGTGTCAAGATCACCCGCCTCATCAATGTGATTGCCAACGAGTCATCGTTGACGCCAACCATCATAGAGTTCAACCGCGATGACATACTGACGAAGATGTTTGAGCGTGTTCGCCTGTACCATCGCATGGATAAAGAACAGAACGGAGTCTGGCCGGATCGCTAAATACCCCATATTCCTTGGGAGATTTTGTATGGCAGACATTCAGATTGTTAAGGTTAACGAAGTCCGCATGCGTTGCATCGCAGATCTTTCTATCAGGGAAGAGCTGAATGACTACTTCAAATTCGAAGACCCGAACTTCGTTCCCAACCCCTTCTCTAAATGGGACGGGGTTGTTCGCTTGTTCACCAAGTCATCCGGTCTGATTGATATCGGCCTACTGTTTGAGGTGTTCAAGTTCTGCAAGAACAACAAATACACCATTGAACTGGATCCGGCTCTGAAGTACATTCAGGACATCCCAGATCAAGAAATCCATGACTTCATCGACAGTCTCCATCCAAAGATCCGCACCGAAAATCACGAATACATCGATGCTGAGACCCGCGACTATCAGTACGACACCATCGCCAAGGCTATGCGTCAAACCAGATGCGTCTGTGAACTGGCTACGAGTGCTGGTAAGTCCTTTATTCTGTATGTCATGGCGCGGTACTACAGGCAGCGCAGAGAAGCTCTCGAAAGTCCCCTGAAGACGCTTATCGTGGTGCCGTCGATTCACCTGGTCACTCAGCTGTACGACAACTTTGAAGAGTACGCACACGGCAGTGATTGGAAGCCCGTTGTCAACACTCAGTTGATCTTTGAGGGCGCGACAAAGGAAATCAGCAAACCAATCGTCATCAGTACATGGCAGGGCATTCAAGACCAGCCGAAAGAATGGTTCCACCAGTTCGGTGACATCGTGGTGGATGAAGTGCATACCTCCAAGTCTGAGAAATTGTCCTACATCCTCAATAACTGCATCTACGCTGACCAGCGCCTGGGGGTTACAGGTACGCTGTCGAACACCAAAGTTGCCGGGCTTCAGGTGGTGGCTCACTTCGGGGCGTACCATAAGATCATCACGGCTCGCGACCTTATCAATCTCGGGTACGCCACTGACATCAAAGTGAAGATGATTCAGCTGAAGCACACTCCAGCGGATGCTGTTGGTCTGGACGGGGATTATGCCAAGGAAATAGAATACCTTATTACACACCAGTCCCGCAACGAACTGATCGCCAAGATGGCACTGAATCTGAAAGGGAACGTGGCCATCATGTTCGAGCGTATTGACGCCCACATGATGGTTGTGTACGATATGCTGAGCGCAGTCAAGCCCAACGTGTTTGTCATCAACGGGGAAGTGAAGATCGAAGACCGCCGCCGCATACAGAAAGCGATGGAGGATGGAGAGGATATCACGTTGTTGGCTTCATACGGGACAATGCAACAGGGTGTGTCGATCAAGAAGCTACACCACCTTGTACTGGCGCACCCGAGCAAGTCATATATCCGCGTCATACAGACATTGGGTCGTCTGATGCGTCAGCACTCCTCCAAGGACGTCGCGTGGATATGGGACTTAGTGGATGATGTGTCGTACAACGCCAGCACGAACCACGCTATCAGGCACTCTCATGAGCGATACAAGTTCTACCTAACAGAGCGCCACCCTGTGGAGTTCATGAAGGTGGCGCTGGGTAATCACGACTGATCTTGATTCACATAGGCGGGGGTGGCCTCGCCTTCATCAGATACTGCGCCGAACAATTTGTCCAGAGAAACCAGACATTGTGCGTTCAGGTGTTCACTGATAGTGTCCTTCAGCATTTGTTCGCTGCCCAATTTAAATGGCAGAACCTTCGCTTCGACGCCGTTTTCAAACGTCACCACACCGACATACAGACCAACTTTCAGGCCTGCCATCAAACCCAGAGGGACAAATCGCGGCTCCGATGGTAAGTTCTTGTCTGACGCCAGCTGCGCCAGATAAACTGGAGTGCCTGTGACAAATTGCCCTGCGGTGAGGATGGCGTCTGGCTTACTGCATCCGACCGCATATAATCCTACGAACTGTTTCATATATTACTCTCGTGTGTTGGTTAACATGACATACATATTATTTCGCGTGCATGTTTAGACCAAATAAATTAATTTTGCTGTTGAATAAAAATTGCTTTCCTGTTGAACAAATGGCGTGGTATTATACGAGTTGTGAGTGTTAACGAACAACGAGTATTTGTTTTATGAGCGAAGCGAATAGGATTAATAAAGGTTATTATCTTTAATAAAGTCCATAAATGCCGAAGGCATTTATTAATAACGCGTAGCGCAATTTGCCACTTGTTCTATAAGCACAACACAGCGATACTAGATTGCGTCAAACATGACTTGAACCCCACTATATTTTGAGGATACATAAATGCAAGAGATCACTCTCTCCGAACGTACACTCCAGTTGCTGGCCAACTTTGAGACCATCAACCCATCTATCGTTCTGACGCCGGGTAAGATGCTGCGCAGCATTAACGATTCGTCTACTGTTATCGCCGTGGCACAGATCGAAGAAGACTTCCCGTTTGAGTTCCCTATCCTGGACCTGACCAAACTTCTGGCCATCCAGCGCCTGCCTTCCTTCAAAGGCGGTAAAGCCGAATTCCATCAGGACTACATCCTGTTGAAAGGCGAAAGCTCTCAGCTGCAATTCTGGCGTTCTGCTAAAGAACTCACTGTTGTTCCGGCTGACACCATTGAACTGCCGTCTGTCGACTTTGAAGCGATCATCACTCCAGAGAAGATGAAAGAACTGACCCGCGCCTGTTCTACCCTCGGTCACAAGACTGTGCGCCTGGTTGCTCAGGGTGGCAAAACTCGCCTGGTTGCAACCACCACTACCCTGGACAACTCCAACAACTACACCGTTGAGCTGGGTGAAACTGCGCTGCCGGACTTCGTCATGCCACTGGACGTTGCTAACCTGAAGATGATCGAAGGCAACTACACTCTGCGTGCCTGCGCTGAGCTGCAGATGGTGAACTTCCAATCATCCGACGCGACGATCAATTACTTCGTCGGCGCACAGATTGAGTAATCAATCTCCAGCCTGATGCTATAATGTGTGGGCGGGGGCGTTCCCCGCCTATTTGAAATGATTCTTCTACACGAGGCTGAAATGTCTAATATCACTATCGTTTCCGACCAGTACGCATGGGAAAACAAGTACCGCCCTGACAACCTGGACGAGATCATCATCCCTCAAGACGTCCGCGCTAAAATCCATGGCTACATTACCAGTGGCAACGGTAACATCCCGTCTATGCTGTTCTACTCCCCTCAGCCTGGTACTGGCAAGACTACCTCTGCCCTGGCCGTGTGTAATGAAATCGGCTGTAAGCAACCACTGATGATCAACGCATCCCTGGACAACAGCATCGACGTTATCCGTGACCGCGTGATTCAGTACTCTACTGGTGTGAGTGTATTCGGTGGCCGCAAAGTCGTTATCCTCGACGAAGTAGAGCGTCTGTCTATGGCGGCACAGGAGTCTCTGAAGGGTATTGTGGAGAAGGTCTCCAAGAACTGTTCATTCATCCTGACCACCAACGCCAAGCAACGCGTGAACGAACCTCTGCGCTCTCGTTGCCGTGAAATTGACTTTATCTGGAATGAGACCGAGGCTGATGAGGTAAAACTTCAGTTCATGCGCCGCTGTGCTGAAATCCTTCGCAGCGAAGGTGTTGAGTATGACCCTCCTGTGTTGGCTGCTATTGTCAAACGTCATTTCCCCGATAACCGCCGCATCATGGGTGCCCTACAGGATAACGTCACCACCTACGGCAAGATCGATGAACGCGCCCTCGCCGTATTGAAATCTGCCGACATGGGTGTGTTGGTTGATATGCTGAAAGGCAATGACTGGGCTGGTATGAAGCAGTGGGTGACTGACAACCAGAACTACATCACCGAAGACTTCTATTCCCGCTTCTTCCAGTTCTGTGTACCACAGGATAAAGAGAAGCCGATGCTGGTTCAGAATGAGTCTATCCCTGATCTGGTATGCGTATGTGGTCAGTCTCAGATTGAACACCGTCAGGTCGGCGATGTCTGGCTGCATGCTGTGTTTTTCCTGACCAACGTCATGCTCAACATCAAGTGGAAGTGATACTATGGCCGCCCCTGGATTGTTCGATTACCTGGCTGCTCTGAACAGCAGCAAAGAAAACCTTCTGCAGTCTGATGACCCAGAAGTGTTGAAAGGATTCGACCCGTTTATGACGCGGCGTGGTTTAGCTCAGAGCAAAGACACTCTGGTGACTGCACAGCAGATGAACAAGCTGCATGCCGTTACTCCATGGATGCAATGGTCATATGCCTTTCACACCATTCCGGCGCGGAAACGCTACGACAAATGGTCTAAGAAAGGTCCGATTGATCCTGACGTGAAGTTGCTCTCCGAGTACTTCTACATCAGCATGGAGAAGGCATCCGAGTACGTCCGTTTCTTGCCGAAGGAAGTCCTGGCCGAGATACGCGAGAAGATGGGACGTACTGAGCTGAACGCCAAAGCGAAACCGCGCAAGGCTAAGTAGTTCAAACTATTGTAAAAGGGGAATGAGTCATGGCGCGCAATACGCTAGACATATTGAACATTTCAGCCGTCAACGATGAGGCCAGCATCGTTGATTGTATGGTTGAAGTTCAATTGAACCAAGATCGGCCGGGAATATTCCTGGGGATCAAGGAAACACTGAGCCGAATTGGGGTAAACACGCGCCAAGAGCCGAATACTCTGTATCAGACTTGTCATATTCTTCATAAGTATGGCAAGTATTATATCGTCCACTTCAAGCATCTGTTTATGCTGGACGGGCATTACAACGGGTTTAACCGCGAAGATGTCCTGAGGATGAACCGCATCATCAAGCTGCTTGAGCAGTGGAACATGGTGAAGGTCATTCATCCCGAGCAGGTCACCGAAGCCGCCGATATGTCACGCATTAAAGTGGTTAAACACGATCAGGTTCCTGAATGGAAGCTGGTTCCAAAATACATTATCCGGCCTACAAAGGCCAAAAGCGAATAACTGGAGTCGCTAAATCATGACAACTACATTTTCTAAGAACGTGAATCTGAATCTGGCTTTCGGTAATGCAAAGGGCGATGTCACATCGCCCGACTTTGGTAAGATCCGCAATCAGGCGAAACTGGTGCTGGAAGAGACCCGCGAACTGTTGGAGGCGGCGTACTACGATTGCGATGTGAAACTGGATCTAGTGCTCACACCTAAACAAGAACCTTATCAGACCAGAACCATTCAGGAAATCCTGAAGGATATCATGGACGCCCAGGGTGATATCACCACTGTCAACGACGGTGTGGCTCATATTGCTGGTTTCGACGGTGACGAATGCTTACAGCGCGTGTATGCCTCTAACATGAGCAAGTTCATTCGTAATGAAGGTGAAGTTGTGCCTGCACTGGATTACTACTACAACAAAGGCTTCCCACGCGAAAGTCTGCGCATCGAAGGGGAATTCCCTCAGGCGTGCATCAAAGTGGTAGACACCATCACCGTCGACGGCAAAGAGTACCCGGATGGCAAGTTCCTGAAGAACATGGCAGCATTCAAAGAGCCGGACTTCTCTGATATGTTGACCACCGAGCCTAAGCGCCAGATCACCGAAATCATTCTGACGGGCACGGCTACCCCAGGTCGACTCGGATGCAACGAACACGCTGGTGTTGCCTTCGCTCCGTTCGACTTTGTTGACGAGATCGTGGGATACACCAAGATGGGCTTCCAGGCGTTCTCTGGCGAAACAGTCGAGAGTTATATTCCCGTGTTTGTTTTCAATGAAGACAACTTCCCAACTCTACCGTTGATCTGGGGTGAATGGAAAGCCAACGTCCGTATCTATGTGGCCAGCCCAGTGCAACCATCTATAACCCAGCTGACCCGTATCGATTAAGATATACAGTTATTCACTAAACAACAGAGGCTATAATGGCCTCTGTTTTTCGTATTCTAAGAGGATACCATGAAAGATAAAGCCCTGGACGTCCCGTACTGCGGTGTCCGTGAAGAAAAGATAAAGTCGGCCAAACCGGTTCTCAGTCCGACCCATACCCGCCTGTCTTACGAATGGATGAGCGAGCGCTATAAGATCCACGTCAAGAAGGACATCCAGCGTCTTCCTGCTCCTTGGACGAATAATCCTATACTACGGCAGGTCAAGTTCTGTAACGTCCGGAGAGAGCACGACAGGCAGTCTCTTAACCTGATCAACAACATCGTCAACAACGATGCTCTGGGTATGGCAGACAAGATGTTTAACTGCGTGCTGTTCCGCATGTTCAACCTCTGGGATCCGATCCAGGCTATCGGTGGCGCGATGACGATCAAAGAATTCGCCAAGATCAACCTTGACGCAACCCGAGAACGACTTCAGAAGTTCGAGGCCGACGGCGGTAAAGTATTCACCAATGCCTTCAACACAGGCGGCCTGAAGCAATGCCTGGCTTTCCCTGAGCTGGTTGTCAACCACAAAGAGCAGCGCTTCGGTGGGATGATGGTGAACCTGATCTGTAAGGACGGTTCGACCCAGAACATGGATTATAAGGAAGCCAAGGCTATTGCTGAAGCAGAGCCGGACTTCTACACCATAGAAGGCTGGGAGCCGTACATGCCAATGCGTGTCATCCGTTCCCTGAAGGCATTCGTCAACAAGTATCCAAATTACTTCCATGACCTACTGCGCCTTGGTACTCCTCTGGAAGTATACCAGCGCATGTACGACGACATCGAAGGTCTTGGTCCATTCCTGGCCTATCAGATCTGGGTTGATTTCACGTACATGCCTGGTTATCCGTTCAGTGAGAACCACTTCACGATCGCCGGACCGGGCTGTCGCGCAGGTATTGATCTGCTGTTCCTGAACAAGGACGGCATGACTCACGAAGAATGCATATTCTGGCTACGGGATAATCAGGACGCAGTATACTCCCAATATGGGTATGTTCGCGAGCAATTCTGGTCGGCCGAAGAGCCTGTAGACCAATGCATGAACGTTATGCAGCTGGAGAACATGTTCTGTGAACTGAGCAAGTACACTCGCTGTGTTGAGGCGGTTGGGCGCGGTGAAAAACCTCGGGGCAAGGTCAGCTATGACGGCGGTGGGGAATACAAAAAGCGCTGTGATGAAGTCGTGCTCAAACGTGGTTCCGTCAATTTGCTGGACCGTTTGAAGAAACCTGAATAAAGATTCCCTTTACTTCATTCTTCAATAACTTTTTTCAACGTATTATTGACCTCACTTAAACGAAGCGCCCTGGCAAACGGGGCGCACATTTGAACTGAAACAGGAAGACTACATCATGTCAGAATTTAAGCCCTTCGCAGTAGCCGTAAACAATAATGTGCTGGCCATGTCAGCAACTGGTCTGTTCATGACCAACATCGATAAAGATGCGCTGTGGGATCTGTACCTGAACTCTTTCCCTGCTGGCACCAACCCGCTCTACCGTGAGCGCACCGAGCACGACTGCACCTGCTGCAAACAATTCATCCGTAACATCGGCGGTGTGGTGACCATCGACGCCGACCTGAACGTGATCTCTATCTGGGATAACATTCAGCTGGGTAACGAATACGACGTTGTCGCTGCGGCGCTGTCTGCGTATGTCAAGCAACACGCAATCGTCGACGTGTACTTCAACGATACCAAGAAAGTCGGTGTTGAGTCGAATCACGAAATGAAAGACGGTAATGTCCGCACCTACAACCACTTCCACACCGACCTGCTGCCAAGCTATGTTCTGCGGGCTGATGTCATCGCTTCTAAGAAGGGTGAAATCCGCCAGGCGATTGAAGTGTTTGAGCGCGGCCTGCGTGAACTGTCTCTGGAATCGGCCGAAATCGTTCTGGAACTGATTGATCAGAATTCTCTGTATCGTGGTGAAGAGCACAAAGCTGCTGTGCAGGCGTTCGTGACGAGCAAGACCATGTACGAACAAACTGCAGAAGAGAAACGCGCTCTGTGGGCTTGGCGTACTGGCTACCGTGCAAACGGACACACCCCTCACGGCATCCGCAATACCGTGATTGGCTCTCTGTTGGTAGACCTCAACGAAGGTCGCGATCTGGAAACAGCCGTGAAGTCCTTCGAAGCCAAAGTCGCTCCGACGAACTACAAGCGCCCAACCGCGCTGGTCACGAAGTCTATGATTGAAAACGCACAGAAAGAAGTCGAAGCGCTGGGTCTGACCGATTCACTGGGTCGCCGTTACGCTGTGTATGACGATCTGACCATCAACAACGTTCTGTTTGCCGACCTGGCAGCACAGAAGAAGATGGACCCGTTTGCTCAGCTGGCGTCTGAAGTGAAGACTCCGACCAAGTCCCTGGACAAGGTTGAAGAGATCACCATCGACGACTTCCTGACCAACGTGTTGCCAAAGGCGCATTCCCTGGAAGTGCTGGTTGAGAACTCTCACACTGGCAACCTGATGTCCCTGATCGCTCCGGCTACGGCGGGTGCTCCTAACCTGTTCAAGTGGAACAACGGCTTCAGCTGGTCATACAACGGTGAAGTGGCCGACTCCATCAAAGAGCGCGTGAAGACCGCAGGCGGCAACGTCGACAGCTTCCTCCGTGTGTCGCTGGCTTGGCATAACAACGACGACCTGGATCTGAGCCTGAACGATCCTCTTCACAACCACGTGTATTTCAACAACCGTCGTTCGGCAACTGGTGCAACCCTGGACATCGACATGAACGGTATGGACGGTATTGACCCGAACCGCCGTCCGGTGGAGAACATCTTCTTCAGCGATGAACGCAAGCTGCGTGACGGGAACTATGAGTTCTATGTCACCAACTACAGCAAGCGCGAAACCTGCGATGTGGGCTTCGAAATCGAAGTTGAATACAAAGGCCAGACCAAGCGCTTCTCGCATCCTGGTCTGGGTAACAAAGACCGCACGTTGGCTGTTGTGGTTCAGGTACGCGCTGGTCAGGTGGTCGACATCAGTTCTACCCTGAAAGACGACGCTCGCTCTCAGGAAATCTGGGGCATCAAGACCTCGGTCTTCCAGAAGGTACAGCTGGTTCTGAACTCACCAAACCATTGGGACGGCGAGCAGACGGGCAACAAGCACGTGTTCTTCATCCTGGAAGGTTGTGCTAACCCTGTCGGCACCCGTGGCTTCTACAACGAATATCTGAAGCCGGAACTTGATAAACACCGCAAGGTTTTTGAAATGTTAGGCGGTAAGATTAAAGTACAGCCAAGCACTGAGCAGCTGTCTGGTCTGGGCTTCTCTACCACCCAACGCAACCACGTGTTCGTGAAGGTGAGCGGCTCGTTCAACCGCACTGTGAAAGTTGTGTTCTAAACCTGATTTGAAATTGTAACCCATTCATCATTGAGGATAGTAAAATGTTTGATAAAGCAACCCGTCTGAAACTGCGCTTCGAATCCAACAAAGGTCTGCTGTCTGTTGAGCAGGTCTGGGACCTGAGCCTGACTGCCCTGAACGAAATGGCGAAAAGCCTGAGCCGCCAGGTGAAGGCAGCGGAAACCGATGAAGAAGATTTCATCGGCACCACAAGCAACGTTGACTCCGAACTGCAGCTGCGCTTCGACGTTGTCAAGCACATCATCGGCGTTAAGCTGAAAGAACGTGACGACAGCAAAGACGCGGCAGAGCGTAAGGCGAACAACCAGGTTATCCTGGAGCTGATCCAGCGTAAGAAACAGCAGGAGCTGGAAGGCAAATCTGTTGAAGAACTGGAAGCGCTGCTGAAATAACCCTGTTGGCCTCGGCCTGAGCAACCCCGCCATGTGCGGGGTTTCTTTTGGACAAAGAATATGAAACCTGTCATCTGTGATTACTGCGGCCTCCCAGCCGAATTCGTCGGTGGTGACGTCCTCCACCCTCATCGCCCTGACCTCCGCAATCTGAAGTTCTGGGTATGCACTCCATGTGATGCTCGTGTCGGTTGCCATGCCCATGGCGACGGCAGACAACCTCTGGGAAGGATGGCGAATGCCGCTCTCCGTGCCGAGAAGCGAAAAGCCCATAGATCGTTTGACCCATTGTGGAAAAGCGGAGAGAGGAGCAGAAGCGACGCTTACAGTTGGCTGGCGCATAAGCTGGGGATAAAGAAGCGTGAGTGTCATATTGGCTTGTTCGATATCGACATGTGCCGTAAAGTAGTTGTTGTATGCAACCAATTACGGGAAACACAGAATGGCAACCATCAATCGTAATGAACCCAAAGGTGTTGAGCTGAAGGGTAAATCTGTTCGCGAAGGTCTGAAGCTGTCTCCAGACCTCCTGAAGTCCCACATTGCTGAAGTCATCTATGAAGACCGTGAAGTCGGCGGTCATCGTGTCATCACCTGCCACTTCAAGATGGACAACGGCTTTGTCGTCTTTGGCAAGAATAGCTCTACTTCCATCGACCCTGCCAACTTTGATGAAGAGTTGGGTAAGAAGCTGGCCTACGACAAGACTTTCTCCCAGTTGTGGGAACTGGAAGCCTACCGCGCCGTTGTGGAGAAGCAGATGTTGGAGGTGGCTACCGCCGATGCGAAGATAGACATTTTCCAGTACATCTTCGAAAGGGGGAAGATATATCAGATGGCTGGTATGGAATTCTTGAAAGGTCATGGCCAGCCTTTCTTGTTCCGCCACCCACGAGATCCGAGTCGAGGGTTCGTTTCTGATTTTGTTCGAACAGACAATGAACAATACAACGACCAACGCAACAGCAAAGCCCAAGCTGAGGTGGAAGCGTATCTGCGTTCGCACATGCTACCGGATGAACTGTATTCAGAACTCGTTGTTCGCCTGGCCAAGACTTGCACGGCGGCTTACAAGGGTGGGATCTACTTTAATGCCACCACTTGGGATAAGATGAGCACCGAAGAGCAGAAAGGCTGCTGTGAAGACATCAGGCGGCTCTTGCTGGCTCCGGCGGATTATATCCCAACCGACCAGAAGGACGCGCTGTTCAAGGCCATCGTCGATTCCTACAAATAACTGAATTATCAAACTCCTTCAATAACAATGACGCCCAGTATATTTGCTGGGTGTTTCAATTTGTGCATCACAGTATAATACGGCTGTACAATACACCATGAGGCTACATTATGTTTCGTTTGAAATTGAACGACCAAGATGTGTTCTACAAACACTTCACCTTCCCAGGTGGTGAGGAACATATCAAGATCCAAAAGTCTGGTATCCCTATCGGCCACGTCCAGAACGTGGTGATTGATGCCCACATCAAATCATCAGCCGACTTCGTTGAGCTGGCATTGCTGGTTAACGCCGTGCGCGGCCTGGGTAACGTGGACCGTCTGACGACCTTCCATGCATATATTCCGTACTTCCCATATGCACGCCAGGATCGCCATTGTGACTTCGGTGAGCCTCTGTCCGTGAAGTGGGCGGCTGAATTCATCAATAGCATGAACTTTGACCGCGTAGCGATCAAAGACCCTCACAGCCATGTTGTGTCTTCTCTGATCAACAACGTCCATGTTGTCCCGCAAGATTACATCGTGCGTCAGTATCTGGGCTGGTTCATCCGTGGGAACAACGCTGTGTTGGTAGCCCCCGACGGCGGCGCGGCTAAGAAGACCGAAGCCCTCAGCCTGTCGCTGGATGGCGTTCCTGTTGTCTACGGACACAAGAACCGTGACACCAAGACTGGTGAGATCATTGGGGTGAGCATTACAAACCCTGAACTGATCAAAGACCGCTATCTGGTGGTGGTTGATGATATCTGCGACGGCGGGCGCACGTTTGTTGAGCTGGGTAAAGAGCTTCAGAAGCACGAGCCTAAACACATGACGCTCTTCGTCACCCATGGCATCTTCAGCAAAGGTCTCTCTGTTTTCGACGGGATTTACGATGCTGTATATGCCGACACTGTCTGGTGGGAGAATATCACCACCGACGGTCTTCCTTTCAAAACTGAAAATACAGGACGTGTAAAATGAGCATGCGCCACTTAGATCCAATCCATGCAATCGACTTCTACAAATCAGGGCACATCTATCAGTTCCCTGAAGGCAGCGAGCTGGTGTTCTCCAACGGAACTCCGCGCTCCAACAAATTATTCAACTCTCACCTGCCGAAGAAAGGCGTGGTGGTCTGGGGCATCCAGGGTTTCATGACCTGGTTCCATGAACTGTTTGACGAAGCATTCTTCCAGCGCCCGAAGGCCAAGGTGTTGAAGAAGTACGCTCGCCGCATGAACAAAGTCCTGGGTCCAGGCCGCGTCGGCACAGAGCATATCGAAGCCCTGCATGACCTCGGCTACCTGCCTATCGAAGTCCGCGCGCTGCCTGAAGGCACCATGTGCCCGTATGGCGTTCCGGTGTATGTGATGTTCAACACCCTGCCGGAGTTCTACTGGCTGACCAACTATCTGGAGACTGTGTTCAGCTCTGAGATCTGGAAGCCGATGACGAATGCCACCATCGCCCTGCATTACAAGGCACTGATGGTGAAAGCTGCCCTCGCTACAGGCGTGTCGCCGGACCATTGGTTCATCGACTACCAAGGCCACGACTTCTCCTTCCGTGGTATGAGCGGGTGGCATGACGCGGCGTCTTCCGGTTCCGGTCATCTGGTGTTCTTCAAAGGCACCGATACCAACCCTGCCCTGGACTTCGTAGAAGAGTATTATGGCGCAGACATCGACGAAGACTATGTCGTTGCTGGTTCTGTTGCGGCTACCGAACACGCCGTGATGTGTATGGGTACGAAGGATGGCGAATTCGAAACCTTCCGCCGCCTGGTGCAGGACGTGTATCCTGATGGCATCGTCAGCATCGTGTCTGATGCGTGGGATTACTGGCAGGTCATCGACGACTATCTCCCTCGCCTGAAAGACATTATCATGGCGCGTAACGGTAAAGTCGTGATCCGCCCTGACTCGGGCGACCCAGTTCATATCGTCGGCGGCTACCGCATTGAGGGGTTCAAAGACCGCGCCACGCTGAACATCAGCGGCGTGTCTAGCAGCACCGAAGTCATTCACATCGAAGAGACGAACACCTATCACCTGATTACAGGCGAAGGCACGATCAACTCTCTGATGGCAGATGACCGCAATATCATCAGTCGTTCAGAAGCGGTCGGCTCTATCCAGCGCCTGTGGGAGATCTTTGGCGGGACCCAGACCGAAACTGGTCACTTCCTGTTGGACGAACACATCGGTCTGATTTACGGCGACTCCATCACCCTGGCACGTGAAGACCAGATCTTTGGTCGTCTGGCTGGCCGGAACTTCGCTTCCATCAACGTGGTGTTCGGTATCGGTTCCTACACCTACCAGATGAACACCCGTGACAGTACTGGCACGGCAGTGAAAGCAACGGCTGGTAAAGTGAACGGCGAATTCCGTGAGATCTTCAAAGAGCCGAAGACCGACAAAGGCGGGACTAAAAAGTCTGCGCGTGGTTTCCTTAAAGTCATTAAAGACTCTCAGGGTAAACTAGTGTTGGTTGACGGTATCACCTTTGATCAGGTACAAGACGCCGACAACCAGCACCAACTGGTGTACCGTGATGGTAAGTTCTTCAACACCCAGACTCTGGAAGATGCGCGTGTTCGTGCTGCTCCTCTGGTGGCAGAATTGGCATCACAAATCTGATAACCGAAGGGGAGGAGACTCCCCTGTTTTGAGGGAAACCTGATGTCTGTGAAGACCGCTATTAAATCCAACAGGGCGTCGTCTCTGTTAAGTGAGATCAAATGGTACTGAAAGAATGTTTTACCGACCTGAAGGCGACGTCTGAAAGTATTCCGGCTTGCATTCAGAACTATGCTCCAAAGGATGTGCTCTTGGTTCAGCTGGAGCAGTCTCGTGAGTTTATCAACAATATGCTGGACTCTGTAAAGGCGCGCATCGAAGCCGCTGATGAGTCTGAACTTAACCCTTACGCACAAGGCGAAGAGAACAATGATTGAATCATTAGAATTTAAGAATGCGGTTGCGACTGCTGCTCCGTCCAACCATGTAATCGTTGTAGACATTTCCGGTTCAATGTACCGGGCGCTCCCTGAAGTCCGTAAGCATCTGAAGGAGAACCTGCCTTCTCTGGTGAAACCGGAAGACACTGTGAGTGTTCTGTACTTCTCATCCCGTGGCGACTTTGGTACTGTGTTCGCTGGCCGTCAGGTTAGTGTAGCATCTGACCTGAGCGAGATGAACAAACTGATCGACCGTTTCCTACAACCGTCCGGATGCACCGGATTCGTGGAACCTCTGGGTCTGGCTGTAGACACCGCTCGTAGTCTGAAGAAGCCTGGTTATGTCAACAACCTGGCGTTCATGACCGACGGTTATGACAACTGCTGGCGCTCCAATGAAATCCTGGCCGTCGCCGAAACCCTGCCATTTGCTTTCGATAACATTACATTTATCGAATACGGCTGGTACTGTAACCGCGAACTGCTGGCTCTGATGTCTGAACGTTCCGGTGCGACTCACGTGTTCGCCGAAGGCCAGACCGAATATCAGACCGAGCTGGAAAACGTACTGAAGTCTTCAGTGCCGAAGGTGGTTGTTGATGTGCCTCTGCTATACACCCACGCCATCTATGTTGAAAACGGTGTAGCAACTGTTCTGGCGGTACAGGCAGACGCAGAGCATCCCGTTGGCCACGTGAGCATCCCTGAGAGCGTCACCAAGCTGTGGGTTGTAAACCCTAACATGATCGACCAGCTTGATGCACTGGCGGACATCCAGGCGGCATACGTGCTGGCGTTCTACGGCGTACACATCATGGACGCAGACCTGGTGTGGGCTGCACTGAAGAAAACTGGTGACGTTCGCTTCATCAAACAGTACAGCAACTGCTTCACCAAGCAGGACTACTCCAACATCAAAGTTGATCTGACCCAGGCCATCGTTGATGACCAGCTGCGCGGCGTTGACGGTATTGACTATGACCTGGTTCCAGCTGAAGATGCGACGACCGTCGTTGACGTGCTGACGTATCTGGCTGAAGCTGGCGTGTGTGTTGCTACCAAACATCCTATGTTCTCCTACAAGAGCATCGGTCGCGGTACGGCTCAGAAACTGGACGATACCGAAGACAAGCTGGCAGAACAGATCGCGAACGCCGAGTCCAAAGAAGAGCGCAAAGCCCTGGCTCTCAAGCTGGCCGAGCACGAAGAGTGGAACCCGGCGTTCGAACCTAACAACGATCTGGGTGTTGTGCCAATCAGCGATTTGGTCTATAACTCCGAACGCCCTAATATCAGTGTACGCACTGTCCAGCACGGCACTGTGGCGATTCCGGAGTTCGTGCAGAAGAAGTTCGGTCTGCCTGAAGAACTGGATACTTTCCAGTGGCGCAACTACACCATCGTCAAAGACGGCATCATCAACGTGAAGACTCTGCCGTTCAGGGCTGATGTTGAAGTTGTAACCAATCTGTGCCAGATGGGCGTCCATGTGTTCGGTGGTCCGGAAGTGTTTGTCCTGAACCTGGAAAGCGTACCGCTGGTCAACCGCGCCATGGTCAAGAACATCAGTGCTGCTCAGTTCTTTGCGGATAATGTCCGCCTGGAAGCCCTGAAAGGCAAGCAGAAGGTGCTGAAGTTCTTCCGTGATGAACTGGTTGGCAAAGGTAACGCCAAAGGCCTGGCAGTACAGTACGGTGCTGAGGCGGCCGAGTTCCTGTCCTCCTACGGCATCCGCGATTACGGCTTCTCACCGAAGACCGAACTGAAGGACTCCACGGATGTCTACATGAGCCGTGAGCTGAACGTTAAGATCGCTGGGGCGTCTTCTCTGCCGAGCATCGCGGCAGTACAGAAGAAGATTGCCGAGAACAAGAAACTCAATGCGGGTGATTTGTTCATTGCCAATGCCCTGAAGGAGTACGAAGCATTCGTGAAGTCTCCTGCGATCACTGCCGTGCCTGAAGCCGTACAGAAACAGCTGATCGAAAACTGGATCGACGCTGCTGCCAAGGCGGCCATCACTGAAGTCCGCGCCCTGAACAAGACGCTGTCTAAAGTGGTTTATGGTATCGTTGCTGGCCACGGCTGGTTCACCGACCTCGACCTGGAAGAGTCAACCATGGAAGTTGAAGTGGATGGCGTGAAGTACAAGGTCACTGCTGAACTGGCAGAGAAAGAGATCAAAATCTAATCCAACGGGCGGGGCAACCCGCCTTTCTTTGGGAGAAGTAACATGAGCAGTAAACCAACATATGTTGAGGTAATGCGCCACCTGGCTCAGTATGCCACTGACAATCTGAATCTGGAAGTCAGTGATGAGGACAAGAGTAGCATTAAAGGAATCGTCGACGCTGAAGTGGTAATCAACGATGCCCTGGACAAGCTGGCTGGCCTCCGTACCAAGAAAGACCTCGGCGGCGATGAATTGGACGCTATCGAAATCGTAATGGACCTCGAAGAAGAGTTCGATGTCGAAATCGACGACGGTTGGCTGGGTAGTAAAGGTGATGACCCAACCATGGGCGAACTCGCTGAACTCGTGGTCGCCCTGCGCAAATAACAGAAGTCCCCAACAAACGTTGGGGATTTTTACTTTTAGGGGTTTACTTCCTCTAAGGAATGTCCTATTATTCAATAACTGGCGAACGATGGGGTTCACCAGATTGAGATGAAGGATTACATTATGATCATGTCTGGCTCGAAAGTAAAAGAAACCAAATGGGCAGGTGAGTTCGCAACCGCTCCTGTACTGACTGTAAAGGCTCGTAGCAACAAACAAATTCTGGTCGTCGATTCCGAAGGACGTGAATTCTGGCGCAACGTTGCAAACGTGATCGAGGTCGCAGATGTCAAATAAGAACAAAATGGTCGAAACCTCCGTGGAAATCGATCGCAATTGGGGTTTGCTGCGCGCCAAAGGGTTCCGTCGTGTGTATGCGACCAAAGAAGTCTATGCCCAGCGCCGTGACGTTATCATCAGCAAGAAAGGCAAAGAGTGGGTTGCTGAAGAAGTCGATGTTGAGACGGGCGTCGTCGGTAAGGTGAAGGCCAAGGCCGCGATCCTCTTCGCTCTTCTGAAGCATATCAATTAATTCTATAAACTCCGGCGGGGTATGATTACCCCGTCTATTTGAAATGCAGGAACTATATCATGACCCGTATCAATGTCATCCCCGTTGAATCTCTTTGTGACCAGCACCTCCTTGCCGAGTACACTGAACTCGCGCCTGTCGTTCTTAATGTGGTGAACGGCAAGCGTCGCAACCTCAAGGGTGCGCCGAAGCAGTACAAACTCAACGAAGGTCATGTGCTGTTCTTCCGCGACAAGCTCATTTATCTGATCGAACGCTATGATCAGCTTGTCGCCGAACTCCTTTCCCGTGGGTACACTGTCAACTATCCGTCCCTCCGCAATCAGGTGACCTCCGATAATCGACAGGAACTCGCGATCTATCTGAACGATTACCAACCGACCCAAGCCGCAGTCCAAGAGAATGTCGAGCGCATTGTCGAACGCCTGAATGGGATGGGTAAAATCACGTATAACCGCACACCAGTAGACCCATCCTACATGGTGAACGTTATGAAACAATCATTCCAATTCTGAAGAGACTATATCATGAAAAAGTTAATCCTCGCCGTTGCCCTGCTGGGCGCTTCCTTCTCTGCTGTTTCCGCTCCTCCTGTCATCACCGGAGTGTCTACCAACGGCGTTTATGCTTTCAAGGCGTATGGCCAAGACCTCGTTCTGTATAAGAACGGGAAGATGATTGAGCGCTGCGTATCAGACGGCGTAAACCGTGGGATCGACAATCAGGGCAGCCCGTTCATTCTAGACTTCTATGCCTGCTCCAACGGGACTAAGACCTTCGGTGTCAAGACCTTTGGTAACGTTGCCGACGGTGGTTGGGGTTTCATGATTGAAACCCGCAATCGCCGCCCAGTCACCACCATGGAAGAAGAGTTCATGATCTCTGTTGGGGGCACGTTATGACTCCTGAACAACGCCGTTCCGTGAAAGTCATGGTGAAAGGCAAGACACATCTGAGTTATGTCCAGTCTGCCAATGTTGTCCGCCTGATGGAAGTCAAGAACGACATCGACAACTCCCGATTCCAATCGGCGCTCTATGGGCTTCTCGAGTTCGTTCTGCGCCAGGCTGATCTTGGTCATGTCGATACTCTTGATGATCTGACCAATCTGTTGAATACGGGCGGGGAAGGTTTCGACACCGCCCGTATCCTGATTGATGGCGGACCTGAAGAAGACGAGGTGTAATATGGATAAAGAATTGGTTTGGGAAATTGTGAAGGGTGTCTTGGTAATAATCGCGGTGGTTTTCATCTTGGGTGGGAACTTCTTCTATTGGTTATTCCGATCCGACCAGAAACGTCGCGAACGCAAGGAGAAAGAGAGAAAGGATCGCTGGATGCGCTAACTAAGGGATAATCCATATCCCGAGGTGAATCTCATGTTCATGTCTTCCTTCATAGACTGGTTGAACATTATCAACGGCCTGAGGATTCCTGTTGGAAACCTCGGGCTTTCTCGTTCTTCTATGCCACAGATTGACGATGACAAGCAGCAGGCGTTCCATGACTACCTGGAGGAACTTGGCATCACCATCGACGCTGGCCAGGTTCCAATCAGATCCCTCCGTCTCACCCAGAACGAAATCAACAAGATGAAGGTCTGGAAGATCATGAAGAACATTCGGAACAAGAAGCCCATGGGACGGGTTTGGGTTTCTTCTGACAATTATGTGGTCGACGGCTCACACCGCTATGTCGCCGCCCTGAACATGGATGACCGCCAGCGGATCAAGGTCTACAAAGTGGACATGCCAGCGATGGAGTTCGTCAAGGTCGCCAAGCAGTTCAAGGGCGTGAAGTTCAGAACAGTGTCTGACGCTCGCTTCTGAATACGATAGTTTATTGAAACCCTTTACTCAACATGGTGAGCCGCCTATCATTTCATCCAATGAAATAAGGAGAATCACCATGAAACGTTTAATCCTCGGGGTCGTGCTGGCTGGTCTGGCATTACCCGCCGCCGCCAAGCTGAACTCCACAGGTGACAAACTGTGGTCTGATCTTTCCTACTGTGCTGGGTTCTCCCAGGCAGTCGCCATCGACAAGTCTGGCTCCATAGAGAACTTTGCTGAACTCTGGAACACAGGTAACGTCTCCACTGCTGTTGTTAACGCCGGGATTGAGTTCAACCGATACAAACAGGGAGCCTATAACCTCAAGGGCTACCTCAATGACGATGAATTTAATCGAGGTGGCATGGAGGCTGGCGATTTGATCATGACTGGGCGTATGGGCACCCAAGGCCGAATGACAGTCAGACAGTGCCGTTCTCTCCCTTCTCCGGCATTACAGAAGGGTGTGCAGATAGGCCGCCGTCACCTGAACCTCATCAACGATGGCAATCAGTGCATCAAAGTATTCGAATACAGCGCTACGCAGACCTCTGATCGAGTCCTGAAGAAGGAATGGCGCACCCGCGCCCTCGGCCTCAGGGCATGGTTGGTGGAGAACGATTATTACTTTGAAGACAGGGTTCAGAACGGTCTGAAAGACCTGGCCACGAATCTGAGCGTGAACCTTGATGATCCTCGCATGTCGCGCGAACTCCAGCAGACTCGTGTTGACTGCGACAATATGATGAAGGAGAACGAGTGATGAAAGGTAAAATCCTACTCCTGCTGTTACTGATGGCCGGGTGTGTAAACGCCACACCACCGTCTAAACTGAATACCTGCGCCGCCTGGATGGAGACGTATCAGCAATTCCATCCGGACGACAAAGATACATCTATCCTCCTGTCTGACTTCGAGGGAGAGCTGAAGCGCCTTGATCTGTTCAGTGTTGATCAGATAGAGAATGCGCTGGATCTTCCCATGATGCTGACTGCGGCTGATAACAGTCCACAAACGAAGAAAGACCTGATGTATTGCCGGGGGATTGCCCAGGACTTTGTCGGATTTCAAAAATAAGTTTCGGGTTAAAATTTAGCCCTACATTGTGAACTGAAGGAATACACTGTGATGCTCCTGACCAAATCAATCGCTGCGGCGATTATCGAAAAGAATAAGGCTTTTGCCCCCAACACAGCCAAAGTTATGTTGGTACACGAAGACGCTCGCGTGATCTTCGCCGAGAAGTTCGAGATGGGCGCGAAGTTCTGGTATGCCGACAACTTGCGTGAGAGCAAACTTCAGGGCATCATCCACAAACTGACTCTGGTCGCCAAGCGTAATGACCAGGGTGACTGGGTCGGCGTTTCTGACTTTAGTACGAAGATCACCCCAAAGGCTCCACTTTCTCGTCAAGAGCGCATTCTGGAAGCCCAGGAAAAACTGCGTGCGGCTCGGAGTACCCCAAAGGCGAAACCAGATGCAAGCCCGGTCATAACTCCTGCCACCAAACTGCCTCCTGTGAGTGACAAGTCCGTCGAGCAATATGCGGAGAAGCGCAACGGCAACGGGATGTCTGTATCCAAGATGTCTAAGGCTGTTGAGCCATTTAAGACGAATCCTGCAGTTGAAGTCGTGTCCGCAGTAACTGAAGTTGTCAGTAAAATTCGCGAAGACATGTTCGCCCTGGGTGCATTGGACGATCCCTCTGAATTTATCTCCCTGCGTGAACTCGAGGCACCCACCCGCCGCCGGGTTGCTAATGAGTTGTTTGTATCATTCAGGCCGAATGGAAAGATTATCCTGTGTAAAGCATTGCGTGAATCACTCCCATGGGCGACCCTGAACATGATGGTGACGCGCGACTTCAAGCGTTTTGGTATCATGCAAGGCAAGGACTACAACGTGAACCAGAGTGGGACTTATGTTAATCGCGCCATGTGTGACAAACTGACCTTCCCAGAAGATACCGCAACGATCCGTGTCGTTCTGAACTGGGATGACAAGCTGAACATGTATGTTGGTGATTTCCAATAATCAATAATCCAGGGCGGCTTATCATAAGGTCGCCCTTTTCATTTGAGAGACTATATCATGGAAAAACTTTATTCTATTATCGTCGGTCCTGATCCTGACGGATTATTCTTCGCCCCGTTGTCTTATATTGCCCACGCCCGTATCGGCAGCCATTACGCATATTGCACACGTGGCCACGACGGTTCCAATGTCCTCCATTATAGCCGTTTTAACGATTTCTTGGCACTTCAACCAGAAGATGTTGTGTTGGCGCGTCGCGTGTTCATCGACTTCAACGCGATGGCCCGCCTTGAACTCAGCGAACGCATGTTTGCCATGAAGTGTATGGAAACCATGCGTGGTAACATAAGTCGAATTGAGTCATTCGACGCAGAGAAATCCAAAGCCATCTTGTTCACAAGTGACAAGGTCAACGGAGAGAAGACCACGGAGATTTTCTGTGGTCCGGATTCCTTAGACAGTAATGGGCAGATTGACTTTCTGTGCAACAAGTTTCGCATCTCTGTGACCTGTAATCAAGACCTGGGCGAAGTGATTCAGTGGACAGCTGAGTCTCCTCATTTCAGTGACCTGGTGATGACGGCCGAAACCCGTTCCCGCGCTGTCGTTCAGTTGGTTCTGTGGGCGTTCTACCAGCGCACCCCGTTCTCCTACATGGGGCAGAAAGCGATTGACGAACTCCTGAAGTCTCACGCGGTGGAGGTGTAACATGGCTGGCGTATGGTGTGATGTCCTGCTGGTTCGATACAGCGTGAATGGGTGTGCCCAAGTGCGTTCCACCTTCTATCCGGTCCCATTCTCTTCTGGCGGCCTGACGGTTCAGCGAGTTCTCGGCATAGAGTCAGAACTGAACAAAAAGTCTTTTGGTGTGCAAGTCCTGGGATACGATCTTCTGAATGAAATGTTGGTTGAAGAAGACAAAGTTGAGACTGTCATTGGTCGCCCGGAGATGGAGGTCTTGATGAATCTGGCTGGCGTCGAAACAACTGAAGTCGAAACGGTGTCTGCGCCTGTCATGCCAACACAGGAACGCCTTAACGCCATTGCTGGACTATTCACGAGTGGTTTTTGTGATGATCGCATGGCTCGCGACATCTATGCCGCCGCACTGGGCGTTGAGAAACAATCGGAGCAAATATGAACACAAAGACTGTAATCGTATGGGGAGTCGGTATGGGGCGTTGTTGTCCTCACAAGACGATCACATTCACGCAGGATGACCGTGTGGAAATTTCTCGCATCGAGACTGCCGAAGCGCCTGTTGGGGATTCAATGACCAGAACTCCAGTGTCCCGTGTACAGGTATTGCGTCCAGCAGTCGAGGTCATTTGCGAAGATTGTGGGCAACGCGGCACCATGATGTTAGAAGAGAATTCTGACGAAGAAATCGTGGTGAAAGGCTATTAATTCCGCTTTATTCAATAAAATTTCTTAGTTAAACTGTAGTCCTCTTGTAGTGAACATGAAAGTAAACATTAACCCAACGGAGAAATCCAGATGAATCGTACTGAATTTGTTGCCCACATCGCTTCGACCCAGAACATCACCAAAGGCGAAGCAGAGAAAGTAGTGGCATCCTTTATCGACGGCGTTAAAACTGCAGTTGCTGCAGGTGCGTCTGTACAGCTGGTCGGCTTCGGCGCGTTCGAAGTTAAAGCACAAGAAGCGCGTGAAGGTCGCAACCCTCTGAACGGCCAGACCATTCAGATCGCGGCGAAAAACGTTGTGAAATTCAAAGTGGGCGAAGGTCTGAAGAACGCTGCCAACGGCAAGTAATTCATCTGACGCGCGGCCTGACTCTGAGACGCAGGGCATGGCAAAAGAGAAAGCCGGAGCATTGTACTCCGGCTTTTTCGTTCCTGGGAATCGGTTAAACTAAAGGCGAATCCCATAGGAGGAAGAAAGTGACAGCATTCAACCAATATACCAAGGCGCTTGATGGCGTCGGACCAGTTAGCATAGACCGCATCAAGTCTCTTGCCACTGAGTTCTTCCCATACGACACCGCCAACCCCGGCCAGATGGAGTGCATCGTTGAAGTCGTTGATGCCCTTGTGAATAAGAAATTCAAACACGTGATCATCGAGGCTCCAACTGGTGTGGGTAAATCCCTCATTGGCACGACCATCCATAACGTGCTTCGCCACCTGGTTCTTGAGCGCAACCCATATGGCCAGTTCCGCACGTCTATCACAACACCGACCAAAGGTCTGCAGGATCAGTATGCGGCGGAGAAAGCCGTGGCGATAGACATCCTGAAGGGCAAGAAGAACTATCGTTGCCATATCAGCCCCGACCTGTATTACAACGCTATCCAGTGCCGTATGGCATGCCGTGATGGCCACTGTAATAAGAATCGTTGCCCATATGTTCAGGCTCGTCGTCTTTGGACGGACATCTCTTCTCTGCGCTGCACCAACGCCGCCATGATGGTGGAGATGTGCACAACGATCTGTATGAAGCCGGAAAACCGCGCCGATATGCTGATCCTTGACGAGTGCCATAAGATGCCCTCTACGCTCCTAGAGCACACGATCATGGAATACAGCATAAAGGCTGTGGAAGGGTTGCTTACGATCCCCGAGGGAGTGCCTATCGTGGAACTCATCAAGGATATCATCATCCGCACAGAGAACTATGAATTGGGCAAGCTGTATTCCCTGTCTGGTGAGATGCATGCGATATTTGACGACCTACATGACAAGGTTGAAGCCCTGTTGGAAACTCTTGAGGAACTGGTAGAGGACGAGCGCCTGACTGAAGCCCAGGTGATGAAGTTGTCAGACATCATTGACACCCTTCACAACCTCAGCGACTACTGTGGGATCATGGGGCAGACCAACGCCAGCACCTTCATCGTGCAGGAGAAAGACAAGGGCATGATTCAGTTCAAGCCTGTCATCGCATCTGATGTATCCCAGTTCGGCCTGTTCCGCAAGGGTGACTACCACGTTCACATGTCGGCGACCATTTGTGGGATTGACTCGTACGCTCGGTCACTGGGTATCCGTGAGGGCGAGTACCACAAGATTCAGATCGGCAACCCTATCCCGATTGAGAACCGGAAAGTCAACTACATGCCCATCATGAAGATGACGGCGAACATGGGTGACTATGAGATGAAGAAGCTGGCCGAATACGTGGATGAAATCATCGCATTCCACCCTGGGCAGTCTGGTATCATTCACACAGTAAGTTATGACCGCGCCCTGGCTCTACAGAAGTTCAGTAAGTACCGGAATATGATTCACGTTCCTCGTACCCGTAAGGCTCTGATGGACATCATGGAACACGCGTTCCGGACCAAGACGCCTTGTGTCATCGCCAGTCCGGCTATGGAAGAGGGGTATGACTTCAAAGGCGATTACAGCCGATTTCAGATCTTGATCAAGGTTCCATACGATTACCTTGGTGATCCTCTGGTGGCTCACGTCAACAGTGTAGACCCATCGGCGTACTTCAGGATGGCGGTACTGCGTATCGTTCAGATGTGTGGGCGTTCGGTCAGGGGCGTGAATGACTGGGCTGCGACATACATCCTTGATTCTTCTTTTGAATCACTGATGATGCGCAACCCAGAGTTCTTCCCCGCTTGGTTTACTGATGCCGTGTTCGAGGTTTAGTAACCCGCCACGAAGGACAGATGACACTTGACATTCGGTTCCAGCGATGTCACAGAAACCGTCATACTGTCCGTATCTTGGCTGAAGTCAATGGTGGCGAGAGGTTTGGTCTGAACATGGTTGTAGACGCTGTAGAACAGATCCTCGCCACGATACCCTACTTTTCCGTCGGTGTCCTGCCAATGACCCAGTGTCTCATCGTAGACATGCACTCTGAACTCGATCATATGGAAGAGCGCCTTGGGGATGTCCTTGAGTACGCTGGTGCCAACCACAGGGATCTCAATGGAAGAGTCATTGGAGTTCCCTTCATAGACCGAAGCCCATGCAAAGGTAGGATCACCCCCAGCAACCGGAGTACGCTTCCAGTATTGGAATTCGGGGTTGCCTGAAGCGTTCTTCTGAAGTAGAATGACCTCACCACCCGTGAAGTTCGCGGTGTCGATGTCGCCTCGCTCAAGTTCATCTGCCGGAGACCCAATAAATTTCCAGCCTTCGCGATCCAGTAAAGACTTATAATAGTCGGTGAACACGTTGCTGTCTTCTGCAGCGTTGATGGCATCTTTGAGGCCTTGGCCTGTTACCATCTCGTTGAGCTTCAACCACATGTTCTTGACGGCAGACGCTGCTGCGACTTGCCCAACAGTCCCACCTGCAGCATAATCATAGATGATATCTTCTGACTTGATAGCATCATTGATAGAAAGGAGCAATTGCTCAATCTGCGGGGCGGTGAGACTGAAACGATATGCGCGGGGTGCCATAGTTTCATTCCTCTTTCTATAAAACCAGTTTGGGATATTTATATCATGATAGAAATTTATTCTGACGGGGGTTCTAACCCGAAGACCAACCAGGCCGCAGGATGGGCATTTGTCATCAGGCCAATATCGGGTATGCAATGGAAGGTGTTCTTCGGTCACCTGCCTCCCCCGTCCACCAACAACATCGCCGAGTTGTTGGGTGTGACCAACGCATTGAAGCTGCTGTGGGCATTCTCAGGAAAGGGTGAGCGCAGAATACCAAAGGCAACAATTTGGTCTGACAGTCAATACACCATCAAGAGCGTCACCGAATGGCGAGCGAAGTGGGAGTATCAGGGCTTCCCAGACAAGAACGTTGAACTCATCAAAGATCTGTTCAGAATCTATGATCTCGTTTGTTCAATTTGTGAAGTTGAACTAAAATGGGTTAAGGGTCATGCAGGGCACGAAGGTAACGAACTTGCCGATGACTGGGCCACAGCAGCCAAAAACGACAGCAACTTCCTGATTGAGAATGACAAGATCTCAGTGAAGAAGGTTGTTGGATCTTTTGATGAATTTATCGGTATCTGAGGGTTCCCACAATGGGTATGAATTATGTTGATCGTGGCGAGAATGTCGTCAAATATTTTACGGACGAAGATAACGAGCGTGTCATCAGTATCCTTCGTGATTGGATCCCTGCTCGTAAGAAGGCTCTGGCTGAGGGCACCAGGCTTCCAAAGATCCCCAACTATGTTGCTCTACAGGTCCAGCGCATCATCACCAAGATGAGCACCCGCTACAACTATCGCGACTATCCCTTCCGTGAAGACATGGTCTCTGAAGCAATCGTCAACATCCTGCGTTACCTCCACACCTTTGACGTCGACCACATTGGAAAGAAAGGGAAGATCAACTTCTTCTCTTGGGTGACCATGTGTGCGGATCGCTCATTTGCTCGTAAACTGAACATCGAAGAAGAACACACGTACATCAAATTGCGCTCATTTGAAGAGGCGGGTGGGTTCGCAGGCCTGGCAGACGATCCCGACTTCCAACAAGAGATCTTCGTTGACGCGACAGGGATTGGCATGGACTTCCGTGAACGTATCGGTAACTTTGAGAACAAAAAGGACGCTCAAAGGCAGAAGGAGCGAGAGAAGGTGGAGGCAGCTCGTCTCGCAGAATCGAATAAAAAGATTGCGAAAGGCATACTTCAATACATGGCACAGGCTAAGAATACGGTAACAGCGCAGGCCGAAGACAATTCAGATCAGGACTTTGGCAAAACCCAATTCAATCTGGAAGATGATATCTGTGCGATGGAACCAGATTGGGAAGCCCTCAAACAAAGATTAGAAGAACGGGAGAAAAAGAACAATGGCGATTGCTAAAATCGGCGATCTGCATATCGGGAGCCGTAATGGTTCCCGTTACGTTCGCGACTTCATCAAGAACTACCTCATCAACTATTTCATCCCCGAGCTTGTCGACTCGGACATCCATGAGGTCTGGCAATTGGGTGACATGTTTGACGTCCGAAAATTCATGTACGGGCGCGACAAAGACTGGCTGAAGGATGAATTAACTCCAGCGCTGAAAGCGGCTGGCATCAAGTGGAATGGCATTGTTGGCAACCATGACATCACCCTGGAAGAGTCCAACCGCATCAACTGGCCATCCTACCTGAACGAACTCGACCCAGATGTGTACTGCTACTACAGCGAACCGACCGAAGTGATGATCGAGGGTGTCAAGACTCTGCTGCTGCCTTGGATCAACAAGGAGAACTATGATGCGTCTATTAAAGCGATACAAGATACAGACGCCGAGTACTGTTTTGCGCATCTGGAGCTGGCAGGGTTCAAAATGTACCAGTCTTCTACTTGTGATCACGGCCAGATCGACGTTGCTCTGCTTTCCAAGTTTACCAGGGTCGACACGGGACATTTCCATACCCGTTCGATGGAAGGTAACATTCAATATATTGGGACTCCGTATCACCTGAACTGGGAAGACTACAAAGACGGCACCAACCGTGGCTTCTATGTGGACGACATGCGCGGCGGAGAGGTATTCATCCCCAACAGTGAGCACCAGACGCTGTTCCGTTACGTGGAATATGACTACACCAAGTTGTCCTCAGACGATGAAGGTAACTGGATCGACCCGGAATGGCTGAACACAGGCTTGGGTATTGAAGGACAGATCGTTAAGGTAATCGTACAGAACCGCGACAATGCTAAGCATTATGAAAAGTTCTGTGATGCCATGAAGCGCTGCAAGTGCATTGACTACAACTTCATCGACCGGACTATCACCGTGGCGGCTGAGAAGGTTGAGGTCACTGAAGAGATGGTGGCGACCGATGCAGTGGAAGTCCTGAAGAAGGATATCCGCGCCGGGAACAACATCCAGCGCCCTGACAACGTCTGTAAACTGGCAGAGCACTTCTACAATGCTGCCCAACAACGCCTGAACAAACTGGACGCATAACATGACTCAGAGCACAGATATCCTGGCCAAATTTGGCAATCTTTTGAAGGAAGCCGACACTCCGGTTGAGGTCGAAGTCCCATTTGAAGTGCGTGACAACATTACGCACAAACTGACCTTCCGCAAAGGCCGCGCCAAGAACTTCCGCTCCATCGGTAATCAGTTCATGGAGATTGATTACCAGCGCAACCCGGCTACCCTCGTCACGTCTGACGATAACGGCGCGGGTAAATCCACGATGCTGGTGTGGCTGCTATTCTTCGTACTGTACAACGACACATACAGCAAGAAGGAGAAGAAGGCAGGCCTGGTAAACTCACAGAGCCGCAAGGAATGTGTGGGTGAGGTAGAGTTTGCCTGCCGTGGTAGTGAATGGAAGGTTCGCCGTGGCATTAAACCTGACTTTGTTGAAGTCTACCAGATGGTGGACGGCAAATGGAAGCAGATCGATAACGACGCAGCCAAGGCCGACATGAACAAGTACATCGTGAACCTCATTGGCGTGGACCAGAAGATGTTTGAGAACTCTCTGGTGCTGGGCAAAGAGAAGTTCATTCCGTTCACCGAGATGTACACCGCCGACCGTCGTGTCATGGTAGAGACTATTTGGGACTTGGGCTTCTTCAGCCTGATGAATGAAGATGTCAAGGCATCCATCAAGAAAGCGAACGAAAAGCTGGACACGATCGCGAATGAATGTGCGTTGAAGGTTGTTGACCACACCAACAAGAAGACGCAGCTGCAGCAGATAGAGCAATCCAATGCCCTTATCCAACAGCAGTCGGCCGATATCCTTGTACAGCAACAGGAAGCCCTGGTATCGCTGGACGCTGACATTGCCGCGCAGAATGAGGAGCGCACCCGCCTCACTGCTGTGGAATTCGAAGCCACTCAGGAAATGAAGACGGTAGAAAGCCGCCTGCATGACGAATCCATGGTGGAGATTGAGGCTGTCAAGAAAGACTTTGATGCCAAGATCCAGGCGGTGAAGGATGCCGCTCAGGAAAAGGCCGATGATTATGAGCGCATCGAAGTGTCTACTGCGGAGCATGATCTTCAGGTCTTGCGTGACCGTGCCTTTACAGTGGCCGAAAGCAAGAACACCCTGCTCACCGAGCGCAACACAAACCTGGACGCCCTGAACGCTGCTATCCAGCGCCGCCAACAGGGTGAGAACTTCCGTATCCGTTTCCAAACAGAAATGGATGGCCATCAAGCGGCCATCAAGCGCTTCCATGACATGGGGACTTGCCCAACATGCACCCAGCTGGTGTCTGACGATACCAAGGCGCGCATTGAGAGCAAGTACAACCCTCAGATACAGGAACTGCAGGCGAAGTTGGATCAGCTGGATAAGGTCACTGCCGATGTCACCGCCCTGATTGATGGCCACAAGGCTCAGGACGACAAGCTGGTTGCCGATATTGCTGTGGTCGATGCCGAACTGGATGCAATGCGCAAGCAGGCCGACGAAATCGTTGACAATATCAAGCAGCTACGCCGTGATATTCAAGGGTTCCATGATGCCGCCACGATTGAGTGCAACTCTCTGAACCGTGAATGTCAACAGAAGATCCTTGACATCCGCAAGGCGTTGAACGTTCGTTTTGAAGACATCACTGCGTCGTTGCAACAGACGCGAGAGAATGCCGTCAGCGGGATTAAAGCCGTCGATGATAAGATCGCCGAGCTGAAAGCCCGTCGTGCTCCTCTCGTGGCGTCCATTGCCGATCTGGAGCGTAAACTGGCTGTACAGCCGACGCCTACCACCGATCTGGAGAACGCTATCTCTTCTATTGAGGGTGAACTGGAGGATCTATACCAGCGTCGCGAAGATGCCGATCAGGAACTCCAGGATCTGCAGCACCTGTTATTCTTCCTGAAGGATGACCAGACCAAGGCACGTATCATCGCCCTGTACCTGCCATTCCTCAATAGCAAGATCAACGAGTATCTTGAAGCCCTCAACATGTTCTTGGACATCGTTGTTGACGATACCTTTGAGATCACCATGAGCGCAGCAGGTCGCAAGGGGCAGAGCATCTTCTCCCTGTCTACTGGACAGCGCAGCCGCCTGAACCTGGCAGTGACACTGGCTCTGCGCGACGTGGCTAACCTCAAGGCGTCGGTGCAATGTAACCTGTTTGTCCTGGACGAAATCCTTGAGAACATGAGCGAGCGCGGGGTGCAGGAATCGGTTGAGATGCTGAAGCATAAGTTCGGTGGGAACAACCTGTTTGTCATCAGCCAGCGTGAGCAGGAGTTCCAAGAGTACTTCCCTCACAACATCCGCTATGGCCTGCGCAACGGCCTGACCGAAGTTATCAAGAAGGATTGATCATGGGTAGCCTGATTCGTGTATCAAAGAAATCCAAGGGCGCTGAAAAGCGCCTGTACAAAGCCGTCCGGATGATGATTCTATACAAGCACAAGGCCGAGAATCATTGTTGGCGGCAGAAGACAAAGGAACGCTACATGGATGCGCACTACAAGATGAAATCTCGTGTTGTTCGTCTGTCTACGAAGATTGTTGGTGAATTCAAATGGTGGGGTTGTGAGGCGGTCGGTAGCCGAAAGGCGATAGATCTTGAATATGATCGCGACCTTGCTTTTCTGATTAATGTTTCCAACTACGAGGATATGTCATGAACTGGGATCATCTGTTGTTGGCCATCAGTATCTTCGTGTTCTTTGACGCGTTACTGGGGGTATACGAGATGAGCAGGGAGTCCAAAGTCAGAGAGATGGTGTGCTGCTCTCTTATCGGTGTGGTCGCCCTCTACTTCGCGATTGGGTTCGCTGTAGAGATCTTCAAATGAAAGTCGTCCACTTCAAGAAGGAGCCATACGACGTCTACATTGGTCGGCCTGGTAAATGGGGGAACCCGTTCGAGGTCAAAGACCATGGACGAGGCGTCTGCATCGAACTGTTTGAAGAAGACCTGTATGTGCGCCTGATTGAAGGGGATATCACCGAGGATGAACTCCTTGAGCTTGACGGGAAGATCTTGGGGTGCTGGTGTAAGCCACGCCCCTGCCACGGAGATGTTTACGTCAAAGTCATTGGTCGTATTAAACTATTCCGCAAGCTGGGTAAATCCTTTACTGAACACCTGAGACAAACGTATGAAAGAAGACAACGTTGAACTGTTTTCGGCAGGCCAGATTGCTGCTGATACCTGGAATGCGAAACATAAACACCACAAGGTTGCGGTTGGTGTCAAAGCAGTGATGCAGACTGGAAACGTTATCACGATTGATGGCACCGTGAACTTCTACGAGCGCGGGGATTGTCTAGACGGTCAGTTCACGATCGGCAAGGCATGTGACTGGAATGACCCTCTACAGTTCGTCTACGGATGGCTGGAGTGCATCGAAGAATCCTACCACCTCATCTATGAATGAGGCCAAAGGGCACTAAATACCACGTGCCCTTTATCTTTTAACCCCTGTCAGGAGGCTCAAGCGAGCTGCAAGTCGACAATCCACATAAGGAACGCCATCATGACGATGACAACGTTGAAGGCCATGGCCTTGTCCGTGACCTTTACCATTGCCAGCGGGAATGTGCACGCTTCCCAAAATACAAGTCAATGTGTTTATGATTTCTCTGAGCAACAACTTAATACGCTGGCAACTGCCTATCACATAGGCAAGACACAAGATCTTGGTTACACCCTGGCTGCCATATCTTGGCGAGAGAGCCGTGCTGGTGAAGATGTAGTGTCAATGCGATACGGCCTCAAGGCGGCCAACATGGGAGCCTTTCAGAACAAGGTGAAGACAGTTGGTGATCGCGAAGGTTGTAAGAATCGCAAGTGCTATGCCAATGTCGCCATCAAGTTGTTGACCGACCAAGAATATGCCGCGCAAGCCGCCCTCGATGAGATGCAGTTCTGGCTGACCTATCACAAGCAGAATATCCGCAAATCCCTCTCCTCTTACAATGCTGGCTTCGCCCGTAATCCCGCATCGAACGCTTATGCCGCTGACGTCGTGAAGAAAGCTAAATATCTTCAGAAATGTGTGTCCTTCAAAGGCCGGACCATCTCCGAGGTAGATCCTCGGGTGATCGCCATGAACAAGCGCACGATAGAGAAACTGAAGAGGACAAGATAATGAACATCACTCCATCTCAGACCGGATATGAACATATCTTGGTCTTCATCGCTCTACAGGGCGCGAAGGAAGGCATCATCGTATCCGAGTACTCGGGGACTGTGCGCCTTGCCGATTACGTCGCACCCGAGGCATTCATTAAGAAGTGCATTGATGCATGGTGCCTCTATGCCCTCAGCACGTATCCTGCTCCTCCTGAGGGCGAGCTGTTGTTTACTGTACCGACTCCGGCGGCGGGAGATACGGACGCGATCTTTGCCGATATGCTGGCCAAGGGGTATCTGGTGTATGACATAACTCACGATGTCTATTCCTTCACCTCGTTGAACACCGTGTTTGGATTCACCATCACATCTGAAGCCAACATCCCTGACTGGGGCATCTTGGCGTGGGGCGTTGACGGTCTGGGTGCAACCTACGCATCGTCTGACGTCGGTGCGGTTCTGATTGATGAGGGTGTCACCATGGAGCAGTACCTTGCCCAGTTCCCTCAACACAATATCACAGGCAGCGACATCATTTTAGTTCAGCCTGGTGCTATCGCTCTCCCCCGTTTGGTGGATGGATGGAAGCCTCAGCTGAAGGATATCATCACAGGAATCAGATTCCATATTCCTGTGGTGAACCCAACGCCGTAAAAATAATTCAATAAAAGGGGCTTTCGCCCCTTTACTTCTTCAATATCCTTCCCTATACTTCATCCCATAAGCAGTACGACACCAACTTGAAACGAAGGAACTATATCATGAACGCGATCAAAACAGATTTCACCAAACCAGAAATGTCTATCCTTGAATCCCTTGGCTTCGGCGTTGTAACCCTCGAAGGTCAGATTGTTGACCGTGGTTTGGCAGACAACGTTGAAATGGGTATCGTGACAAACGGTGATCGCGACGCTACGATGAAAGCGGTCCACGCAAAATTCCTGGCTGAAGGTTGGAATTTCAAAAATTCCCCAGTGAATGGTTTGCCAGTTGACCACATGCACCACACGATCTTCCTGAAAGATGGGTTCCAGATTGGATTCTACTCCATGGACGCCATCGTCAAATCCGGTAAAGAACTGATCGAGTCTAAAGATCACTACCTTTCCGTAAGTAAATCCACCTGGGCATGATCTGACAAGAGAGCTTCGGCTCTCTTTTGGTTTCGCTAATTAGAAGAAACCGCCATAATTCCATCAGGAGATACAAAATGTCAAAGCCAAATTTCCTTCAGTTCATGCAGGAAAAGGATCAGTTGGACGAAGCGTTCAACTCCGCTCCGTATGAGCTGACCATGGGCAAGAAGAACGCAGGCGATGTGTTCTTCACCTTCATCGACGAAGATGAAAAGGAATACCGCATTCAGTTCTATACCCCTCAGGGGCTGGGCAAGAACGTTCGTCAGGTCTTCATCGGCCAGAAGCGCGGCTCTGTCTATCCTGATGCCATCGCTCGCTTCAAGAACCCAATGCGCGTTATTGCTTCCATGATCGAAGCGACCAAGCAGTTCCTGGCGACCCCTCTTGGCAAGACTATCGATGGCTACGCTGTCAACTTCTCTAAGAAAGCGCTGGAACGCGGGATGACACTGATTCCTAAGATCATCCGCCAGTCCGGCCTGAAGCAGAAACTCAATGTCATGGACCTGACCTACGCGCCCGTCCCTGACCGTGGTTATGTGTGGCTGGTTCGCAAGGGTAAAGATCCGGCGCAGGTGTTCGATGGTCCGAAGATGCAGGGCATCACTTGGGATGACCCAGACAAGGTCGGCGACGTTCCTGAGCAGCCAGTTGTACCAGCAGGTTCAGACAGAAATAACCCAGCCAACATTATCGGTTCTGGAACTGCTGTTATTGATGCCAAACGGCTTGGTGCTCAGGAAGTAAACGTGGAACGACTCAAAAACGGCGTTCGTATGCGTTCTCAAAACGGTGACGTCGACATCAGTATTTCTGACCCAGACTTTTCAAATGCAGCAAGTACGACTGATGCTGCCACTGCCTCTGTTGTGGTCAAGAACGGGCGTTACGAAGGTGCCATCAATTCAAAGCGCAAGATTGCCCGCATCTCGAACGAGCAGGGCACTGAATGGGATATCATCGGTGTCAACGGGGAAACCCTTGTCTCTATCAAGTTGAACAAAGTGTCTAAATCCGCATCAGATTCGACCGAGAGTGCAACCAGCGTTGACCAGTTGCGTGACAGCGGCTTTATTTCTAAGGTTTTCGGCATCATTGACACCAACGTTGGGCTGGACACTTCTATTCTTCCTGGTGAAAACATCCGTCGTGCGGGCGCTGGTCGTTACACGACGGCAGGCGGGTTGGTTATCGTTGTCAACTTCACAAACGTCCTCGCTGGTTTCGTTCAATACTCAGTTTTCAGCGAAATTGCTGAACAGAAGACCGTGGCCAAAGGCAGCGCCCGTGACGTCGCCAATGCAGTAATTGCGACCATCTTTGAGGTTGCTAAGACCCAGTACACTGGCGAATGGGAAATTAGCGCAGTGCCGATGAGCGCCCCTTACCCTATCAAAGCCATTCGCCGTTCTCAGGGCTGGGGTTATGTGGAGACCGCGAACTGGACTCTGAAAGTGTCCGACGCTGTCCTGAATCGTGTGAAACCAGGGAACACTGCTCTGTTGGAACTCAACAAAGAGCCTCTGCGCGGCAAGCACCTGCTGGAAATCATCCCAGAGAAGGGCGACAAGACTCTGATGCTGAAAGATCGCAGCGGGACCATCTATGGTTCTATCGACCTGAATGCCAAGGGCGCTGAAGCCATCAACTCCAACACCCTGCGCATCCCACGCAACGCCGAAGTGTTTGGTGAGACCGTAAACGGGATGTCAATCAAATGGAAGAATGTCAACTTCCCCAAAAATAGTAAGTATGACGGCGCTACCCTGAACATGAACGTCACTTACTATTATGACAAAGGCAAAGTTGCCATCACTCCGATGGTCGTCCAGAATGGCCGTATTCTGAACGATCCAAAGTCATATGAGATTCCTCTCGACAAAACGAGCGTTCAGTCCACATTGGATCGTTGGTCAGAAGATATCGAAACGGTAGTTCGCCATCTGCAAACTCTGACAAGCACGAACTACAACCCTGAGCAGGTCTTCCTAGATGACATCTATGTGGACGATCATGGTGGTGTGAGATGGCGTGGTTACGACATGGGTGATCGCCGCACAAATGAGAAGATGCTGAAAATTATCGGCGACGAAACTGAGCGCCTGGAATCCCAGAAAGAGAAGCCAACTTCCTTCGCTGGTCCTGGTGGTAAGAAGACTGGTGTTGACCTTGCAACATACGCTGGTTCCATCCGCGACAACGCTCCAAAAGGTCGCGACCTGGATTGGCAGATCTATGCAAGCCGTGATGGTCAGACTCTGAACGTGGACTGGGATATCACCTTCCGCCGCAACACAACCGAAGGTGCATATCGCGAGTTCAAAGCTCAGATTGACCGCGCCAACCAGTACCTACAGACTCTGTACCAGGATGCGAAGTCCAAGGGTTACAACCCGACTGAACCAAACCTGATGACTCTGGCTCGCGCCCAGCAGTCTGACCAGTGGGCGAAAGACGACGGGGAGAGCGCATACAGTGAGTATGAGCAGTCCCTGGGCGGCAACATGCAGATTAAGATCTGATCATCGAAAGCCCCTTCGGGGGCTTATAAATAACTGAAATCCCCGAGGAGATTCGAGATGAAACCGTTCCTTCAATACTTTAAAGAACAAGCTGCTCAGCCTCAGACCCATGCTGGTGTCCAGGGCAAAAGCGTATCCATCACCAAACAGGCTGACGGCACTCAGTGGTGCTCCGGTGCTACCGTGACCCAGATCACCCCTGACAATCAGGCGGATGTCTACAACCTAGAGTTAACCAACGGCAACACCATCAAGGTGAAGCTGACCCCAGACCAGACTCACGGTATCTCCCAAGGTCAGGAAGTCGTTGCTGTCCATGACGGTTTCGAATTCTTCTTTGGCAAGTCTGCTGACAAAGGCCAGGTGACCGAAGCCTATGCTCAGGAACTGGCGAACATGGACAAGATGATCGGTAAAGCACTGGGTGTTGGCAAGTCTCGCAAGAGCGGTCGCACTGAGTTCGAATACTCTGGCATCCCTGGCATCGGCAAGGCGATCACCGTGAACTTCGGTGGTGAAGATGACCCGTATGTGATCGTCACCTGCAACGGCAAGGAGCAGGACATCAGCAAGGGTAAAAACCTGGCTGCTGATATCGCCAAGTTCCTCGGCGTTAAGCCTGTCTAAGGAGGTTGTATGAAAGGGTTTCAAGACTTCCTGCTGAAGGAAGCAACAGACCATCGGGCGCTGGGCAAGCGCGGTCAGTACGACATCACTGACGTTGGCCGACCGACCAAAGGTGAGCTGATCGATTACTACAATCGCAACGGCGACAAGCGGCAGGGGAAAGTGAAGTCTGTGAACGCACAAGATGTCATGACCCTGACAGACACCGACACGGGTGAAACCGTCAAGATGACTCTGGTCAAGCCGTGATTACAATCCCCCTAAATACAGGGGGATTTCTTTTTCTGAGGAAACAAATCATGGTTAACGCGAGTGTTTTCATCAACCGTGGACTGCTTGCTATAGCCCACTCTCATGCCCTCCACTTCGTTACAACGTCCTATGCCAAGCACAAAGCTCTCGGGGAGTTCTATGGGGAACTGGAGGACTTGCTGGACACGTTTACCGAAGCATACATCGGTGCGGGTGGCCAGTACGTTCCGTCCTTTGAGAATATCAAATTGTACAACCCAGACCCAATTGCCTATGTCAACAGCGTGGTGATAGACGTCGATGGCATCTACAGGCAGTGTGACTCCCACCTTCAGAACACACTTGATGAAATCAAGACGCTGTGCTATCAGACGATCTACAAACTGAAGCAGCTGTCGTAAGTCAATACGAAATAAAGGCATATAATTTTGCTCATTATTCACCGAAAGGAAAGGACAATGAGCAAAATCTTTACCCCGACACATCGTGAAGGATGTGAGATCGCGGCCAACTACCTGCGCGGTCGCATGAACTGCGGCGCTGTCTTTATCGAGCCAAATTCTTTTGACAACAAAGAATCACCTGATGCCATCGGGTTTCGTTCAGGCGGGTGCTCTGTCCTGATGGAAGTGAAGGTGTCCCGCGCCGACTTCCTCACTGACAAGAAGAAGCCTCATCGCATGGACCCCACAACAGGGATGGGCGCATACCGCTTTTATGTCTGCCCTCAGGATGTGATCAGGGTTGAAGACCTACCGCCGAAGTGGGGGTTGTTCTACTTCACACCCCGCAAGTCCCTGATGCCAGTTCATGTGCCAGACATGCAGTACTCTTCATTGTCATCACCAGAGCATTATCAGAAGTACCTTGATGAACAGATCAAGAGAGGAAGAACCGTTACCCGGCATATGCGCAGCTACATGGAACTCCTGGACGGCTTCGCCCACTTTGAGCGCAACACTGCCGGGGAGCAGAATATCCTGTATGGGGCTTGGCGCCAACTGTGTATAGCTCAAAGTCGTGGTGTAGACTATACTGTGACCGAAGTGTTCCAGAGGCCGAAGATCTAATGAAATTTCTTGACGAGCAATTTATCAACAACGTGTCGCCCCGCCTTGACAAGTTCAAGTGGGAGCGCGTTGGTACTGTCGCAAACTTCCGTTGTCCCCTGTGTGGTGACTCCACGAAGTCTGCTAACAAGCGCCGTGGATACTTCTTCTATGATCGGGATCACGACTGCTTCCGGTTCAAGTGCCACAACTGCAACCAGATGAATGGCTGGTCATTTGAGTTCTGGCTGAAGAAGTTCGACGAACGCCTCTCAACAGAGTACAACATGGAGAAGTTCCGCCTGCTGGGTGATACGTCGGGTAGACCACTTCCTTCCCTGAAGCCGTTGCCAAAGCTGACGCAGACCGCCCGTATTGGCTCAGTGGCGGCGAAACGCGACGAGAGCCTCCTCGGCAATATGATCCGCCTTGACCTGCTACCGCCTGACCATAAGGCTCGACAGTACGTACAGTGGCGAGGGCTGCCGGAGAGCACTTGGTCCTTACTGTACTACACACAGCGCTTTCGTGAAGACCTGAAGCTGTTTGAAACAGACCCCGAAAAGCAACTGAAGATCCCTGATGACGAGCGCCTGGTAATTCCATTCTGGACGCAAGACGGTCGCATGAAGATCGTTCAGGGGCGTGCATTCGACAAGAACGCGACCCTGCGATACGCGACAGTCAAGCCCAAGGACGAGGACACCAAAGTCTATGGGGAAGACCGGGTGAACATTCACAAGACCAAGCTGGTGGTGGAAGGTCCGATTGATAGCCTCTTCCTGCCGAATTGTATGGCGTCAGCAGATGCCGACTTGTTGAGCGTTAAGGGCGACATCTATATCCCTGACAACCAGTACCGGAACCCGCAGGTCTGTGACGGTATTCAGAAGATGATAGATAAAGGTGTCAAGGTCGTGCTGTTCCCACCGGACGTTCCGTGGAAGGATATCAACGACATGGTCATGCCATCAAAGGGCAACATGCCGATACAAGACCTCCTGAAGCTGATCGCCAAGAACGTCTACCAGGGTATGGCCGCTTCATTACAATTCGCCGAACTGAGGAAAGTGAAATGACGTTAGAAGAACTGAACAAACTGGACGACGGGGAGATCGTGCGGGGTTACTTGAAATCTCGCGAGGGGTATGTCCTATCTGGGGAAGAGTCCCCGAGTTTCATCCACGGCTGGAAGAATGGTCAGGTGGACTTCCATGGGGAACCAATCAGTGCTGAACAGGCCGAACTGGCCAGAGAGTTTGTAAGAGTTCGCCCGAGCTAAAACTTTTTACTTCACATCACCTCCCTCCAGGCCTCGTCGAATGAGGCCTTTTAAAATACTTCAAAAATATTTTAAAAATTTATTGAAAAAGACTTTACTCTTCAATAATGATGCACTATTATAGTTCACATAGGGCGGTAACACACCGCCGAATGAAAAGTGAAACGAACCAACTACATTATGAGGAATTACATCATGGCTACTACCAAAACTCTGATCACCAACGGCACCATCTCTTTCGAACTGAACACCGAAGTTGCTAAAGTTGAAATGTTCCGCATCGCTCAGGCAGCTGGCTTCACTGGTGGCAAAACTTCCTTCATGAACCTGCTGAACGGCAAAGTGAAAGCAACCAACGGCTTCACCCTGGTAGAGCAGGTTGTGGTTGACAAAGCTGTGGTTGCTAAGACCGCCGACAAAGTTGGCATGCTGAAAGACCTGGGTCACGACATCCACGTCGTCGAAGCGAACACCGAAACTTACGGCACCATCGTAGTTGGTAAAGGTCGCATCCAGCTGAACCCGCTGAACAACGGTTCCTTCTCTGTGATGGTCTTCCCTAAGAAAGGCTACGCAAACGAAGACATCGTGAAAGCGGCTGGTGGTGAAGCAAAAGCTCAGTACGTCAAAATGGGTAAACTGAGCGCCGACGCAGTTGAAGCTCTGGTGAGCAAACTGGCCTAAGCCAGACGCATAACAGGGGAGGCAACTCCCCTCCCATTCAGATTTTTGGTAGGAGATTACCATGCCCCGCGCTGTCATTCAAGCCTCTTCAGGTGCTCTCTGGGTTGCTGACCGCATTCCGAACAAAGTCTTCCCTCAGTTCCAAGAGGAACTTGAGCAGGCAATGTTAGCAGTCCTGGAAAAATACGGGTACGACACTGAAGTTCGTACGTCCTTCAACGAAGTCATGCCAGTGGTGGTAGCAAGATGAAACTGAGCAGCTCAGAAGCGACCAAGATTGCGGAAGAAACAGCAAAACTGCTGGCTTCACATACTTCAAAAACCTGGGTAATAGACACATGTTCTTTCTCCCAAGTTATTCTTTCTTGTGGGGATGTTTACGTTCAGCATCTACTAGCCACGGGATCTTGGTTTGCTGGTTTTAAAGAATATGATGATAGTATTACCAGTCGTTATGTTGGTTCTGCAATAATGGCGTATGAAGGTTTAAAGTCCGCTGTCGAAGATTACATTACCCAGTTGAAAGAAATCCACGATAATATGTGACACAACAGTTCCTCAAGTAGTTCACTTTCACTTTAAATACCTCTGCATTCATTGTGGAGGTATTTTCTTATGGCCATTCTAAAACTTGGCACACGCGGCTCTGAAGTCAAATCACTTCAGCAGAGCCTCAACAAAATCGGCTTCACCCTCGTCGCCGACGGCATCTTTGGTAAGGCAACAGAGAACGCTGTCAAGACTGTTCAGGCGGGTGCGGGGCTTGTCATTGATGGTATTGTGGGTCCAAAGACCTCCTATGCTATTCGCAACGCCGGAGACGCTCATCAGGATCACCTGACTGAGGCTGACCTTATCGACGCAGCCAACCAGCTGGGAGTTGACCTCGCCTCTGTGAAGGCAGTCAATCAGGTTGAATCCCGTGGCACTGGCTTCACCAAGTCTGGTAAGATCAAGACTCTGTTTGAGCGCCACATCATGTATAAGAAGATGATGGCGAAGTTCGGACAGGCTCGGGCGAATGCTGCTGGTCAGATGTATCCAACCCTTGTCAGTCCAGTGGCAGGCGGGTACACGGGCGGCGATGCAGAGTTGGATCGTCTCCATGCAGCAATCAACATCGACGAGGATTGTGCGTACGAGAGCGCTTCATACGGCCTCTTCCAGATCATGGGCTTCAACTGCCAGGTCTGTGGGTACGCCAACGCCAAGGAGATGTTCAATGACTTCCTGACAGGCGAACGTGCTCATCTGATGGCATTCGTGAAGTTCATCAAGGCCGACGCCAAGCTCTGGCAGGCTCTGAAGGACAAGAACTGGGCTGAGTTTGCGCGGCGCTATAATGGTCCGGCGTATGCCAAGAACCAGTACGACACGAAGCTCGCTGCTGCATACAAGAGTTTCAGTTAACTCAAAGGCCGGAAACGGCCTTTTTCTTTATCCACCCCTCGGGTATGCTGGGTGTGTCGCCTTAATTAAAGGTGATGACACCCCTGAGATATAGGAAGGTTCCCATGCAATCTGCCACCAAAGTTGTAAGTATGAAGCCAGCGGGCAAGACCAAGTCAGCACGTAAGAAGGAGACTGTCCAGAAAGAAGATGACTGGATGAAGTTCTCCAAAGGTGACTTCAGAATCGCTCCGTTCAATGGCCTCTCAGAGAATCAGAACCTCGCATATCAATCTGCTCTTGAAGAAAACCTCACCATCGCGATCGGTCCGGCGGGTACAGGTAAATCGTACTGCGGTGCCTCAGCCGCCGCCAAGCTCCTGATCGATAAAGTTGTCAGCAAGATTGTCATCACGCGCTCTCCGCTGCCAACAGGCCAGACAGCAGGCTTCCGTCCTGGTGACACGTACGAAAAGCTCATGCCATACCTGATGCCCCTGATTCAGACGTTGAAGAAGGTGCTGAAGACCGATACTGGCAGCGACGGTTTCTTCAACTACCTGTGGGAGAAGCGCATCATCGAGATCCAGGATCTGGAGACCATCAAGGGGATGACCTTTGACGACACCTTCCTGATCATCGAAGAAGCCCAAGAATGCGATATGGAGCAGCTGAAGAACCTGCTGACTCGCGCATCTGATTCAACCTACATCTTTGTCAACGGTGACATCAAACAGTCCAACAAGCGCCTGCGTGATAGCGCCCTGGAAAGGTACGTCGGTTCCTTCCGCGACTTCAACGCCAAGCTGGAGGCCGGAACTCTGAAGATCGATGGTGTTGGTGTCGGTGATGAATATCCTGAATGGGTTCAGCCGTTCAGCATCATCGAATTCAACAAGACCGACCGCAACGGGCGCGGGGACTTCACCCGCCTGATGCTGGAAGTCAACGATCTGTACGACATTTAAGTAACTCACCAACACTCCCCGCCGCCTTCAATCTACGAGGGCGGCGTATAATAAAACCTGCTTATAACACAAACCGAGGATCGCTATGATTAACGTCATTAAGCGGGACGGATCTTCTGTCCCCTTTGATATTGAGAAACTACACGCAGTCGTAGACCGCGCATGTGACGGCCTGACTGGTGTATCAATGTCAGAGGTGATCGCTGCATCGAAGATTCAGTTCACCGACAACATGAGAACAGATCGCATTCAGGATATCCTCATCCAGGCTGCGGCTTCACTGATCTCTGTAGACAAACCCAATTACCAGTATGTGGCTGCTCGTCTGAAGTCATATGATCTGCGCAAGGCTGTCTATGGCCAGTACAAGCCGCCTCACCTGCTGGATATCTTCGTCAAGAACATCAAACAGCGCGTGTATGATCGTGAGTTCCTTGATCTCTACACGACAGAAGAGTTCAACGAGCTGAACGATGTCATTAACCACAAACGCGATAAGAACTTCACGTGGGCGGCCATGGGCCAGCTGACAGAGAAGTATCTGCTGCGCGACCGTTCCAAGAAAGACAGCAAGATCTTCTACGAAACCCCACAGGTCATGTACATGGGAATCGCCATGGCGTTGTTCTCTAACTGGGACAAAGACAGCCGCCTGGAGATGGTGAAGAAGTTCTATGAATATGCCAGCACAGGCAAGTTCAGTCTTCCCACCCCGATTATGGCAGGTGTTCGTACTCCTACCCGTCAGTTCAGTTCCTGTGTCCTGATCAAAACTGGTGACACCCTGGACTCTATCAACGCAACGGCCAAGACCATCGTTGACTATGTGTCCAAACGTGCGGGTATCGGCTTTGACGTCGGGGCTATCCGTGGGATTGGCAGTCCTATTCGCGGCGGAGAGATGGTTCACACAGGCCTGATCCCATTCATCAAGTATCTCACTGGGGCGCTCAAGTCTTGCTCCCAGGGCGGCATTCGTGGTGGTGCGGCGACAGCGTACATCCCTCTGTGGCATTACCAGTTCGATGACGTCGTTGTACTGAAGAATAACCGTGGCACTGAAGAAAACCGCGAACGCCGTATCGACTACGGTATTCAGATCAACCGCGTGATGTTTGAGCGCCTGGTTGCCAAGCAGCCTCTGTATCTGTTCGACCCGAAAGACAACCGCGAAATGTACGAAGCATACTTCGCTGACGTTGACAAGTTCCGTACTCTGTATGAGAACATGATCAAGGCCGCCGATGCAGGCCTGGTACGTTCTAAGAAGCTGCAGGCCGAAGAAGTGTTCCAGATGCTGTTAGACCAGCGTTCAGACACAGGCCGCATCTACATCGCATTTGTCGATCACATGAATGAATACAGCCCATTCAACCTCGACACCATCTACAGCTCCAACCTGTGTCTTGAAATCGCCCTGCCGACCCGTGAGTTCGAGCAGTACAACGATGAAAACGGGCGCGTGGCTCTGTGCACCCTGGCCTCCTTCAACCTGACAGCATTCGAAGACCCGACCGAAATGGAAGACGTGGCGTTCGTGTTGGTGTCTGCGCTGGACATGCTGTTGGAATATCAGGACTATCCAGCGATTCAGGCTCGCAAGGCTGTTGAAGACTATCGTCCTCTGGGTGTTGGTATCGTGAACGTGGCTCACTTCTTGGCCAAGAACTTCACGGGCTACGGTTCACCAGCTGGCCTCGAGATGCTGGATGCGTGGATGGCACACCTTCACTTCTATCTGGTCAAGGCATCCAACCGTCTGGCTATGAAGTTCGGGGCGTGTAAACGCGGAACTATCCATGGTATGGGACAGGTCACCGCCGATCTTCAGCCGCTTCCGCTTGACATCCTGCCAAATGGTAAGAAGCCGGAAGGCATGGCATATGGGCTGGACTGGGATGACCTGAAGGATGACCTGAAGACCTATGGTATCCGCAATGCCACCCTGCTGGCAGTAGCCCCTACCGAAAGCTCCTCACAAGTCCTCAACGCAACGAACGGCATTGAGCCACCGAAGGGCTTGGTAAGCATTAAGGGCAGCAAGGACGGCACGTACAAGCAGGTTGTTCCGGATGTAGAGACCCTTGGACCGCTGTATGACCTCAAGTGGGACCTGGACTGCATCGAGTACCTGAAGACCGCCGCTGTCATCCAGCGCTGGGTTGACCAGTCCATCAGTACCAACACGTGGTATGACCCAGAGAAGTACCCAGACGGCAAGATCCCTCGTGCTAAGATGATGCAGGATATCCTGTCGTTCTATATGTGGGGTGGCAAGACTCTGTATTACAACACGAACAAGGACGCCAAGGAAGACGAAGAGCTGAAACAGGCTGAAGAAGTTTGTGACACCTGTGTGGTGTGAGTTGGTCTAAACCTGCTACCGTTATATCATCAGGGGTGAGATATCACCCCTTATTCATCAGGAGTTCTATATGTTCCAGACGTTATTGTTGGTCCCTGGTCAACCAGGTATCTTGCTCGAACACAACAGCAAAATGGAAGCGGAGAATGTTCTGCGCAACGTGAAAGTGGCCACTGCTTGGCACAACGGCGGCGAAGTCACGGCTATCCCGTTGAACTACACGGATCCAATGGACACTGTGAACCGTACCCACTTCCTTCTAGACCTCAGCAAATTACCTGAAGACAAACGCCGGGATTTTGTTGCTAACATCAAGAATTACATTACCACCGAACAGATCAAACTCCACGAAGGCAAGGCATAACATGAGCGAACAGAAACAATTCTCCGTATTCGACCCAAGCTCGAACAACACTGGTCTGCCGTTCTTCGGTGACCCAGTGAGCATCCAGCGCTATGATATTGTGGCGTGGCCTTTCGTACAGAAGTGGTATGAGAAAGGCCTCAGTCAGTTCTGGCGTCCGGAAGAAGTAGACATCACCAAGGACAAGGCCGACTATGCAACCCTCACACCTGCTGAAAAGCGCATCTATGAGAGCAACCTGAAGCGCCAGACCATGCTGGATTCTATCCAGGGTGCGGCTCCGTTTGAAGCGTTTGGTCCATGGGCATCTACCCCTGAAATGCAGTTCGCTGTCCTTGAATGGACGCGCCAGGAGGCCATCCACTCTCTGTCTTACACCCACATCCTGCGTAATACTGTGAACGATCCTGGTATCGTATTTGACCACGTGTTGGACGTTGCAGAGATCGTGGATTGCGCGCATCAGATTAGTACTCACTATGACGATATGGTTCGTTACAGTGGCATGCGTATGGCTGGTCGCGCCTTTACCCGTGAAGACATGATGAATGCCAAACGTGCATTCTGGCGTGCTCTGTTTGCTGCCAACACACTGGAAGGCATCCGCTTCTACGTGTCCTTTGCGTGCTCTTGGGCGTTCACACAGTTCCAGAAGAAGATGGAAGGCAATGCTAAAATCATTCGCCAGATCGCCCGTGATGAGCAAGATCACCTGATCCTGACCCAGACTCTGCTGAACCGCCTGCCTGGTATGGACCCTGACTTCGAAATCATCCGTGAGGAACTGCGCGGTGAGATGACCCAGATGTTCTTGGACGTGGGCAATCAGGAGAAGCAATGGGCCGACTATCTGTTCCAGGACGGCTCCATGCTTGGCCTGAACGCGAAGATCCTACACCATATGGTAGACTGGTTGCTCACCCACCGCATGGGCGCTATCGGACACCCGTATCCTGGGGAACCACGTAAGGAATGCCCAGTGCCATGGATCAACGAGTGGCTAAATAATAAGACAATGCAGTACGCGTTGCAGGAAGCTGAAGCTCCTGATTATCTTATGGGTGTACTGACTGGTTCAGTATCCGACGGCCTCAAATTCGCTTAAAGGTGAGAAATGATTACGATCTATTCCAAACAAGGTTGCGCTCAGTGTGTAACAGCCGAAAATCTGTGCAAGATGAAAGGGCTGGAACACAAGATCCTCAAGCTGGACAAAGACTACCAGCTGGAAGAACTTCAGAAGTTGACTGGTAAACAGCGCATGTCTATGCCTGTAATCGTCCTCGCTGACCAGACCGTGACCGACGTTACTGGACTCGCCGCCAGCCTCAAACGCTGACAAGCCAAAGCCCCTCATTGAGGGGCTTTACTTTTGAAACGCCCTCCCCTATACTTCCCAGTAATTCATTGGCATTCACCACAAATTGAAAGCGGGAACTATATCATGACAAACAAAGTACTCACCAACCCACTGCACAACTTCGGTTACATTCAACTCCCTCTGGTGATCGACACCCTGTACGCCGATGACAAAGAAGAGATCTGCTGGTCACCCACCGCACTGATTGAACGCGAAATCTTCAAGTCTGTTGTTGATGTTATGTTCCGTATCGGTCGCAATGGACCTCTGGTCTACCTCGGCAAAGTAACTGAACTGAAGACAAGCCACAATGAACGCTTCCTGCGTATTGATACCACAGGGTGCTCTCAGCAGGACTTCAACACACTGCGTAACTATGTACTGATCAACCGTCCGGTCAGCCAGCACCGCCCGTACCTGACGTCAATGCACATCGACAATTTCATCACAGACGTTCACCTCCGCGCCGAAACCCTCCATGAAGAGGAAACAGGCCGAGCTATCGACACAGTCTTAAATATGGTTGTGATCACCCTGACGGAGTAGACGCCATGCAAGATTACAAAGAGCTGAGCATGCAGCTGGCAGTGCCCATACCAGACAAAGGTTTATACCAGAACCTGCATCATCTGATGTCTGAAGGGCACATGCTACCATTGCGGTCTGAGGATGGATCTCAGATCGGTTATGCCACCAGTTGCGTGGTCTACGACAAACCAGGAGACGAAGAGCGTGGGAAGGTCAGTGTCGGTTCCAGATTTGTGTTGAACAAGAAGCTGGATGGTTCGGTAGTTGATGTCAGACCGATGATTATCCTCTACCACTTCAACGGTAAAGAGATGTTCAGGTTATTGAGCCACTTCATGTTAGTCGTGGCTCCGGCATTCAGGACGAAATTCTAATTCGTCCTTTTCAACCACACGGTGTCTGTTATTGGATCTGGATTGTTGACCACATAGAATGTGATGGTCACACCCAGAGAATGGTAATCCTCTGACAGACTCACCGTGACTTCTTCTACCTCGGCTCGCGGTTCATACAGAGCAATAGCATCTTCAACTTTGTTCTTCACATCTACCTGAATCGTTGGGGTGGTGTTCTCTCCAAGGAGATTATACAACCCTGCACCGATCCCAGGATAAGTGGGCCAGTCCCCGACTGAAGACATGACGATATTCCGCACAGATTGCAAGACAGCGTATACGCCTGATTTCATGGTGACATCTTTGGTCACCGGGTGCATGCCGAACTTCAGATCGACATCTTTGTACTCTTTCATTTCGCGATCCTCTCAGGATGCCTAGAAGGAGCAGAGAGGCGTGCTGCCCCTCTGCCACTAAACTATACCAACTTACTCTTCGGTGCCGAAATTACCACCATTGTCTTTTAATTCTGCCTTGATATCAATCTCACCTGGTCCCGTAGGGGATGCAGGGGTTGCACCTGACAGAGAAGAAGCGCGACCAGCACCTTCGGCATATATGATGTTACCATTAATCGTCTGAGCAACCGTCAGTTTGTCGGCGATGATCTCTGTTGCCAGAATCTTAGGAACCTTCAACGTCCCGCCGACCTCCAGAGTCTCGCAGATGATGCGCAGAATATTCTGTGCTTGCAACTCAGCCAGGTCACTGAATTTCATCAGCGCTGTGCCCGCAACCACGTTGGAGTAGTTGTTGGAGTGAAGGTGATAGACCTCGCCAGTCTTGCGCTGCACTTCAGTTCCTTTGACCGTCAGGTTGTGGTCCCCGCCGACATAATAGCGCTTGTCAAACATGGTCAGGTCATAATGATCCTTCACTGACTTGTTGACGACGTCGCCGTTCGGGAGCATCTGTTTGTAGGAGCCGGACATGTGCATCCAATGAAGACGCTCACCACCAGGAGTGTCGTCCACCTCCATTATGTGACCTGCTCGGGATGCCATGACGTTGTTGTACGGGTACTTGGAGCCTCCCGCTGCCGGAACCATAGTTTCGCCCGTGTTATCAATATCCTGTACGCGCCCTGTAGGAGCCGGAGTTGCCTGCTCTTTTGGGGTACGATCAGGGATAGGCTCAGACCATTTCCCGTTCTGTTGCGCTGGGGCGGCTGAAGCTGTATTCGCCGGACCAGGCCAGCGGTAGCCCAGGACTGACGAACGGCTGAAGCGGCTGACCTTCACTGAATCGGATTGGTTGCCACCGATACACCAGACATAGTTTGCATCGAACTTCTGTACAAACGCCACGTGTCCAAATGTAGGGTTGTTACCGCGCCGGAAGACTACGATAGCACCATATTGTGGTGCTGACAGTGCACTACCCCATGTAAGGTAAGATCGGGCAAGAGCGGAGCGCGTAGACGTGTATCCAGCCTGCAACATAACCCAGCCCACGAACGCCGCACACCATGACACTTCATCTTCAGAAGCACCAAGGGAGGTTGTCTTGTGATATTCTATAATGCGCGGGTTGTTGTTGAACTTTCCGGCGTACTCCTTGACACCCAGCTCGCCGCGAGCGATGGTCATCCATTTTTCAGGATCATACCCGCCAACAGGTGGTTGTGGATCTGGTTGTGGTTCGTCTTCTTGTTTCACAGGAACGTCAGTGACAGCGTTGTACGCCTGACGTTCTACAGATTGAACGACCTGTCCGAGAGCCAGCGGATTCGTGTCAGCTCCATCAGTGGGATTTGCCCCAGGCCAAGTCCAAGTGATACGCAGGTTCTGGTATGCTTCGTCAAGGGCGAACCCCATAACCTCAGTGCCAGGAATGATACCCGTTGGAGACCAACCTAAACCAGCAGAGGAGGCGTTTGAAGCAGGCATCAGCACCTTCGCCCATGGGAGTTTGTCCGTAGGCAGGAGGACGGTGTCATCAGTGTGGACGCCATAGATGCGGACGGCGACGCGCCCGTTTTGGTCTGGATCGTTGACATCTTCAACGGTGCCATAAAACCATCTCATATTGTCTAACATATTGAGTTCCGGTTGTCAAACAAGGATTTGAAGGTATTTATGCGCAGCGGATTTTGCCTTATATACTATAGGAAGCTCTGCTTCCGTTCATTTTATTTGTTATTCGATCCTATTCGCTTCGCTCATCACACCGCCTTATGCAGGCAGCACCATTCCAATGCCATGGAGGCATAAGAGCGAGGCAATAACTGTACACCTCAGAACACTCCTTGAAAAATGGTATTTTACTGACAATCTGATTCAAAATAGACGATCCCCAACAAATGACTCAGGAACAAGCCCATTATAACAATTTCAGGTAAAGAGAGCACGCGTTGACCTGTTTTACAGTTAAGCCAATAAAAATCCCGCCGAAGCGGGATTACTGTTTCTTAGACAACCTGACCTTGAGGGCTTCGGTTAACAAGTCAAGATGCCATGGCATCGACTCGTTGATTTCAAATATGCTATAGCCGTGTAACTTCAATTCATCACACATCACGAAGTAGGATAGTAAATCAGTTTCAAACATTAGATGAAAATTTCATTAATGCTATTGAATTCGATCTTGTGTTCCTTACCACACTTCGGACACTTGATTGAACTCTTGTAGTGGATGCGCGGTATTTTGTGGAAGAAGTTCTTCGTAATGCTGTCGATGACATCTGATTCGATGTTATCCTTCACCCACTCAACAAACGCTTCTTTCACACGGCGGCGCTCGGTGGCCTCTTCCGGAGTGATGCCGATTTCTTCAGGATTCTCAACCTTCCACACCTGACCGTCATCGTCGTACAGACAGTCGATAAAGGTGGCCAGCATCATCTCAACACTTGCAGCATCAGACAGCGCCGTGGCGTCCGAGAAGGAAGGTTGGCGCATCTTGAGGTGATATCCGCCTGGCAGGTCAAACGTCTCCTGGAAGCCGTCCTGAGCAATGCATTTTACATTGTTCAGCGGGATAGGCAGAGTCAGTTCCTGTTCACAGGGAACCATCTGGCGCTTTTCTTGGCCATCTCCCAGATAGATCGTTTCTTCAACCTGATTATTGCACTTGTAGCGAATCTTCATCAATTCGCCGATGGCGATCATGCGCATACGGATGAACACTTCCTCAACAACACCGATTGGCAGTTTGCTGAAAGGCGCACCTGCATTTACACATTCGCTGAAGAGGCTCTCCATCATGGCCGCGCGTTCTTCAATCGGCGTTTGCGGATCTGACACCTGAAGTAATAAAGTTTGTTGCCCCGCAGTAAAGGCGCGATATTTGATCACAGTAGGCCAAAAGTCGCTTTTATATGTCTTTTCTGTTCTGGGCAATGATGGCAAATTCATAATGTATCTCCACGGTATATTGTAAGAGTAATTATAACGAGGAATGAAAATGCGCGGATTTTGTTTTAGTGAAATAGGCAAAGAATTGTCTATACAATATCCCGATCCCAGCACAGACTTCTTTATCTTCCTGTCCGATTATGCCAAGAAAGAGAATATTTTCCAGGTGGCAATGAATCACGAAGATTATAAGTTCTGTCGCCTGGGCGTCAAGGATTTATTGTCGTATGGCCTACAGGTGGTCATCGTAGACCCGTGCTACAGCCCTATCGACGATGAAGAAGTGTTGCCTGTCTATGTCCACCGCAATATTGACACCCTTGACAAAAATTATCCCGATTGTATTGTTATCGGTGAACTCATCTCTTATTATCATCGTGGGCGAAAGCTGGAACAGATTAAAAGTTATTTTCAAGAGGGGGTTGGTCAATATAAGATGAATGCCCTCAGTAGTGGATGGAGGGTGCTGTCTTCAGCAGGTGGTGCCGACTATATTAAGATGCGTGTCTACCAATATGTTGTGGAGCGCGATTATGAACTGGAGAAAAGTAATGCAAAACGAAAAACCCGTTGAACGTGCTCCGATTGAGGAAGTACAACAACACGTCCTGGACCTTATGAAACACACAGTTTCTGATGCCGAAGGTAAAGTGCCGGATGAGTTCATCGGTGCGTTCGATCAGGTGGCTTTCGATACAGAGGGAGTTCCTTTGATCCAGACGATCGCTGGTATGGTGTTGTTTGACCCGACAGCAGCAGAAAACGGCGCTATCGTCTACTCAGCCAACATCGGCGTTGACGGTGAATCCCTGTCGCTGGAAGTCAGCAACATCGCCAAGTACCTGATGAAATGCGGGTATGACCTGCAGGTTGTGTCGGCTCATTATATCGATCCTCAGGGGCAGATCTCTTATGGTGATGAGGCACGCAAAGTGAAACGCCACATCGACACTACCGTGATCCTGCAGAGTATCCAACAGATGCAGAAGAACCTGGACCACCCTGGTCTGATCCTGCCTGATAGCAAAATCATCACCCGTTAACCCGGCGTAAATAGCCCATACACCAATGAAACTTCGTTATGGGCTATTTACATGAAATATTGCGGAATCGACTACTCCTACGGTTGCCCATCCCTGTGCTTCTGGGATGACAAAGACCCTCTTGATTTTGATCATCTGCGCTTCTACGCATATTGTACTGTGGAGAAGTACTGCACTCAGATTCGCCAGAACATCCTCATCATGAAGCAGCCGAAGTGGGAGACCCCAGAAGAGCGCTTCTATAACATCTGTAAATGGGCTGAGGCTGTCCTGTTGACCGAGAAGCCGGATGCGATCACTCTTGAAGGGTATGCCATGGGCAACTCTAAGAACTCCAACAACATCTGCCAGACCGCAGAGAATACCTCTCTGTTGAAGCAAGCCCTGCGCCGTAACAATTTCGACTTCCAGATCGTGACGCCATCCCATGTGAAGAAGATGTTCACCGACAAGGGCAACGCGGATAAACACGCCATGATCGCTCACTTCGAGTCGCTGTTCAATGTTAATATGCGCGGTATAATGGACATGTTGGAAGTTAAGGATCCCAAGCCAATCGATGACCTCGTGGATTCGTTTGCGATAATGGCTTGCGGCTCTTACTTCATTGAGAATAATCCAGACTTCAACAGAGGTGTATAATGGTAGATTACTGGTTGTTGGCGAACTTCCTGACGTTCGCTTTGTTGTTAGTGGTTGTCTTCGTCTGGGTGAAGTCGTTCTTCACTCTGGTTCATGCGTATGTGTACCAGATCAACTTCTACACACTGTCACCACATCGTGACACGAACGTTCGTGCCGATCAACAGGCCGAGGCTATCCTCTCATATCAGTTCATTCAGATCCGTGACAAAATGATTAAGCGCATTGTGTTTTCTACAGTGTTGCTGCTGGTTATCATTATGGTTCGTTTTGTACTGACAACTGTGGGGGTGTTCCATGCCGCTGTATGATTATCAATGCAAGGGCTGTGGTAACGCGATGACACTGCGTAAATCTATTGCAGATCGCCATGAGCCTGAATCCAACCCCTGCACTGAGTGCGGAGGGGAGATTAAAATGGTGGTGGGTGCTCCCAAGATTGTCTCTGGGGTGAAGGGACCACAATCGGCTCCAGACGGCTTCAAGGACGTCTTGCGCACGATAAAGAAGGGTTCGGGCAAGGGGAACACGATCGATGTCTGACGAAAAACTACCAGCGCTTGTAATGACGCCAGAATCATTTTCTGAAATTGTCCTACTGCGCGCCGCCCAAACCAAGGATAGTATCCTTGAGACTCTGGCTGCTGTCTGTGAAGAGAACGACATAGACGAAACCAAAGTCAGAAAGATGATTACAGCACCATTGTTGTCGCGACTGACAGCTGAGTGCTCCGATGCGCGTCTGATCAAAGACACGCTGAAGTCCAAGAAATTAGTGTAGGTTTATTATGAGCAAAGAATCAATTTACAGCGCAATGAAAGCTGCCGAGTTTCTTCCTGGCGCAATGCGCTGGCGAGTGGGTAGCCTGAACGAGCATGCCGACCAGACGGATCGTATTCGTTACGTTACCCCTGATGGTCGCTCATATGTCGTTGAGTACCATACCCACGAGGAAGGCAAGAAGACGTTTTCGGACGTGTTCGACATTATTGAAATTGACCCAGCAAATCAAGTGCTTAAAGGTTAAATCAATGTAGTATCGGGGTATAATTACCCCGCTTGTAACAAAACTGAAAATACATGTAACAGAATAGCCCTGAGGGGCGGAAACAGAGGAATTAAGAAATGGGTAATTTATTCGATCGTCTGAAAGCGTCCCGTGGCCAGCAAGCTGACGCAATGCAGGCGCGTCTTGCACAGCAAGGCCAGAAGTCCGGCTTCCAGAAGGATCCTCGCATCTGGAAATGGACTTGGAACAAAGATGGCATCTCCGAGAACACCATCCGCTTCCTGCCAGTCCCACTGGTAGACATCAAGGCACAGGAAGAAGGAACGATCGATAAAGATCAGATCCTGACCCCTTGCGCCATGATCATGAAGCATCAGTTCCAGGGACCTGGTGGTTGGTACATTGAGAACTCACCTCAGACGTTCGGCAACGACGATCCGGTGCGCGACCATGACCGTCCGCTGTGGGCGCAACAGAAAGAAACGAACGACGAAAAGCTGAAGGACATCCTGAAGAAACGTCTGCCTGACACCAAATACTACGCCAACATCCTGGTGATCAACGATGTCAACGTACCGGAAAACAACGGCAAGGTCTTCCTGCTGGAGTTTGGTAACGCCATCAAGAAAATCCTGGATCAGGCGCAGAATCCTAAGTTCCCAACCGACCCTAAATTCGATCCGTTCGATCTGTGGGAAGGTGCCAACCTGAACCTGAAGCTCTTTGGTGAGCAGAAGAAGTTTGGGAACTGGGAAGGTCTGGTGGCCAACTTCTCCAACGTCAGTTGGGCTGCTCCGGCTCCACTGAGCGACGACGAAGCCTACATGGAAGACGTGTGGTCTCGTGAACACAGCCTGTTTGAATTCTTCAATCCGGCTAACTTCAAAGACTACGACTCTCTGGAAAAACGTCTGCGTAAAGTTCTGGCAATCCCTGATGGCCAGCCTCTGGTTGAAGGTGGTGCGGCCACGATGGCACATGCCCCTAACACCCAGACTGCTCACCAGCAGCCCGTCAACCAGCAGCCAACTGCTCAAGACAGCCTGAAACAACAGCAGGCCGCGCCGTCACAGACTCAGACTCAAATTCAGTCTCAGTCTACACCGGACGCCAAGAACACGGCTTCCATTGACGACTTCGAGCAGTATCTCAAGTCTAACTAATGAAAAAGCCCTCTTCGGAGGGCTTTTTATTTGCCCATCACGTCTTGCAATATCCCCAACAGGCTTGTCTTCTCCGCCGCCGTCAGGTTATCGTTGCCCATGATGTCACGAGAGATACCCACCGAGATGCGCTCGAAGTCCTGTAGGCTGATCCCAGCCAGGTTGTTTACAAGTTGGTCAAGCTGTTTGTAAGCCAGGAGAGCCTCTCCTGTGAAGTTTCCTTCTTTGACTTTCCGATAAAGTTGTCCGGCTTTTGAGGCCGCAGTTTCCCAGTCACCACTGGTAAGAGCGTCAGCAATACCGAGAGGAAGAAAATCGCTGGAAAGGCTGCGTGTTTCATATTCTGTCTCCGATAGCACTTTGTTGTAAGAGAAAGAGATGTTGTATTGGTTAAACTGATCTGTAGCACCTTTGTCCAACTCGATGGAACTGAAGTTGATCGGATGAGCCTCGACGATATAGACGCGGTGGACCACTTGATCTTCAGTATCAAGTTGCTCAATGCAGATGTCGGTGACGAAGTCTTCGTAATAGCCCATCTTGGTCGTGTATGGATCAAAGATCAGACTTTTCCACTTGTCCATCACAGACTTCTCGTAATAGTCATTGGCCAACAGGAATGACAGGTCGAGGTCGACGTTGGACTTGTTATTCGGCATCTTGATGTGGTTGCCGTTGTTCGTCATTGGGGTGGTGTCAATACCAACCCCCGGCAATGATGCAACCATACACATCATTTGAAGAGAACGGGAGGTCTGGTTTGTCCCTCCAAAGAAAGCGTTTACAATACGGGCTGACTGCTTAAACAAGTCACCGAAAGATGAATTGGTGCTATACGCCTTTCCGTCATTAGCCAGAGTGGCATTGGAGTCAAAGATCCCTGGTGGCAGAGGGATGGTCACTCTGAAGCGGTTCTTGCGCGACAAGCCCCGCTGTAACATCTGTGTGATAAAATTGCGATAGTCTTCCACGGTGAGGACTCCACTTAAATAAGATAACTGTTGTTATTTATAGGAGTTGACAAATGGCAAAGAATGCAGCTGGCGAAGAAGATCCGTTGCTGTTTCCGGCCGAGATGGACGCCCCTGAACTCGTCAAGCGATACATCCGAAAGTACCGCCAACACTTCGGTCCAGAGGCGAAGCGCAACATCCGCCGTTCGCATGTGTGGTTCATGGAGCGTGTGTCTAAGGACGCCAACCTGACTCCCAACCATATGAAACAGGCGTTCGCTGATCACAAGCGCCCCGTACAGGGTGTGCGGTATATGGTCGGGCGCATGTTCTATTTCAAATATGATGCTCTGACGAAGGACGAACTGCCGTACTGGGATATGTATCCTCTGGTGTTCTTCTTCAACTTTGCTCAGGGTGATGGGATCACCTTCGGAGAGAAGGGCGTGACGTACCTCTGGGGACTGAACATGCATTACCTCCCACCGAAGCTGCGGTTGTTGGTCTTTGAAGACCTGATAAAGCTGCGCAACGAACGTGCTTATCGTTCCAAGACCCGCCTGAAGCTCACTTGGCAGGCTCTGAAGCGCTTCGCCAACCATCCCCTGTACAATCACTGTGTGAAATTGTACCGCGCCGACCGCTTCCGTACTCAGCTCTATGAGATTGAGCCGCAGTACTGGGAGATCGTCCTCTTCATGCGCACCGCTCGCTTCCAGAAACAGAGTCAGATGTCTGTTTGGAAAGATGCGCGTCGGATGCATAAGAAGAAATAGTTCTATAACCCGTTCCGAGGGATAATTCGTGAACGGGTAATCCTAAATAATGAGGCTATAACATGTCACAAATTTATCGTATGTTCGGGTTGGAGTTCACCCCAGCTCGCCTTGATATGAAACTCCCAAATTTTGAAAAGAGTGGATTCGAAGTCGGTTGTGTTCTGGGCTTTGATCGCAAAGGCAGATCCGTCCGTGAACACAACATCTTTGACGTGCTGGGTTTGAAATCAGACAGCGAGGCGGCAATCCGCTTCGAAGAGGACATCCGTTTTGGTCATGCCGACCTGTACGATTATGTCCGTGATGTGATCGCTGGTTATGAACACGCTAAAGCACATATGAAGATGGCCACCGATGCATGCCTGAAACTGGCGCATTGTCTGTACTTCTTTAGTCGCAAGCGTCAGAATCTCGATATGGTATTCCCATCGGAACTACTTGAACGCTTCTCTGAAACCGAATTCCTGCTGAAGCAAGCCGACGGGGTTGCTGTCAAATCTGGTGAAGTATTCCAATACCCGATAAATCTGGTGTCTGGGCATCTGCTGGTAGGGCGTGATCAGGTCGACCTGGCGATTCATCCAGATATGGAGTATGATCAGAACTCCTGTCGTGCCATCCACAACTACGTAGGTGTCATTCTAGACAACTTGTACTCCGCCATGGAAGAAGTGATGGCGATAGAACAACAGGAAGACGTAATTCGTCGGATCCGCGAAGATATCGAAGGGAAGGTGAAGCAGGATATTCTGGGGGAATGTCTACCAGAGCATTTCCCTGAAGTTCCAAACTTCTACCTGTCCAAATAACCCCACTGTGTGAGGTGTGTATGAAACGTTATCTGAAGCTGACGACTGTCCTTGAGTCGATCATAGAGTATTTCATTATGCAACACCTCCGCGCTGACAACATGCATTTAGACGGTTGCCTGACGTATGACCACAAGATCATTGTCCATTCTGTTGAAGTGCTGGATGATGATCTGATGGTCGCAAATGTAGAACACTGTCTGTTTGATGAGTCAGTTGATGCGTACTGCCAACCACGGTTCGCAAAAGTCGAGCTAACAACTTGTTGGCCACCGGAAATGGTTTTCAATATTGACGTTGAAAGTTAATATTCACGCAAGTTCGCGCTCCGCTTGGCTGGGCGCGGTTTAACACTAAGGTGTAAACTTCTTTTCAATAAAAAGTGGTTTACATTTATGAAAAATGCAGTATATTATGTTCTCACTACACAGTCAGAACAGCAATATGCCGCGAAGACGGTCTTAATAACGAAAGGGTTTTTATTATGTCATATATTCTTCATGTAGATTCTGGAACCAAAATTGAAATTGAAGGCAAAGACGTTACGGCTATCCAGGCTGAAATCAAAGAAGCAGGCCTGATGATCGGCAACGTTACCCTGCGCCGTATGGTGGAAGGCGTTCTTCAGTCCGCCAACGGCTTCGAACTGATTGAAGGTCTGAGCGCTGAAGAGAAGGAAGAAACTCAGCAGGCTCTGGCGCAAGCCCAAGAGCAAGCCCACGCTGAAGTATCCCTGAAAGACGCTGAAACCGTTGATGCTGAAGCGCCGATCTCCGCCGACGCAACCGCTGGTGCTGGTAACGCCGATGCAGGTGAAGCCCCAGTGTCCGACGCCCCGGTAGACGCGGTTAAAGACGCAGTCAACGCAGCGCTGGAAGAAGGTAATCAGCCGTCCGACGCGAAAGTAGGTTCCCTGGCGTCTTCTATGCTGAAAGAAGCGGCGAAGGGTAAGACCCTGACCCCGCAGGCGGCGCTGGAAGAGCGTAAACGCCGTCATACCAAACGTGAAGAAATGGTTGACGCGGCTCGCGCTTCTAACCACGGTCCGGTCTTGGCTGCGATTGAAGCAGGAGTTGTCCCAGGTGTGTTCCTGAGCTACGTGAACCCAGACATGCGCTGGTTCCAGTTCCCGGTCACCGAACTGGCCAACCCTGAAAACCTGCATGCCCGCACCAACACATACGTTGACGTCGCGCCTATCGTTTCCGGCGGCTGGGGCTTCAGTCTGTACGTGAACGGCAAGTCCTTCACCAAACGCCAGAAGATCAAAGAGGCCGATGCCGAGTCTCTGGTCAAAGCAATCAACGCCTGGTTGCCTCAGGCGCTGGCCGAAGCGAAAGCCGCCGCGTAATTTAAGTTCAGAAGCTGTTCAATAGATGAAGGGGCTGCTATAATAGCAGCTCCTTTTGTTTATTGGAGCAGTCTATGTCCTACTCCCTCAAGGGGTTGCTCAAGCGCCCCGTCCACACATTCATTAAACCACCCGTCGTAAAGGGGATCTACCCAGCACGAGGGCAACTCTATTACGTCAAAGGCTCCAATGGTAGCGGCAAATCCACCGTACCGTCTCAGCTGGCGGAGAGGGATCCTCAGGCGTATGTTGTGACACATGACGGCAAGATTATGTTGACGGTCTGCCCGTCATTCAACGTGGTGTGTATCGGCAAATATGACAAGTCAAAGTCCAAGGGGGTTGATTCCCTGAAGGACACTGAACAAATGCTCTTCGCCCTGAGCATCGCTGATCTACCTGAATATCAGGTATACGATGTGATCTTCGAAGGCATCATCCCTTCAACTCTACTGAGTTCCTGGATCCCCCGCCTGACGCGCCCACCGCGCGAACTGGTTGTTCTCTTCATGGACACCCCTCTTGAAACGTGCATCGCCCGTGTGAAATCACGCAACGGCGGTGCGGACTTCAATGAGAGCCTCGTGGTAGAGAAGTGGGAGCGTGTTCAAGACCATCGCCAGCGCCATAAAGGCTTGTTCCCTACGGTGGCCGCAGGTATGATGAAGTCTCACGGTCTAACAGTAGACCAGGCTGTAATGGCATTCCTCTGTCGTGATTTTGGGAGTATTGATTGATGGAAATCAAAGCAATTAACAACAATGACATGCTGAAGCAGGCTGTCTTGGCTATCCGCGAATACGGGATTGAGTCGGACCCTGGTAACGCGGAGATCAACACGGACGGCACCCGATTCCTTGATGGTGTGACGATCACTGTTTCCGATATTCGTGACCGCTGGCTCTCCGTTGAAGGTCGCAACTCATCGGCTATCGCAGCTATTGGGGAGACCTTCTGGGTGTTGTCAGGCCGCAACGACATAAAGTTCCTGTCACGCGTATTGCCTCGCGCTGCTAACTTTTCGGATGATGGGGTAACATGGCGAGCCGCTTATGGTCCGCGTCTGTACGCCCATGGCCAGCTGGATAGCGTCATCAACCGTCTGCGCAAGAACCCAAACACTCGCCAGGCGTACCTCACCATCTATGACCCGTCTCTGGATTCAGATGCTGGTCTGGCGAAGTTCAGCGAGAGTGGCGAAGCGAAGACTAAAGACATGGTGTGTAACCTGGCTCTGTTGTTCGCCATCGTTGAAGGTCGTCTGAACCTGACGGTCATCAACCGCTCACAGGATGTTCTGTGGGGTATGAGTTCAATCAACTTCATTGAGTTCTCTATTCTTCAGGAAGTGATTGCTCAGGTGCTGGATGTTGATGTCGGCCAGTACAAGCTCTTCTCTAACAATCTTCATTACTATAACAATGAAGTCAGCCAGAAGCAGCTGGGCAAGATCACGAAGGACACCAAAGTAGAAGCCGGGTTCATCAACTCAATGATCCACTTTACGAACGTGACCAACCAGAACCATATCCGCAATCTGTTCGCTGGTGTGCTTCATCACTGTGATATCGGTAGCCCGTGGGAAACTGTGGTCGCCCACCTGAAGGAATATGATGCTGATCGTGGCTTGATCATGCAAATGGCATACTGCCTGTACTGCAAACTGAACGATAAGCTCATCAACATGAACCGGATTCAGGATCATGGTTTGAACATTGCGCTCACCCATTCTCCGGTTGACCGCAAGATTGTTGATCCTAAGTTCCTGGAAGGTGTGGTATGATGTATCCTAACCTTGAATTCTTTACGGGGCGCAAGCGCTCCGGTAAGGACTTCTGTTTGGAGTCCCTCATCAGCTATCACCATCTACAGGGCGATATGGATATCCAGCGCCTTTCGTTCTCAGACGAACTGCGCCGGGTTGCCAACTACATCTACCCGTGGCTGCCAGCGGAGGTAGAGGATGCCGTGAAGGACGTTCCTTACGTCCACCCTGATAACCCCAAGGGCTTAACCCCAAGGCAGATCTGGCTCCATCTCGGCAGCGATACGGGCTTGCGTTATGTACAGCCCGATCTGTTCCTGGCGTTCTTCAAGCGCTTCCAGCTTCCTCTGGTAGAGCAGAACCCTCACGTCCATTACATCGTGAGTGACCTGCGTACCCCTCAGGAATATGAATGGGCGCTGAGTACGAAATGTCCTATCACCCGCATTTCAAAGGCCGACCGCGCTGGTATCATAGAGGACGATATAGAGGCTTTCATTGACAAGATGGAAGTGGACTACGAATTCCTCAATCCATTTGATGGTTGGGCACCGTTCGTTAAATTCTACGGAGAACGTAAATGATCACAGCAGGGCATATCAAAAGCCTGCTCGAACTCCAAAAGGCCACCAACGTGGCCTACTTTGGGGAAGAGTGGAAGAATGTATGGAGTCAGAACGCAGTCATCAACTCCATCTATCGTGAATGGGCAGAGTTCCTTGACGAAACCAGCCGCGACTGGAAGGTCTATGGCAACGACGTCGGGTTTCACCATGCGAACGCAGTCTATGAACTGGTGGACGTGGTACACTTCATGCTGTGCTTCATCCTTATGGACCGCACCAAAGGCGAGATCGAAGAAGAATTCGAAATCCTCGGTGGTCGCGAATTCACCCCATCTGCTTTGGGTGCTGTTGGGCATCGCGGTGTGACGTATCGCCTTGGGCAGTTCATGAACGAACCTTGTGTCGAGACCCTCATGTTCTTCCTGTCGACTGCGTGTTCTTACATGGAGATCGATATTGAGACTTACATGCTGGCACACAAGCGCAAGAACGATCGAAATCGTCTGCGTGCTGCTGGCGGCGCGGATTACGACAAGTCCACAGAAACCCCTCTGACCCTGGAGTTCTAATGTTTACAGTCGTCGTTTCATATCATGCAGACAACGCGGCGAACGCATCCGCTAATTTCGCCGAGCACATCATCGGCGGCGGTCATAATGTATTCCTCACTGAATACACCAGGCCTGTTAAACTGGGTGATGGTCTTTCGGCGACTGTCACGCATAAGATCGCCAGCGAGCAACCAGAGTCTCTGTTCAGGATGATCGAAGAGTATGCCAGTGGTGGCGTCGAGATACCAGATGAACTGCTGGACGTCTACTTCGAAGGCTCGATCTATTACATCCACGCCATGCCGAAGGATGTAACCATTGAACAGATGATGTATATCCTGAATATTGCGCTGAACGCTGCGTGCATCAACCGCACGAACTACAACAATCTGCGCAATATGTACCTAACCGACCGACATAATGACGCACCGTCGCCTGTTGAGATGATGTCTCTGAAGAGCATCCAAGAGGCGGTTAACATTTTGTCCCAGAAGGTTATGGGTGTAGAATTATTAACGACGATCAACAATAAAGAGGAAGTGAAATGGCCAGTTCATTAATGGACCGCATGCTGAAGGTTGCCAAGAAACATGACGACCAGGCTTCAGTGCTGTCCCAATCAGACGCTCTGGAACCGTCTATCATCTGTTCTACTGGTATTCCCCTGATCGACATCGCATGGTCCGGGCGTATTGACGGCGGCCTGATCTCCGGTATCAAGATGATGGTGGGTGATTCCCGTACCTTCAAAACGATGTTCGGTCTGGTAGATGTCAAGGCGTACATGGACAAGTTCCCTGATGCTATTTGCGTCTTTGCGGACTCAGAAAAGGGTGCCAACGCCGATTACTGGACCTCCATGGGCATCGATATGGACCGCGTCCTGTACGTGCCGATTGACAACGTTGAGCAGACCAAGATCCGCCTGTTGCAAATCCTTCAGGAAGTCAAGAAGGGTGACAAGGTCATCGTGTTCATCGACTCAATCAGCCAGTTGCCGTCTACCAAAGAAGTTGAAGACGCTATCGCTGGTAAAGATACACAGGATATGACCCGTGCCCGTGCCCTCAACAGCTTCTGGCGCGTGATCACCCCTGAGATCAACAGCAAAGACCTCGTGCTGGTGTGGATCAACTCCTATTACGATGAGATCGGCAACCAGTATGCCGAGCCTAACATCAAAGGCGGCAAGCAGGGCTTCCTGTCGTCCAACCTGATCTGGTTCATCACCCGTTCTCAGGTGAAGGAAGACAAAGATCTTCTGGGCTGGAACTTCAACATCGGCATCATGAAAGGTCGCCATGTCAAAGAGAAAGCCAAACTCCCTGTGACAGTGCTGTACGACGGTGGCATTGACCGCTGGAGCGGCCTGCTTGAGATCGCCCGTGCCTTGGGTTACGTTGATATGCCGTCTTCCGGCTGGTATGTGCGTACAGCCAAGGGCGGCTTCGATCCTGAGAAGGAAAAGAAATATCAGAAGCGTCAGATGGATGATGATTTCTGGTATCCGCTGCTGGAGAATGTCGACTTCGCCGATGACGTGAAGAAGATGTTCGGTGTTTCTAACGGTACTGTTATGCCTGCGAACATGCTGGAGCAGATGGACCATGTTATCAACACATCCGAGTGACAACGGAGGGGGAGGCAACTCCCCCAATAACTACACAATCATCGACCCTGGTGCTGATCAGCTGGCGATCATCAAGATCACTTCTGGCAAATTCCGTGGCGTTCAATTCCGGTTCGGCAAGGTTGCCATCAACGAAGTGGACGGCGAACCCCGCCTGTCTTTCGTGACCGATATATTGAAGAAACCATTACGTCTGATGTTTGTGAATTTGAAAGAAAATGACTTGTTCACTGAGGTGACAGGGGATATCCTTGTAACCCTCATGCAGCGTAATGCTCAGGAATACAATAAATTTTTGGTGGGGTAGTTGCCAATGTTACTCGAATCTGTCGTGCTTTCACAGTTGATTTACAATGAAGATTATCAAAGAAAGATCCTGCCGTACCTGAAAGCCGATTATTTTGACAACGAAGGCGAAAAGGTCATCTTTGGCCTGATTGACAGTTATGCCTCAGAGTATAATGCCCGTCCGTCCATCGAAGCACTGTCTATCATTCTTGAACGGACAAAGCTGAACGAATATGTGTTTGACCAGGCAGTATCTGCCCTGGAGAACATCAACGACAACACCTTCAATGAAGAGTGGCTGGCGAAGGAAACAGAGACCTGGGCGCGGCAAAAGGCTGTACATAACGCAATCAAGACCGCCGTCAACATCTATGGGGATGAGAAGCGCAAGGACGAGATGAACAACATCCCGACCCTGTTGCAGGAAGCCCTGGCGATCCGGTTTGATTCATACCTCGGCCACATCTATTGGGAGATGGCGGCAGAGCAGTATGACCATATGAACTCCAACGAGGCCAAGATCCCGTTCGCGGTTGAGATCTTCAACAAGGCGACGCGCGGCGGCGTTGGTAAGAAGACACTGAACATCGTAACAGGCGCGATCAACGCAGGTAAGACCACAACGCTGATTGACCTGACCGCAGGGTACTCGGAGCAGGGGCTGAACGTCTTTGTATTCACCCTCGAAGTGGCCGAGAACGTCTGGCGACACCGTCTTGATGCCCGTATCATGCGTCGCGACTTTGAGTCTTTAGAGAAACTCACAAGGCACGAGTACATCGCCACGATAGAGAAGCTCCGCAGTCGCCAAGATGGTGCACCCAAGGGTGATATCGTCATCAAGGAATATCCGTCCGGCGCTGGACACACAGGTTTATTCCGCCGCGACATCCTTGAGTATATCCAGGCGACAGGTCGCGCTCCTGATGTTATCGTTATTGACTATCTTGGTGAAGCTGCTTCCTCGCGCCTGCCTGCCCACCTGATGCAGAACACAAACGTCTATTACACGTCTGTGGCTCGTGAGTTTCGTGCGCTGGGATTTGAGTTTGATGTCCCTGTATGGACTGGTATGCAGTTCAACCGTGAGAATCAGAATAGCACTGACGGTGGAATCAGTGATCTGGCAGATGCTATCGGTATCCCGAAGGTGGCCGACTTCATCATGGCATTCTATGCTCCTGACGAACTGGCGGCGGTCAAGAAAGCCCGAGCCTCAATACTCAAGAACCGTTATGCCAACAAGCAGAAGCTCAAGTCATTCCTGTTTGGTATGGACCAAGACAAACAGATCCTGTTTGACCTGGACTGGAACGAAGTGAAGAAAGACCTGACTGAGGCTGAGGCCAAATATGTTGAGAATGTACACATCAAACATGACCTCAACAAGTCAGGTTCGGCGGCGAGCGATGAGCAGAAAGCCCAAACAGTCAATAATTGGAATTTCGGCTAAATTCAATACCGTGGGTCATAGGGTATAATTCTATGATCTGAATGTTAAACCAGGAGCACATCATGTTACACAATGATTTTATGGCTGGCCTGGTGCAGGCCACCAAACAGGTGTGCCACACCAAACAAGCGATTGAGCTGAGTCCGGAGCAGACTCTGGAGTTCTTTGACAATCGTAAAATCTGGGAGGAATATGGCATCGGCATGATCTGCCAAGAGGGTGAACTCGTACAGCTGGATCTGCCGTCATTCCCCCTTCCAGTGCGCACCAACACAGTGGAATGGTATACGACGGAAGACGGTGTCGAGATCATCCCGAAGTTCCAGTATCATTCAATCGTAAACTTCTTTTTGCGCCGTCGTGGGGCTAATCTGATCCCACAAGGCATGAGAACTTAAACAAGAGGAATAGCAAATGTCTGTAGAACAAATCGGCTTTTATGCACTGCCATCTGATCCTGAAACCCGTCGCAAGCTGATGGGTGCTATCGAAACCTGTCGCGCTGCTACAGTTCGCATTAAGTCGGAACAGACCTTCATTACAGAAACCCTGGCCGAGCTGGCGAAAGATACTGGCATCAAAGCCTCCGACCTGCGCAAGGTTGTGTCTGACCGTGCCAATGGCACCTACCAGAAAACGATCGAAACGAGCGAGAAGTATCAGGATCTTTACGAATCCCTGTTCCCGAACGCCAAGCCGGATCGTGATCCGAACGTTACAGCGTCTGACGAATAAGTTGACCAAACACCAAGAAGCCCAGCCAAGTGCTGGGTTTTTAATTTCAATAACTTTACTTTCAAGAATTAAGCGCCTATTATTTAATCTCTATTGAAGAGTTGCAACTACATCATGAGGCTGGAAATGAACGCCAAAACATTCAACATTCCGATCGACAATGAAGGGCTAGTGGTTGAGCGACTGAAAAAGCTCGAGCGTACTGCTGTCCGTCTGGGTGTGCCATTCCCGACTGTGACTTATGGTGAACCCTTCAAGACCCACACTCGTGACTTCACTGGTGAGATCCTTACTCACTGGTGGAAGCCCGTCACCCTCGAAGGTGAAGGCATTGACCGCCCGGTGTCATACGGTGGCTGGAAAATCATTGGTCAGTTCAATCACGAATACCCAAAGGTCATTCTGAACCGACTGTCCGACAATATCAATGCTGACTTCATTCGTCGCTTCGAGACAGAGAATGTCTCTTGGTGTCAGCATTGCAACCTGCTCATCAATCGCAAGAACACATATGTGATTGAAAACGAGGAAACACACACTCAGATGCTGATTGGTAGCACCTGCATGCATCATTATGTGCCTCATCAGAAGTCCCTTGACGCGATCATGTCCTACTATCTGGGAATCCAGGAGTTCTTCATGCCGGATGAAGATGATCCAGAGGGTATCTACCGTGTCCGCAACGAACGCTTCGCCGACACCCACAATTACCTGCGCGCATGCTTCCAGGTGATGCTGGCTGGCGTAGACATCAAGTCTGAACTGTTTGACAAAGTCCTGGGCTATGTCCGGTCTTATCAGAAACCAAAAGCAGGTTCCGATGAAGAGCATTTCGTATACAAGGCACACGAGTACCGTGAAGATGCCGAGTCAGAAATGTACCACATGATGCTCTTCATCAGTGCGCTGTCTGAATCCAATGAATTCAACGTTCGCCTGAAACGCATGTGTGAACCGGGCTACCACCTCATCAAGGATTCCAACACAGTCCGCTGGGGTGCCAAGAAGTATTACGATTACATTCACCGCCCTCGCACTATCCGTAAAGGCTCGGCGAACAAGTGGGTGGCAGAAGTCGGCGAGATGCTGGAAGTGCAGGTCAAGTTTGACAAACGCACCTTCCTCTTCTCAAATGAATACGGTGACAGCTATCTATTCACTTTCAAAACAGCAGAAGGCAATACAATTACCTGGAAGACCTCGTATATGGATACAGAGTTCCTGCAGGGCGATATGATCATCCGTGGTCGTGTCAAAGAACTGACTGAGTATAACGGTGTTAAACAAACTCAGGTCACCCGAGCCAAATTGAGGAAGTTATGAATTTGTTTGAGTTTGTTCTGAAGTCGTTCGCCTTTGGTCTGATAGCATGTGGAGTGATTACAGCTATGCTTGTCATCATAGCTCTGATCATCCCCTTTAAGAGGAAACGTTGATGGAATGTTCATGCGGAGGGCAGGGCACAAGTGCTTACCTGCCATTCACCACCGTGAAGGATGCCGAAGCCGCCGGATTTGCCGTAAGCAAGGCTCCCTGTGTAATCGCCACGAAGGACTGCCCGTGCTGTAAGAGGCACTCTCAGGACGTCTTCTACGCCCCTGATGCGCGTCCGGCTACGGTCAACCTTCTTTCACTGATGAGGAAGTAACATGCGGCATCCAAGATCTTGTGAAGGATGTCCGGCGGGGAAGCATTTTGTTTGTGAACTCGGATATTCTGAATTAGAGGAGAAGGCCATGTCTTCTGGAGGTGGTTTCCGTTTCATGAAGCCTCCAAAATCTGGTTGTCCGCGCCCGAAGTCTATAGCGGAAATGATAGAAATAAAGGGGAAATAACATGCTCAAGTTTATCAACTGGTTGTTCTGTATACCACCACTGAGCGCCGAAATCCGTTGTCTGATCGATGCCATTGACGCTGATGACGTTGAATGGAACGGAGAGCGGCTGGTTGGGATCGATGCCGTGATCTATAACGGCGTCAAAGTGTATGGTTACACCGTCAACAGCTGTTCGGGCTATACAGTCGATATTGGTTATCACACAGATTGCCTGCCTTTCCATGAAGCCAAAGCTGTGTACAGAGCCCTCGTCCGACATCATAAGCGCCGGATTAATCGCACAGAGACTCAGAAAGAGCTGAAACACCGTGAAGAAGTCCGCAAGGCTTTGGGATTTCATAACAAATAATTCATTAAACGATTCACCCATATAATACATGGGAACTTACACAAACGAGGACCACACTAATGTCACTGAAAAACTTTCTGAAACGCATCTTCACCACTGTTGAAGCCAACGTCACCACAGGTCTGGATAAACTGACTGGCACCGAAAAGCGCCTGAACCTGGCTGCCCGTAAGCTGTCTGACGAAATCCGCCGCCTGGAGGAAGCCCGTGTCGCCAATGTTCGCAACGGCGTCAAGCTGAAGAAGACCGCAGAACAGAACCTGGATGAAGCCGCCAAGCGCGAAGAAGTCCTGAAGGACGCCATCGCTCGCGGTGTCACACCAACCCGCGCCGACGCCCTGATTGTCCTGCATCGCCGTCGTATTGGCGAAGCCCTGTTGGCTCAGGTGAAGGACATCGAAGCAAGCAGCGACAAACTGAACGGTGCGATCATCCAGCTGGGTGACAAACTGGACGAAGTGAAGTCCAACCTCGAGCTGGTTCGTGTTCAAAAAGAGACGAACGACCTGGGTCTGGTGCTCCCTGAAGATATCGATTATGCCGCTGGCATGACCACCATCGATATCGATGCCATCCTGCGCGAAACCGAAATCGCTGATTCGAGCTACTCAGCTAACAGCCCGTCGTCTATCGAAGCCGACAACTACCTCGCCAGCCTGAGCAAATAACATCGGAGGGGCATAAGCCCCTCTATCACTTCGGGGGATCTTATGATCAATCTTGATTCTTTCGGCATACTCACTGGTGTTGCTGCTTTCGTTCTTTTGTGTATTGGCAGTGCCTGGCTGAGAGGTCGACTGGAGAAACGGGAAGTCTTGAAGCGAGACCGTGTTGACATCCACAAAATAATGCTGGATAGAACTTGTAAACATGGCCCCAGCGGTGACTTCCGTTTGTATTATGTGTCGGATGAAGTCACCCCTTCGGAATTCTTCAATTATGCGATGACTGGGTTGCATTGGCCGGAGATAAATGGCGTTGTTCAGAAAAACGATTACGTGTACGCGAATATGGCTTCTCTGAACAAGCACGGGGAACGTGACGATCTGCGGATGTGGTTCTTTGGAAGAGAGGAACAAAAAGGGTTCGTAAAAGAACTTGCTCTCTTGCTTAACACGTACGAAAAGGCTGGTTGCCCGCCACTCGAGGTGGAAGAAACAGTAGAATCCATCGTGGCTCGCGCCCGTGGTGAAACTGTGGATCTACTGAACAAATACGGCTTTGTTTGGGCGGAGGGTTCATGATGGACTCGATCAAAATGATCTTGACCTTTGTTGGAGCATTTGGCATCGTTGCAACGATCATCAACACAGAAATGTTAGACGAAAAATTCCATGAATGGCGTAAGGAACGCAAGCGCCGAAGGGAATTGGACCGACTTCCACATACTGACCTCATCGTTCACAATGCCAGGAAGAGACGCAAATGACGCTAGAACACTTTCTGAATGGTCTGGTCGGGGCTTCTCCGGCCATATTAGTGGCGATCGCTATAGCACTCCACGCATCTGGGGTTATCGGTGTTCTGAAATCGAAATTTCGGAAGGAAAGCATCGACCACATAGTGAGCAAAGCTCGAGGAAGACGGAAATGACTTTCTTTGATGTTTTTCTGACGAATATATTATTCGGATTCGGGGTTCTGGTGTTCTGTATTGCGGTGCTTTCCTTGAAGCCCAAGAAACACCACCCAAAGAACGTCGACATCATTATCAGCCAGGCAAGATCCCGCACCCGCCAATAATCTATTGAAGTCCCCAGGGTTATAATAGCAGCACATATAACCCTGGAGACACCACATGATCCCTATCCTTGAAACAGTCCACCGACTTCGCGAAACCAAAGGCAGCAATGCGAAGAAAGCTGTGCTGACCGAAGCATTCAAGAACAACCCAGACTTGGCAGACTTCCTGCAGTATGTCTATGACCCAATGACGTCGTTCTATCGGACTGAGTTGAAGCTCAGCGCGTATCCTCGCATGCTCGTCCGTGAGAAGACTGATGACATCAGCGAAGTCTATGACGTCCTCGACCAGATGGCGCAGCGCCTTGTCGGTGGTCAAAAGGCTGATGCCCTGCTGGCCTCTGTTGCCCTGAAGATGGATCCCCAATACCACGAACTCATCCAGATGATCCTGGACCGTGATATCAAGGCGGGTATTGCTGAGAAGGGCATCAACGCTGCATTCAACGCCGCCGGAGGCACTGGACGCCTGATCAACATCCTTCCATATCATCGTTATGACAACATGACGATTGACCTGCTGAAGAAGATGGACTTCAAGCGTGGCGTCTACAGCCAGCTGAAGTCAGACGGTATGTTCGCCAACATCATCTGTCGTTACAACAAAGAGCCTGAGATACGCTCTCGCTCCGGTTCCCTTATCGCAGGCGGTTCGGTTGACAACCTGTCACTGGTGTTCAAGGACATCATCTATGATACGGGGATTGGTGAGAGTGTGTTCCATGGCGAACTACTCGTTGTTGACCTCAAGTCGAATTCTATCCTACCTCGTGCTGTCGGCAACGGCAAACTCAACAGCGTGATTCAGACTGGCGAACCCCTAGAAGATCGTTATCAGGTGATCTACCGGGTGTGGGATGTCGTACCTTATGAGAAGTGGTTCAACGCCGAGCGCGTAGACCTGCCGTATGAAACTCGCTTCGACATGATCATGCAAATGTTCCACGGAGAAGATGGGCTGGTTCAGGTTCAGGAAACCCGTGTTGTTCACTCATTTGCCGAAGCTGTCGACCACTTCAAAGACGCGCTGGCTCGTAAAGAAGAAGGCACGATCTGTAAGGCCGCCGACATGCCGTGGGAAGACGGGACTTCCTCGGAAGGTCTGAAGCTGAAGATGGAAGTGGAGTGTGACCTTGAAATTGTTGGTTTCAACGAAGCCGACAAGAAGGGCAAACACGCCAAGACCTTTGGCTCCCTGCTGTGTAAGACTTCCGATGGCTTGCTTGTTGTTGGCGTCTCAGGGATCTCAGATGAGCTGAGACTCCGTATGTGGGAGAACCAGGGCGACTACATCGGCAAGATCGCCGCAGTGCTCTCTAATGGCGTACAGGATAAGACGGATGATGCGCTGAAGTCACTGTTCCTGCCTCGCCTTGCCGAAATCCGTATCGACAAGAAAGTGGCCAACACGCTGGATGAAGTCTATGCGATTCAGAAAGCATACATCGAAAACATTGTATTCCTGTTGGAGTCTGCATAATGAAAGTGTATTTGCTGCAGTATCATGATGGGTGTGACGGTCTACAGGTTCAATCCGTGTCCGGGACGCCAGAGGACGCCCAAAACTCCTTTCTTGAGAAAGCAGAGGCCTGGGGATTTACCCCAAAAGTGGCGACTCAGCATTTCAGTATTGAGATCTGGGACACAGAGACGGGTTGTTATGTTGATGACCTGAAAATCGAACTGAAGGGGTGATCTGATGGACGAGCTATTCGCATTGGTGTTTACATTAACGTTCTTGCTGTCCTTGGTTGTCAGCTCGCTTGTGATGGTGCTGGTGTGGATAGCTATTCCCGAGATCAATAACCACAAGGTGCTCATCGCAGTGATGATCCTCGGCCTGAGCGCTTCCCTTACTCTTCACTATTCCAAACAGGAGTATAATCCTGACAAACATTACAAGACATTAGCGGAACGATATCATGATTTCAAAACTTCGAGAAGTCAAGGAAAATAATGACTCTCTGTTCCTATTGAAATTCTTGAAGATGATGGGGATGAACCAGAGCGCATTGACAAGGGTGCTGTCTTGCTCTAACGTGGTGAACCATTGGACTATGGGGTATCGACAGATTCCTGTTTCTTTCAAGCGGTTCATGCTGGTGTTGCGGTTTATTCACGAACTAGACCTCATGCCAGAGTTGATGAAATACATCAAACACCATGAATCTCAGGGCTGGGGGTCTTCTGATATCAAGGAGACCAACTGGCTGAAACTAAACGATGTAGACACTGGGCGAAATAAGAGGAAGCGCAAATGCTGACAGAGTGGCAGAAGATGGAATATGAACGGGCGTTCAACGTGTATTGTGTCTTCATGGCGATTAAGTTGCACTTCACCACCAAGGACTTCGACTACAGTTTGTATGGACCGATGAACTACAAGTTCGAAACCTTCTTGGCGAAGGAAGCCGTGTGCAAACAGTTTGCTCGCCTGGCTCGTCGGTTCGAAACATCTCAGGGTGAAGTGGTAGAGAACTACATCATCGCCAACTTCATCAAATCACCGAAGACCTGGGTGACCACGTTGCTTACCCGCCAGGCGCAATCGAATTATGATGAATATCGCAAGCTGTACGACAACTTCACATACAACTTCCTTGAGGAGTTCGAGAGGGAGATGATCCCAGCCATCAAAGAGCGCAACCTGTCGTTCATTGATTATGTGAAGGGCACAGGCCAGGGGCACCCGGCGCTGCTGACAGACATCATCACCAAGCGGTTCCCGATGTGGTTCCTGGTTGGTCTGAACAAGATCGCGGGGTTCATCCACCTGTATGACACCCAACTGCGAGAGGACATCTACTGGAACTCTGAGGCTTTCCTGCTCAGGAAGACGAATGCTGTAGTTCCGGATGAGGATACAACATATTCAAAACAGAGACTCCGTGAGCTAATACAAGCCCACGGAATCTGATTACCATTCCCACAGGATGCGGGAATTATCTGTTTTGTTCTCAGGCTCAAGGGATGAGCTGTTGAAGTTATTGGTCGTGTTGATCTTCTTAGAAGCATCCACATTCTGCTGCACTGGCATTACGACGCTGGCTGGAGGCGGTGAATAGCCGCCTTGCACTTGTTCAATATTAGACAGCGCCCTCCCTTGTGATGGCATAGCCCCGCCCAGAGTACCACCACCGATAGACCCATATGCATCTTTCAGCTGAGAGGTGCGGTCGTCAGTCACGTTCTTGTAATCTGAAGACACACCAGAAGGTATCGGAGTCAGCGTTTGTGGATCAATGTTCGGTTGTGGTGGCATCTGTGGCTGCGAGGCCGCTGTCGTATTAGGAGACGGATTCTCATCAGTGCCAATCAGCATAGACTGGCGAGCCTCATCCATCTTCTGCTTCGCAGCCTGTCCACCCAGAGCGTCTGGGATGATGCTGACGAATTTGTCAACGATATCGAACATCGCGTTGGTGATAGCGTTCAGCATGTTGAAGAAAGGCTTCTTCACGTTTTCAGCAAATCCCTTCTTGATATCGTCAATGACCTTGTTGGCGACACCCATACCCTCGTCGATCACACTACCGATACCCCCTGTGATCCAGTCGACCAGCTTCATCAATTCCGACTGAAGGTTGTCTGCCAGCTTGCCAGGGATATCCGTAAGAGACGTGCCTCTCCCGATCCCTGCAAACAAGTCGTTACTAATCCAGTCTACAATACCATTCAGCCAGCGAGCGGGAGCCTCAGTGAGCATGAGGGTATATTTGCGCAGGGTTTCTCCCGCCTCTGTATCGAAGCCAAAGATCTTGGACACCCAGTCAAATAGATCACCAAAGCCGCCGACCAACTCGGATATGCCCGCCCGTACTCGGTCAACTATCGTGACAGCACCTTTACCCAGGATCTCCTTCGCATCAATGAAGCCTTTACCGAAGTCCCAGATCATGGACAGAAGAGCCAGTGGACCGACTTTCAGGAACTTGAACACCTTCCCAAATGGACCCAGAAGTTTGGTGATACCTTCTCCCAGCTTGGAGAACATACCGAGGAAAGCCCCGACAACGCCACCGATGATCTTGAATGGTTTGAGCAGGAATCCCTTCAGTGCATTCAGGCCAAGCATGGCCGCCACCGCCGCCCCGATACCGGAGGAATCGTCTTTCTGGTCATCGTCTTTGGGTATAACAGAACTCGCCTGAGGATGACCACCCGTTTCTTTGTCGGTTTCCCCACGGCGCATCTCTTCCTTCTCACGCCACTTCTGGTCTTCATCAAAGATGCGTGTCAGCGCTCCAACGATATGACCACCCGTGCGCCCAATCTTGTCTTCAATGCTGGACAAGCGAGTAAGGCTGTCATCGGAGTTCTTTTTCAGTTCAGCAACATCATCACGAACCTCGATCATCACTCCGTCGATCATGTTCAGGAATGATCCTACACGAACCAGAGACACACTCTGCTCGTCCATGCGCTTGAGGCTGTCATCATTGGCCGACTTCAACTGATCTGATATCAGGTTCAGATACTCCAGGGACGTGTCATCCGTTGGCATGCGGGTGATCTCACCGAGGCGGTCAATTTTGCCTGCGATGTTCTCCAGTTCCCGATTGCCTTCGTTGCCCACATCGACGGTATCCTTCATCCATACGCCGAAGTCGCGGGTGAAGATCGGAGACATGCGAGCGAATCCCATGACGATCTCATTGACCGTCGGGATGCGGATTTCAAACGGCTTGGACTCGGCCTTGGTGTCCTGTTTAGCAGCAGATTCCAGCTTGGCCAGATTCTTGTTCATCCGGTCAAGCTGTTTGTTGGTTTCATTCTGAGCGCGGAGTTGTTTGCGCTGCATCATCTCCGCCTTGATCTTGTCTAGAACTTTGACAACATCATTGTTCGTTGCTTCCTGTGCCATGGGTCACCTCGTTAAACCTTCTGTGCTTGGCCTTTCTCAATCGCCTGAGGAGTAGTGGTGGAAGCAGTTGTCTGATTGGTCTGAGGTGGAAGCACCTGCTCCAGCAAACTGTCCTTGGCAATCTCAGCGATGCACTGATAATCTTTGGTCAGGCGGGAAATCTTGTGACGTACTTTGGTCACGATATAGTGGCCTGTCGATAGCTTACTTAACTCTGCCAGGTTTTCGTTCTTCTTAGGACGGTTGGACTGGTCTTCGATGTAGAACACCTGGCCGACGTTCAGGCGGTTATCACCAACGAGCAACACGCGCATCACAGTACTGGCAAGACTGAAGTTGATAACACGACGAGCATAATCAATCTGCTCCGCGCCGTCTGGCTGGGCTTCAATATAACGGACGTTCTGACGATCGAATTCATCTGAGAACATCGGGAATGGGTCAAGGTGAGCCGTCTCTGCAAACCACTCAGTGTAGATGCGCTGTGTTGGGGTGACTGTCTTGGTCTCAAAGTCGTAGACACGCTCGTTCACCGCTAGGACATCACGGTAGTTTGCCATGAACTGGTCACGCGCCAGCTTCTTCTCTGCCTTAATGATAGTGCGCATGAAACGCTCAGAGTTGAAGTTGTTATCCTGCATGAGCGGCGCGTCCTGAGGATCACGGAATAACTTGTTCTGCTGAGCCAGTTCCTGCTTCTCTTCTGCCGTCAATGACTGGCTTCCCTGGTTGAACAACGTCGTCAGGCTCTTGAAGTGATAGCCATTGAAGTCTTCATAGAAAACGAATGGCATGAACAATTCGTCATAAGAACGGCTCGCCATATAATCAATAGATCGCAGCACAGGCCAGAGCGGGGTGGCGAACCGCTCTTGAATACCATATGACGGGTCGATGTCTTCGAACTTGGTGCGCGACTCCAGCTGGTTGAAGATTACCTTTGCCATGTCAGAGTACGAACCGTCAAGACCGAGGGAGCAGCGGATCATGCTGTCCTTGTAGGCATCGGTAGTCACCATGTGCAACCAGAATGCTTTCTTGGACGAGCTGTTGGACTCATCGGCCACGCGCCCTACCCGCGCCACGCGCAGGGAGAGAGTGGTGTAATCCGAGGCCGCCGGACTCTTGAATGACACCACAACTTCTTCACCACCCAAGATAGGCATTGTGTCCAGAATGTCCCACCCCTCTTTTATCAAGACATTGGCTGTAAGCGATGGAGATGACTTCCCTTCAAGACCCAGATCCTGGAAGACGTTGAACTCCTCAAACAACGCCGTCAGGTCATATGGCGTTGGTGTTCCGCCCTGGGGTGTATGAGGGAGGATCGCCATATACTTCAGGTCAAATGTTGTTGACGGTGTTACAATACCGTCTTGGGTCTCTCTGTTTTCGATCATTTCGCCAACTCCTGCTCCAGCTGATTGACAAACGAAGACACATAATCTGGGTCGAGTACTTGGATGTTCCGTTTGGCTTCGTTCTTACTGATTGCATCATCATGATATGAAACTGCCGTCAGACCATAGTTAGCAATTATGGACGGCTCATCCAGGTCCAGGTTATATGCAAATTTGATCGCACGGGCGTCAGTCACATTGTTGAACTGGTCGACATAATAGGCTGTATCCCACATACCATCGATGCCATAGTCTGCAGTCAGTTCTTCAACAATACGACGTTCCGGTTTCGGCCAGTCCTTATTGATGTCCATGATGCCGTTTATCAGGCAAGGTATCCAAAACAACTCGAAGGATCCGTAAACGCGTTCTGCGAAAGACCTTGGGGTTTCCCCCTCTTGGATCGTATACGGCAGGAGAAGCCCTTCGATGTCCTTAATTTTCTGTAAGATCATTACCCGGCGCGTTAAGTTCTGTAACAGCACCTGGTCATTCTCTTGGACATCTTGCAATTGATGCCAAACAAGGGGAAACTTCTCAAAATATTTCATGGCATCCTCTCTTAGAAGCTATCGCCTTCGGTTTCAAAGCGCCCTTTATGCAGAGGCTCCAGTTCGATGAAGGTCATGTCAACCTGTGTAGACACGATCCCATCATCCTTGTGTACTGCATATGAACTGTCCGGCGTTTCGTTGACGAACATGTTGGACAGCACGCAGGTAGAGATGCGGTGGAGCCATTGGTTACGCTCACCATTGACCATGAACGTGATATCAAAGGTCGATGGATGCAGATAGAAGGCACTGGAGTTCTTGTTGTACTTGTACTCAGGGTACATGTGCATCTTGAACAAACGGATGATCTCACGGACCATCTTGGCTTCCTTCTGAGATCGCGGCGTGAATTTGAATGTAAATGGAATCTCACGGTTGCGGACGCCCTGGAAGATCATCTCCACATACGGATTGGTCATGGTGCCTGTGAACAACTCAAGGGTATCATGGGCGTTAATGGTCGGTAGGAATGGAATGGACTCCGACGCAGATTGGATGGCCTTGGTGGCAGCGAATCGCCCCATCTCCTTCCCGACGTTCAATGCATCACCCAGTTTAAACTGAGTCATGTCTTGGGCGGCGCGGGAAAGGAACTGTGCCCCCATTCCAGCCAGCCCCAGCTCACTGCCATTCCAGCCAACGCCATAGTTGGTTGTAATGGACTCTGGCATACACAGGACTATGGATTCGTTCGAGCGAACGTGACGCGCCCATGCATATTTGGTGATGGAACCAGACTTGGACCCATAGACCACAGGAGTATTCCCCAGAGGGTTCTGTATTGGGTTCTCGACAGTCTGGGTAGCCGTGTCACCGTAAGATGAACCAGAAATGCGGTTGATGTTGAATAGGACATAGTGTCCCAGGGTCTTACCCCCAGTGACGTCCAGGGGATAGGTCAATTGCTTCTGAGCCTGGGACAATCCCTTCGTGTTCAGAACTTTGATCTTATCGATTGTCTTTTTGAAGTCGGACATGGTCTCAGCCCTTAAATAGATAGAGTGTTATGGCTATTTAGGACTAAATTATGAGCAACTATCTTCAGGGGAAGTATACCCCGGTTAATCCCAAGAAGTATCAGGGGAATGTGAACAACATCATCTTCCGCTCTTCGCTGGAGTTGGTGGCTTTCAAGTTCTGTGATATGAACTCCGCGATAGTGAAGTGGTCGAGCGAGGAGACTGTAATCCCTTACATTTCCCCAGTCGACGGGCGCACCCATCGTTACTTCATGGACCTCAAGGTCTGGACGCGCCGTGAAGGGCAAGAGGAACTGCAGGTCACCCTCATTGAGATCAAGCCCAAAGACCAGATCAAGCAGCCGAAGAAGACTCCGAACATGAAGGAGTCGACATTCAACAATGCGATGCGAACCTGGCTGGTCAACTCTGCCAAGTGGGAGGCCACCCGTGAGCTGTGTGCTAAGAAGAACTGGAAGTTCATTATCTGGACTGAAGAGCATCTTGTTCCAGGTGAAGATCCGGATGTGCGCAAACAGTTTGAGCTGAAGTCGAAGAAGAAACGGGATATGGAGATGCAAGACCGCCGACATGCCGAACGCGTCAGGGTGCTGAAGGAACAGATGCGGAAGGAGATTAAACCCGCCCCAACGGAGCGGGATGATGGACTTCTATTGCCTTAACTTCTTTTGTGGCCAGGGGCGTAGCAGGTATATCTGTCACGCCCGATTTGCCAGCCGTCTGCTCGCGCCTGTTTGACACACTCACCCCAAGTCTCACCAGAGTACTGCTTGAACCCGCATTTGGGGTGGTGTTCTTCCCAAGCCCAACTACATGATTTGCAGTCGGAACATTCACAATACAGGTCGATGGTGTAGCCTGAAGTGATCACAATCAGTCGTCCAGCTGGTCGTAGATCTTCTGACGGAACGCATTGCCGCCAGCACAACCCGTGGCCAGCAGGCGAGTGCCGCCCGTACCGATGACACTGATGGTAGAGAAGCCCAGGATGCGACCTGTGATGGACTGGTCGACCTTCACTGTTTCCACCTTGCCGATGCGCAACTCATCAGCATCACGACGGATGAAACCACGTTTGACGATGACACGCTTGTTGGTCACAGCGAATTCAGTGGTCAGGACGTTCAGTACAGTCGGGATCAGGAACAACAGACTGACGCCGAAGGTTGGCACAAACAGAAGCACAACCAACACATACATCCAGAAGCCGCTCCACCAGGTCGGGCGGGTGAAGGCAATAACGTGCTCGTCTTTGCCGAGCATACGATCTACATAACGCATGATAAATTCCTTACTTGTCAGGGTTCACTAAAACAGGGGTGGATACCAGTTCGCCGTTCTTCACAGAATGCTGGACTACGGCATACTGATCGACCATGCGATATACTTCAATTCCAGCAGCCAGCATTTCAATAATGCCGTCTGTGATTCGGTACGGTATATTGTAGATGACCTTCTTGATAGCGCAGCTTTTGATTATCAGCTGAGTACAAACAGGGCATGGGCTGTGTGAGACGAACATCGTCAGATCAACGCGGTTGTCCAATGCTTCAGGGATGCGCATCAAAGCGTTCTCTTCTGCGTGGACAACCCCGACTGATACCAACTCACCGTCTACTTCCTGCTCACAGACATTAGGAGCGCCAGGAGCAGTCCCGTTCCAACCGATGGCAACAGGTTGGTCGGTCTGTTCATCAACGATAACACAGCCGACCTTCAGGCGCCGAGCATAGCTGGACAGTGCATATGCATGAGCCGAGCGCATGTGCGCAAACATCATACGGGGCTTGATAGTCATCACTCACCTCTCAGAAGACGGGCGAAACGTTCAACAATCCGGTTGCGCGGTTTCACAGGGACGACTTCATTAATTGTGATCGCCATCCTGTAATTGGTGGAAAAGTCACAATCCGATTCGAAGGTGTAAACCTTCTCACCAGAGTACCCACTTTTGTAGTAATCCTCACAGAGTTGTGAAGACTCTACGATGGAATTTGCCACCCTCCAGTGCCCTAAAAGATATTGCCCCTGCACATCATCTTTGATGACATCCAAAACTGCTTCGAATTCACCTGACATGACGGTCCTGAACGCCACGTTCGCTTCGTCGCCCTCTGGAAGGTATGCGTGGGTTCTGGACCAAATTTCTACGCCATCATCAACTCGGACTAGGGAGAAACCCAGCAAATATCTTTTCATGACACCAACACCTTTTCCAGGAGGAAGATCATATCGTCCTGGTCTGCACGACCGAAGATCTGACCCATGGCGACCATCTGGAGAACTTCTCTGGCAATGATTTCTTTACCAGGAGTAACTTCATCCAGGTCCATGATAGTGCTGACGCGGTCTACCATGCGCGGCGGGTGATTAATGTAGCGCTGCAGGTATTTCTCGCGAGTGGCAATCAGGTTGTTCAGCTCGGCGATTTCAGACTCATCTTCTGAGAAGCGCTTTTCCTTCGCCTGCAGTTCAGCCAGGCGCTCATACATTTCTTTTAATGGGGTCATTTCCGGTTCCTCTTAATAAACTAAGGGGAAGTATATACTCCCCCTTCTTCAATAACCGCTGAATCTTTATTCAGAGGTATGACTTGCCGAGTTCGGTCAGGCGGTAGAACGTCACCTCAGTGTTCGGCCAGTTCACGTACGAACCGTCATGAACCATTGAGCCAGCTGGTTCAATCAGCCCTTTGGCCAACAGGGAAGCCCCAGTGCGGGTATCCCACGGATCACCTTTGACGGAGGTGAAACCACCAGCGTTCGGGCATACCTGGAACGTCCAGACGGTGTTGCCCTTGTCATTGGCCCAGGATTTGGGATGCAAGTACCGTTCACCATAACGGCGATGACCTTTCTCAAAGTTCTCTATTCCGTAGAGAACCAAGAGTTGGTGCCCTGTAATACGCGGCTTTTTCATAACAATACCCCTTTCAGAGCCAAAACAGAAAGCACACCGATAATCAACCATGTCGGGATAATCGGCTTGCAATTCATGTGGGTTATCCCACATGTAATCTCTGGGCTGCCTTGTATAGAAACATGGTCGGCGGTTGCTCTTAATGTCATCACACTACCCATCAATACGATAGGTCTGACGTAATAGCCCGTTTCTGTTCTTTTCACGATACAAGGAGAGGAGAAACGCAAGTTGGGATCTCCTCCCCGATAACCCGTGAACTCCACCTTCTCCACTTCAGAAGGCACTTTCTGACCAGGAAAATAAATTTTCATATTTCAATCCCCAGATTGGTATAGAGCAGCTCGGCCAATGTCACAGGGCGCTTGAATTGTTCCCAGCTGCAGTTCAGGTATTCGCGTTCTTCACGCATTTCGCCGTGAAGATGACCATGGATATTATACGCCCAGCGGTCTAATTGATAAGGAACGTGAGTGGTCAGCACACGACCAACCGGAGTGTCACGCTCATACATGGCACCGAAGGAGCTAATCCATCCCTCTTGATACAGCTGCATCAACATCTTGAAGCTGTCATGGTTGCCTTGCGCCACCCTGATGATAAAGTTCGGACGCCAGTCATCGGGAACTGGGCGGCGCTTGAACTCATCAATGTTCCGCTTGGCACCCTCGCGCATCAGGCGAATGAACCCCTCAGCCCCGATGAAGCAGATGTCGCCTGCAAGTTCAAGGACGTCTCGGGACTTCAGTCCCTGATAGATACTGTCAATGACCGCAGCGTCGTGGGCTTCCTGCGTGTCGAACCCACGGGGCTTGAAGATCTTCTTGTGCCCAAGGTGGGTGTCGCCCAGATACTTCACAATTCCTGCCATTATGGTCTCCTCAACCATTCTAAAATCGGTACGTTCACAAATCCTTTATGCCAGCGATGTGGTTTGTGACCTCTGTTGTGTTCGAGCAAACACGTGTCCGGTGGGACACTGAAGTGGATGCCGTCGATGTCGTAATAATTCCCATCAATCAGAGTGTACACGTGGCCTTCAATCTGACTGTAATGGATCTCCGCCTGGGGGTACACGTGCTTCAACAACAGAGCAACCTGATAGCACTTCCCGTTCTTCCCAACATACTCGACATCCACCTGTTGTGGAAACACATCCTTGACGAGGTTTATCAACATAGTGATGTCGTTCACCACAACAGACGGTTTCATATCGCCTCTCCCGAGGATTCATTGGTGGAACAATGATACTCTATCCTGGTTATAGAAAAGCCCCTCACGGGGCTTCATCTTCTTCAGATTTGAATACTTGCCATCGGCCTATCCCACACCATTCTCCGGTGTTGTTAGAGTAGCGGGTTGTTCTGGGTCCACCGATTTCATATCCCCATTTGAAGAAACTCCATCTCTCTTTCAGGGTCGGCGGCTTGTTACCCACCGACAAGGAGCAAGCGGTGATCCAACGCATGATACTGATGGCCTGGAACACAGGATGAACAAACAGAGAGTACAGAACTCCCAACGTCACCACGAGGAATACTGTCACTGTTATGACGCCGACGAATTCGAAGAATGCGCTCATCCTACCACCTCCAGACCCATCAGGTCTTCCATGGTTTTCTGAATGCGCAGCCAATCAAGCGCGGCGTCATAACGAGGATCATGATAGACCATGCCTTCCAGTTCCCATGCCTTGATACCAGCATAGCGATCCTGCTGCCCAACACCCTTCAGCCAGCTCACGATGTCGAAGGTGTGGTGGTAGTCCCAAGGCTCGTTGGAGTCCTGCTTACACGTCACCTCAATGATGTGTTGAGCCTTGCGCAGATCGAACAAGTTACGGTCACACCAGTCAACCGAGCGCGGGTCTACCCCAAGACGATGACAACCCTTGCGGATTTCATCAGCCAGCTGGAAGATAGAGATGTCCTGCTCAGTCGGGTACAGACTGACGGCGCGAGCCGCATCACACGGGTTACGTTTACCCGTCCCCAACCACCATTCTACCGTCCCCTGGTCCTTCACGCGACCGAGTTCGATCTGCTCTTTGACATTCAGCTTAATGAACGTCGTGCGCTCCTCAACCAGCTGCTGAAGAGTATAACGCTTGGTCAGGTCGGCGATGGTATGCGCCCAGGACAACACGACTGCATCATCCCAGCGACCCAGAGTCTCGCTGTCGGCCACTGCCAAGAAGTTAGATTTATACATCAGATTTCTCCTGCCTTTTCTAATAGAATTTCAAGTGAAGTCCTCCCAAAATTAGAAGCATAGTCCACAGTTTGATAAGAGTTATCAAATGTATGGAAGTTTCTGTGAGGGAAATACTCCCCGTCTTCATCCCAACCACCGCCGACGCGATACTGCTTCAGAGTGTAATTCCGTTCTTTTGCAGGAATTTTCCCGTTTACAAAGTCCACATATTCGAAGATGTTGAATTCGCAGTCCGCGTAAAGTCCGATAGGAGCACGAACATACGGCTGGAGCCAGATCCAGCTTCCGTCATGCAAACGTACTGGGAAGAGGGCAAACTTTTCTTTGGGGCGGAGAGCGGCTTTTGCCAGCATCTCCTCAGTGACAGGTTTGCGCATCACGCCTCCTCGTCGATGATTTCTTGTTCATCTTCGACAATCATGATACCATCTTCAATCAGATCTGACAGATCCATCAGATCATCATCGAACCCGTCTTCCTCCCGGATGTAGAACACAGGCACAACCCGGCGGCGCGTTTCTTCAAACACGGATACTGCCACCTTGTTGATCTGACAGACAACGCTGAAGAGCTTCAGACCACCGATACCACAGCCGATAGCAGGCAGGCCGACATAGACGGTTTCGTCTTTAGTTGCTTCCACAATTTCGTGAACCTGCTCAAACAGGGTCTGAACAGAACTGATGACAGACGGCATGCGGGCATTCGGACCTGGGTAGAACTGAGTGTAGAGGTTCGCGCCCCAAACGCCCTTGCTGTGGTCGAATGCATAGGACATGCCACCCAGGCGTTGCTCTGGACCACGAGGATCGTTCGCATCGACTTCGCGTAGGGCTGGGAAGTTGTTGCCGATGTGCAGGGCAATACCCGCACCCATGGTAGACCAACAGTTGGCACCGTGGGCAAAGATGTTGATAAGGTTGAAGCTACAGGCGGCTTTCAGTAAATCGCCGCCGTTGATTACATATGTGGTCATGCGTACTGTCTCCATTCAATAATGCTGTTGTCAATGCATTTAACGTAGAAGATACCAGAACGATGACGACAGTCGGACATCTGTATGATGAAGTTGTCACCGTTGCGCACAAGCGTACCAACATGGATACCCCGCGCTGCCAAACGAGAGATGATCTCTTTGCTCAGTCGGTCCATGTAGCCTGCAACAGACGCAGGCTCGAAGCAACGCTCAAACAGGTTTTCAAATTCTGGGTTCATTTTGTCTTACCAAACAAGGGGTCAAGGCGGTAATAATACCGCCTTTTTCTTCAATAGAGGTCTTCGGAAAAGAGTTCGTGGAATGGGGTTGTCTTCAGGCGCACCTGGTTGATTTGCCCGGCTTCACGGGCTACGACGCAAGCCTCTTCACGAGTGAGGAAGTTGCCCTGGTTGTCGATGAATCCCTGTTCGCGGGTATGGGTGGATTTAATGACGCCTGCCTCTTTCAGGATCTTGAGCTGACTGTTCATGAATCGGCTGTGATGACGGTCGGCAACGACAATCACATCACCATATTTGTTGGCGGCAGCGACCACACGGCGCTCCCAGGCACCTTCGGCAGGAAGGTCACGGGTGTACAGGGGAACCATCGTATCACCGATGTCATTCCCCTTCACTTGTGAGAACAACTTGCCTTCAGTGCCCGTTGGGAGTTCGCGAAAATAACCGAGTAATTTCATAATCTATTCAATCCAAATTTCAGGTTCAGGGATGTCGACCATATCCACTGTCTGGTTCTTCAGATCATGGAAACAGTCGCCGAGGAATTGTATTTTGCCGTCAGTCAGGAACAGATGACAACGTGATGCTGGATCAGATGCATTCACCAGCAGGCTCGGCGTGAACGTAGGAGCAACGATATTGTTGTTCCACGACCACATCGGACCTTGGGCTTCGCCCTTAATGCGGTACGGGTGAAGCATATTACATCCAGGACAGTGAAAATACAAGGAACCGCCCATGGACAGAAGTTTAGAACTCAGAAGCTGTGACATGATTAACCCTCTACAGTGGCTTCAGGATCGTAGGGGCGCAATTCACCAACCAGTTTCGGAAAGAGTGCAAGTCCAAACAGGTTGAAAGAACGCATGGTGCCGACCATTACAACATCTTCCCCTTCCTCGATATCTTTCAGGGCGCACATTGGGTAATATTCATCGACCTCTGGGTCTTCCGTCTCACCATAGAGACCAAACGCCACCTCTTCTTTGATAAAGCGAGGAACCAGGAAATCAAATAGGAAAATGATGAATACCACAGGTGCCGCAGAACGGAGATAGAACATAGCACAACCCTCGCAGGTGAGGAGGGGCGAACCCCTCCGATGTTATAGGCCAAGAGCCTTTTCAAGGTCGTCAAGGTCTTCAGTGTAAAGATCGATGTCCTCTTTCTTACTTAATTCCTTGTGTTGTGCTTCAAGGTTCTCAATCTGCTTGAGTAGGCGCTCACGGGCGTCTAGGGTGATGGATGACAGCGGCATCTTGAACAACTCGTCAAGATCACCGCCAAAGTCCGGGTAGTCCTGCATGAACAGAGACTTCAGTACGTCAATCTTTTGGCGGAGATCAACACACGTCGCCCATTCAATGAACACCGCCCGGTCACCCAGCTTGCGGATCCTGTCTGCCATGTCCTTCAACAGATACTGGCGACGGTCTTCATACCGTGACAGGCGATAATTGAAGAACGGTAGCAACATATCCTGCCAACCCGCATAACGATGGATTACCCCGTCTTCATCCCATGCTGTCCAAACAGGCTTGTTAGCAGAGTACAACTTGAACATCTGCTCAACCTGTTCATCACTTAGCTTAGAGAGTTCACCCCGCTTGAATACAACCGTGATATCCCAGCCATCTTCGGTCGTGTCGTTGGCGTACTCGGTCAGGATACCAGCCTTGTACAGAGGCAGCAACACCTTGGTCTCATAGGTCTTGGCGAACCAACCCACTGGGACTTCGGTGATATGCAGGGTGATGGCATTGACGCGACGGAAGATGCCGCGACTGTATGCTCTTCCTTCCTCAGTATAGCCTGTCTCCCCTTTGTAGCCGTTCCAGTACGGTTTTAAGTCTTTCGGGTCTTCGCCACGGAGAAGCGCTCTCAGGGCACTGAGCACGGACTTAACGCAATGACACGGGGTGTCGGTGGAATATCCGGTGCCGATACCATTGATCCCATTCACCAGGAACATAGGGAGGATGGGCAGGAAGAACTTCGGCTCCAGTCTTTCTTCACCAAGGTAATTGTATTCTAAAATGCCCTCATCCTCCTTGCGGAAGATCTTGCGGATAACATCAGACACAGCCACCGAAATGTAACGCGCCGACGACGCGTCGCGCCCCATGATAGAACCAAACTGGCCGTCGCGGTCAAAGTACGGGATGTTGTTCGTACCTGGGAACCCCTGAGCCATGTTCACGATAGTGCCGCTCATGTTCTCACCACCAGACTTGTAGTTGGTCCGGGCGGCGGCGAACATACCAAGGCGGTCAACGATCTCCTCCTTGTTGTACTCAAGAGCAGCAAAGAGGATCTTGCGCTGGCTCGGCTTGAGGCTGTCAATCAGCTGAGGAATTTGACGGATGCTGTTGACCACAGAAAACTGCTTATGGTCAGTGTTGACAAAGTCCGTTACAGTAATGCTCTGGGCAACCATCTTATTCATCCTCAGTTTCAAACAGGCAAACATCGCTAAACCAGGTTTTGCGGTAATCGGCGGCCTCATCACCGAAGCCATTCTTCAGTGACTGTTGGTAGCCATCGTCCAGCGTGACCGTCGTAGTATACGCATCCAGGTTGTTTAGAATACGTTTGAAGTCTTCAGTGCTGTTACCACCCAGACCTTTCAGATATTTCTTCTTCGTGATCTTCTTGGCATCAGGCGTCTTCAGGAACTCCTCATACTCAGCGTTGTTCATGAACTCATGCATCACCTTACCACACCATACACGCATGTAAGGGGTGCGCAGGAGCTTCAGCCTGCCCTGACGGACGTACTCCGGCCAGTAGGTGCAATACAGGGTGATCAACAACCCACGGATGTGAATACCGTCATCGTCCGCATCGGTAGCCACAACAGTCTGTGGGTAGCGGCTGATGTCAAGTGGCTGACCGGGCACTGCGCCGCCGTGAATCGTACACAGGTTCTTGAACTCTTCATTGTTCATCACCTTTGTGCGCGGGGCGTTCAGGCAGTTGATGAACTTACCACGAAGCGGGAACAATCCGATCTTTTTGGTGTCACGGGCGTTCAGGATAGGATTGGAGGCGCTATCACCCTCGGTCAGTAGCAGGGAGCATCCGCTGCGGTCACCACGGGCGGTCGCCGGGTAATACTTCTCAATCTCACGATAATCCCGCTTGCTGATATCCTTCTTGGCCTTTTCAAACTCAGCATCATCCTGCTCATTGCGCAGGGAAGCCAGTTCTTTGCTCAGACCAGCCATAACGAACTCAAGCGCCTTGCGGATGAGTTTGTCACTCGGTTTGTACGACGTACCGAACTGGCTTACAGGAGTGGTCATGCGCTCCTTGGTCTGGCTGTCAAAGCGCGGGTTGTTGATGTCGGCGGCAATGAACAAGGACATGTGGTTCTTGATCATGGCTGGTTTCAGCTCGGTCTTGAACTTCTTCACCAGCTGAGGACGGATCGCAGCCACGATCTGGTCGGCGACATAATCAACGTGAGGACCACCGATGTGGGTGGCAATAGAGTTCACGTATGATGCGTGCATGAACGTACCGGATGAAGGGGCTACAGCAACCGACCATTCACCAGATTCATCAACAGCGGAACCAGCATGGAAGTAATCAACGAAGTGACCAAAGCGGTCAATCCGGATTTGCTTCCCGTTCAGCACAACCTTCAGGCGCGGGTTACACGCAGCCACTTCAAACGCGCGGCGATAGATCATCAGCAGGTTGTTCTGGTCAAGCCCTTTGACGCCCAGGCGAGCATAGTCAGGAATCCAGGCGATGGTAGTGCCGAACTCTTTCGGCGTATTGCTGATGACCGGATTAGACTTCTTGCTCATGTTGTCTTCAAACAGCTGGGCATAAGACTTCTTGCCGTCACTGGTAGCAACACGGAACCACTTTGAGAACACGTTGACGAGCGAAGCCCCTTCGCCATTCTGCCCACCAGACTTCTGGTTGTTGTACTCTTCGTCTTCGTCGTTGAAGTTGCTGCCTGCATACAGGGAGCCGAAGAGCATCTCAGGCAACCACTCGTTGGTGACGCCATGCTTGACCACAGGGATGCCCCCGTTGTCGGCAACGATGATTTGACCGTTCATCGGGGAAACCGTGACAGTGATTTCCGTCAGGGATTTGCCCTCAGGCGTCTTGCTGTGGTCAACACAGTTGGTGATGATTTCATCAAACTGTTTGATCAGGGCGGGGGAGTACTCAAAGTTGTCACGGAAAATGACTTGGTCTTTGGTTGGGTCGTACACCCACACCGTACCAACAGACGAACGGATGCTGCCCAGATGACGCTCTGGGCGAAGGAGGATATGCTCGACGTGAGTGAGCTTCTTGTACTTGCGTTCAATATCAATTTTATCAGACATCGGTCTATCCCGTCAATGGTAAACACACAAGATTATGTATGGGGTTGGGTTATAGACCAAATTTAGTACGCCACTTTTCAACTTTGTGTTCAATAGCGTGCTCTACCTTAACAATAGTGCTTTTGAGATTATTGTTATGGTCGCAAGCCAATTTGGCTGTGTGTTTGATGACACCGTTCACCAACTCGACCAGATTATCATCTGTTCTTTGTGGTTGATTGAGCAACCTGGTAATGCGACCTTTGTAGTGGTTGATCATCGCCATTTGCTTGTCGAGACTATCAACCCCACCACAGAACCAGTAATCTTCCAGGGTGTGTTGTGTAAGATCACTTGTTCGGTTAGCCTGAGACAGAGAGAATATCAATGAATCGAATATCTCGTCTTTGGTCATAGAACCGTGTTGTTGAGTATGCTGGTAGTCGCAAACATACAGCAAGTCCAGAGCAGAGATAATAACGTCAGCCACTTCGCCGTTTAAAGGTTCTGGCCCAGCGATACCATACAACACATCAGACAGTTCGCAAGTTTCTTCAACGAGTTTGCAATACACAAAAAAAGGATGGTCGATTTGGCGTAATCTGGCTCAGTTCGTATGATGTTTCTAACACACGACGAATAAAATTCATTTTCATTTCAGAGTTCCTTGTATACGGATACGATTAATGTGTGCAATGATATAGTCCATAGAGGTTTGAAAACTATATTTCCCGTTACGAACGTATGCATGGATCAGAGGGAGTCGACTGTACGCCAATCTGATCTTCAGCAGGTCGGGCATTGTCTGGAGTTTCATGCTGGTGGCAAACAGAATGTCCCGCTTGAATTCTTCGGATGATGGATCAAGGACAGCGATGCGAGTGGCCGCCAACCCCTGCCCATATTGCTTGGCTTCGTAGCCGTCGAGCAAGCGCAGGTTGTCATCCCTGTACTTCAGCCAATACCAGTAGCCCTCCATGGAGTTGAACACGCCGTGCTCATAGGTAGTCACTGGATGATGGGCAAAATGCGAGAGGAAGCGCCCGAGTTCCGTTTGGCTCTGGCTGTAGATGTTGAAGTGATTCTTACCCTCTGTTTCAGGGGTCATCTTGTTCTGTGGAACGCTCATTAACAGCATCATGATGTAGTTTCTCAAATCAAAGTATTGCTGTGTGCAGCCAGTTTATTTCTTCACACACCCCAAATAGGAGCAGAGTAAACCGACAGCAGAAAATATAATGGCAAGTAGGTAACGAGTCACCTGCATTTGTGATGTTGTAAGCAGGCTGACAACGCTTTCGAGCGCCAGGAACAAACAAACTCCAGCGACTACACCGAACTTGAACGAATTACGTTCTCTGTTAATTCTGAACTTGTACATTGTGCGCCTCCTGTTAGGGAAATAGGGGAGTTTCCTCCCCTGTAACTATCTAGCCCAGAAACACTACTAAAGTCAAATTTGTGAAAGCACTGCGGCTATTGCGCAACATTTCATGGGCGGCAGCCAAGCGTTTCGGATCATGAAGTGTATCAGAGAACACGATGATGTTTGCTTTATCGATACCCGTGCCCATGTAATGGGAGATGGTTGTCGTGTGCTGTTTCTTGTCTACATCGGGTGGCGGTACATCCGCGCCTGCTCGGGAGTGGAAGAAAGAATCGCGTTCACGAACGCTGTGAAAGACTCCCATGATGTTGAGGTTGTTCTCTGTCTGGAAATCATAGGACAGAATCTTCTTCAGCGCGGCGGTGTGTCCAGTCTGACGCAGCATGCGATAGTACAGTATGTTTCCAGGACAGGTGGGGTCCGTCACGCCTCCCCTTGATTGGCGATCTTTCTGGATTTCATACGCATCTAGGATAAGTTGTTGGACCATTTCAATATGGGCAGTCAGGGAGATTTCTACTTTACGTTTGATCATGGATTTCATTTGGTGTAACCTCAGTTAGGTTCCGCTCATGGGGAACGGGTACATTATACGCCGAATACCGGAAATGAAAAAGAGGCCGGAGCCTCTTTTGTTAACCCATGATGATCGCGTTCATGACTTATTCCTCTTCATATTTGCCTGTCCTGAAGTTCCACTTTCGCGCATTCTTCAGATCCAGGTCTTTGAAGATGTTTCCAAAGATCTTTTGGAAGGGGTCTGCTCTTGTTCTTCCTCAAGATCCTTGGGCTTCTTGACAGGCTCCTTCACCATACCGCCTTCGGGTTTCCCCACATCGGCGGTCGTGGTTCCAGGGGCTGCCGAACCGTCCTCAAGGAAGTCCTGGAAGCCCTTCATGATTAGACCACAGCCATTTCACAACGGGTGGAGGTCACAGAGTGGCCGTCGGCGTCTTCAACAACACACCAGTACTCACCCTCGTCTGCGGCATCAACTGCAGTGATAACCAGGCTCGCAGTTGCAGCAGTGGCGTTAGCGCCTGCATCGATCACCACACCTTCACCGCCAGGGACATCAGAGAAGTACCAAGCATATGTGTATGGGGTAGTGCCGCCTGTAGCAGCGATGGTGAAGGTTGCGTCTTCACCTGCTGTTACATCCTGAGAAGCAGCCAGATCAGTAGACAGAGCCAGCGCACCCGCCACTGTGATGACGGTAGAGTCAGTGTGACCACCTTCGATGGTAACACCGTACACAGTCACAGAACCAGGAGCCAGCAGCTTGAATTTACCACCGCCGATGTGTACAGCTTTGGTGATGTCACCAGAGTACCAGTTGACACCCTGGTAGGTCGCGTTCGCCGGAGCGACGGTCGCCAGCAGTTCAACAACCTGACCGACTTCACCACCAGCAGTCGCAGGGGTGATGGTCAGGCCAGTGGTCAGCACGGCGCTTGGGTCGTGGATTTCGTAAGAGATCTCGAAGCCGATAGGCTTGGTTGGATCAACTTTGGTCACGCCATCAGCCTGCAGATTGCTCTTGGTCAGAAGTGCATCCAGGCCTTTACACTCGGTCAGGATCTCGTCAGGGTCTTGGTTAAGACTGGTCTTTTCCCAACCCTTGGCAGTGCCTGTCACGGTGTGCAGACGCTCGGTTTCCGGTTTGTTGCGAACAACTTCCGGTGCTACTAATACAGTGATTGTTGGCATGGTTTCCTCCACTCGCCCAAATCGTTGTTCAGAGCCATTAATAGCTCGTTATCTGGTTCGTATGAACCGGAACATAAATCATCACGCCATACGCCTAACGTCAACAAAGCAGCCTTGAGGCGCGGAAGCTGAGACTTATCCGTTTTCAACACAAGCATACGACAGACTGCTTCTGCTTCGAACGTATTGAAGAGAGTGATCAGCTGATTCAATATGAGCCTTGGACTCTTGCCAGGCACAAATCTCTTCAATGATTGGTTAATTAGCGAAATTCGCTGTATGTCTGTCAGCAACTCATCCCGTGAGATAGAATCAACAATGTAATGCCTCAGGGCATACTCTATCAGATTGCTTTCGTCAACGATAACCATATAGATTAATTCAGCTGTTGTACACTGCTTTATTTAATCTGCAATTTTTCGATCAGTTGAGCAATCAACGTAATGCGATCTTCTACTGTGATACCCAAAGGTTCAGCCAGCAGCTTCAGGTCGTCCACACCCAGAAGGTTCAGAGTATCTGCTGTAATGTTGGTGGAGATGACAGCGCCCTTCTCAAACGGCTTGCCATACTTGTCGCGACCATAACGCTTCAGCGTGGACGCCAGCCCTGGAAGCTCCTGGAGGAGTTCTTTGGTGCCGTCTTGGTATTCGCACACCCAACCGTACCCGCCAGCGTAGACGACGCCTCCATCCCCGCCTGTAGGCATGTTGTCCACAGCGCGTTGCAGGTAGGTAGGTAACACACCTTCCTCCTTCGCCTGGATGTCATCAACGGGGGCTGTAGTTGCGGTTTCAACTTTCTTGGTTTCGGGTTTCTTCGCCATGATTGGTTCTCCTATAGACTGTTATGTATTTACCACAGCAATTGCAGCAGTATACGTGAATTGCATACCCATCATCTGTGAAGTCACAACCACCACAGCGACAGAACAACTTCACGAACTGGTCGCCATGCACTTCACGGGGAGGGAATTGTTTGTGGGAGTATTCCCTGGTCTCTCCTTCGAATTGGAAAGAGTCAATCAGGAACTTCGTTATCCGGCGGTGTGGTCCATATGCTTGCTGGGCATATTTGAAGTAGACATCAGTGGTTAACATATCGACCTCAAAGAAAAGGAGGCCGAAGCCCCCTTGTAGGTTTACTGAAGATTACTTGTACAGACCTGTCACGTCAATAGACTTGTGCTGACGGTTGTACTCAGCCGTGTAATCGTCCATCACCATGTATTCACAGCAGCGGATTTTACTGGAGCCGTAATCGTTGGTGATAGACACGATATCTTTCGGGTTCAGCTTACAGCGAACGACACGCTGTCCCACAGAACCGAAACACTCCTTCAGGTAGGCCAGGGAGCACACATGCAGACCGTATGAACACAGGTCAGAGTTGTTGTCGTTCACGAATGAGCGAGCCATGCGCACGATAGTGCCTGGGGCGTTGCTGATCGTGTTGCTGTGCTTGTCCATGTAGTTGCCGCGCACCGATTTGTAGAGGATGATGTCACCATCGTCGTCAATTTCGATGTCGGAGTACGCCATGAACTCATAGATGCGCCCAGACTGAACCAGAGCAGCCGACGGGTTCTGGAACATTTTGTCCATAAACTTCGCCATGCGGTCCAGGTTGTGGAAGTCGCCCTTCAGCATCAGCGCCAGTACACGCTTGGCGATGGATGTGCCTGTGATGTCATGGCCAGACCAGCGGACACGGTTATCAGACACGTCTACCAGACCTTCAGCGTACTTCGCGATGGCATCACGAGGGCGCATCAGCGAGTATGCCAGCTTCACGTCTTTGTCTTTGATCGCCTGTACGATGCGGTCATATGCTGGATGTGAAGTGGTGATCGTTTCCGGCTTGCCATCAATCGCGATCACAACGCTGTCAGGCAGAATCAGGATCTGGTGTTCGTTCAGGAACACGTCCAGGTCTTTCGCGCCGAAGTCCTGCTTGGTCTTCTTGTCATCAGCCACTTCTTCAACGTCTTTGATAGCGACGGTGAATTCTACAGAAGACAGAGCCAGGCGCAGGGTGCGGCCGAGGATGGCATCGAAGTAACCAACACGGCGACGGGCATCCAGAGATCCACGAATAGGATAGGTTTCCCCGTCAACCACAACGCTGATTTCAACGTTGCTCGGAACTTTATCCGCACCTTCTGACAGCGCCACAGAAATTTCTGCCATCTTACCGATAGCTTCAACGCCGAAAGCGTGGCTGTTTCCTTCAACAGGAGTCAGTTCGGATTTTTCAAAGAAAGCCCCTTTGAAATTGCCGTCGTTAGTGAGACACAGATACTTGTTGTGGTTCGGTAGATATGCCCCAACATACCATTCTGAGTCATCTTTGTCTTTGGCTGTTCCACCAGGCTGTACTTCGAATACTTCCTGCTCTTCCTGCTTGATAGGAGAGATCACAGTTACCTTGTTTTCCTCCTCAGTAATCCGGACCAGCAGAGCGCGAGCAATGGTCTTGGCGCTTACAGCAAAGAACTCAGCCAGGGCGCGGTTGCTTTCACCAGCCTTGCTCTTCACCTGAATCTGCTGAATCTCTTCAGTGGTAAGAGATTTCAGCGATAACGGGTTAACACCGAGTTCCGTGTCTGCAACACGTTGTACAGTCGAGCGGGGTATGCCCAACAGAGTAGCAATTGCGCTCTGGCTCATGCCTGCCTTCAAATGCTTGAGGATCTTTTCATCAATCTTGTTCATCTTGTAGTTCCCACGTTGGTTAACAGGACTATTATGCCCTGATGATGGAATTTGAAATAACGTCCAAGTAATCCGAAGAATTTTCAATCGGGTTCAGGGCGCTTGGTTTGTAATTCTCTTTCAAGAACCGGATAACACGGTGACGCTCGATGGTCAATCGGTTTTCCCGCCTTGCTTTCAATGACGGAGTCCTCGATATATCAAACGGTGTAAATCCATGAGACCGCAACACATCCGAAGCGTAGCCAAAGATCTGTAGCATCTGATGTTCTGAACGGAAGATCTTTTCGTCACGCTCGTTGGCGTACAAATTCACATTAAGAGAATGTATTGTGTCCTGGAAATGGCTAAAGCGGCGCTTGTCATTGATTGAAACCGGGGCTTTCGCCAGGCTTTGGTAATGACGTACAGTCTGCTCATCCAAGATATCGCCCACGACTTTCATTAACTTGTTGTAACGGCTGACCAATTTGCCATAACGATCTTCTTCAACATCACCAAACGCCTGGTGAACCAGACGGCTCCCGTATTTTAAACGATCCGCCCCAAGGCGCATGCGGCGGTATGATTCCAGTATGCGCCTGGCGCTATCGCGCTCCATCATAGGCTTCACGTTTTCCAACATGATCTTCAGGATTTCATCGATCGGGATGAAGACTTCTGGGAACTTCTTCATCATTGGCACGGATTTACGGCGAGCCAGGAAGATCCTTCTGTGAACGTTCAGCATGTCGCTGATATACACTGGCTTGCCTTCATCGTCAACACTGACTGCGTGCTCATACAGAGATTTACGAATACCCCGCGCCGCCGCAGCTGTCAACGTTCTGTCCATTACTTGGTGGATACACTCGTGCCCAGACACTTCGATATAGACGATGCGCTCGCCCTTGTTGATAATATCCGAGATCTGTTCACCAGTCAGTTCTTCATACTGTTTTATGTCGAAGTTGCTGGACGTGAACGGAAACAGGCCAGGGTCTTTGGTGACCGGAGGCGTGACATACGTCAGTTCGTTCATGAACTTGACTTCAGCAGGCTCCAGCACCGCACTCAGCCAATCGACGAACTTGTCAGCGAAGCACAGATAATCAACCGTCGTTTCTTCTTTGCCAATCCAAGTTTCAAAGAAATCATAGAGAGCCTGAGAATTCTTGAACGCAGGGTTGTCCTTAGATTGGTTGCGCTTGGTGACATAGGATGTGTTCGGCTTGGCCACGATGACCATCGTTCCTGTATCTTTCAGCTGCTTGATCTTCAGATTACGTGCACGAACACTGTCTTCGATCACCACAGTAACGTGCTGTCCACGATCAATCCACTTCTGGATTTCTGAAATGGTCAGGGTACTGGACTCACCCCAGCCATAGAAGATCTCCATAGAGAACGGCGATGACAGCTCATTGAACGGCGCGGTATGGTCATAATCGCGATCAATCTCAACAGGCAGAGGGTAACGGTAATATGAATCGTGGAAGCGCTTGTCCGCCGGGTATTCCTTTTCAACCATCTTACGGAACCCGCTGCCGAACATTTCGCTCAGTCTTGCCTTCTCCATATACAGGGCAAGAGGACCACGCTTACACGCCAACTCCAGGTCGCGCATCTTTTCTGTCAGGATTGCATTGGCGGTGCCCTTAAACTCCTCAGAGAGCGTCTCACGCGTGAATTCGTCATACGACAGGTCTTCACGTGACGGTGGTACGTTCAGTGAGCCGAGTTCAAAGAACGTATAGGACGATGGAAACTTACTCATGATGGAGGAAGTGTCGGGGTCGAGCTGATCCAGGTCAATCGGGTATGACACGCCGCCCATCACAGCATAATGGGTGTTCCCCTGGCCTTTCGGCTGGATGTACGTATTGTTGACCTTGAAATCATAACTGATGTCTTCCCAGCTGAAGCGGTATGAAGCGTTCTCAACAACCGGGCGTTGTTCAGGGCGCATAACACGACCAAGACGGACCAGTTCATCGGAGAATGCAGAGAAACGAGCGTTCTTCACCGGGATCTTCACCGTCATGCCGTTGAACTCATCGGTGTCTTCCGGCTTAGGATCACGGGTTTCAAGATCTTTGGTGATCAGATCAACAGTCGGGATGCGCTTGGCGTTCAGGTACATCAGGAAGCGATGGAGTTTGCCATCCATGCGGCTTTCCACAGTGAACGAATCCGATACCGCAAATGGTGATTTGGAGCCAAGACCGAATGCCCCAATCTGATCATCATCTTCTTCCTTCGTACTGTGGAAGAGGGTGGTGTACAATCCAGGCGTACGAATGATCTCGCCGTCTTCACGACGGAACACCAAAGACCCATTGTAGAACTCTGGAATACCGATGACTTCGGCCGAATCGGGGATCTCGTCTTCCTTCACGACCATGTTGCCTTCCAGCAGCACCTCATCTTCCTGCGCTGGGATGGCTTCACCGATGATCTTCTCAAGCGGCAGACCGATACCGTAATCACGGATTTCCAGCCATGGCTCAAAGTCATCAGGCAAATGCACAACAACTCGTGTGCCCTTCGGCGCGAGATATTTGCTGTGGCGGGCAGGAGGGGGAGTGAGAGGCGCGTAGTGGGATGCTACCATGCGGTGCATACGATCACGCATGCCATGGGAGTCGATGGCGTTACAGGTGGTTTCACGCAGGGCTGCAGCCTCTTTGTAACGATACAATGATGAGAACAGAGTCTCAAACATCTTGTCGTTCATTTTGACGTTAAACGCCTGCCCCTGAATGGAAGACGACGAGCGGATGAAGTGCTCGGACTTGCGCATTTTCATAGTATAGAAATCCTATCAATGTCAAAGGGAAACATATTGATTGAGTGGGTATGATACTGTGGTGGGCTTCAATTGAAAAAGCCCTCGGCTGAGGGCTTTGTTCAGATCAATCTTCGGTGGCAAATCGTGCCTGGAAGTTGAATGTCGGTCGGGTTGCCCCAGGCTCAAGAGTTTCCTCAAGATAGCCCACGACCTTGCGGGTGACTGACACAGGCTCTTTGCGAGGGTTGGTCGGAGTGGCCAGTGCGATGATAGAGGACTGCTGCTCTTCTACACGCGTGTAGTCCACATTGAAGTGATAACGGCTACCGAACGCGGCCACTTCAACTTCAGTGATCTGTAGATCTTTCAGGTCAGTGCTGCTCAGGGTTCCCACGTTCAACTGTGAGCGCAGATGCTCAACAATGTTGGAATACACATACTGTGGGGTGATCAGCTGTTCAATAGAACTCATAACATATCCTCTACTTTTTGGGTTCGGTTTTACTTAATCGAGCGACCTCTGCTCGAAGGAAGATGATCTCGTCGGCCATCATCTTACCTTCTTCAAACATCACCCATGATCTGGCTAACTTGGGATTGCCAACGGACAAATACTTCAGGCGCTCCTCACTTACGTTTGCGCTTGTTCTTTCCATTGGTCTTCGCCTTCTTCTTGCGGGTTACAGACGGGCGACCATGTCCGGCGGTGCCAGGACCGCTGTTGACGTAGCGACTTTCATCCCAGAAATCACCACGGTGTTGGGCAACCTGAGCGCTCTCCGACAACGCCAGAGCCGCAGCCACAACAACTGAAGACATCTTCGGCTTCATTTCGTTTCCCCCTTGGCAGCATAGGACAGCGCCTGAACAATCATCACAGCCAGATCGATCGGTGAGTAGGTGCTGTTCAGATCTTCGCGAACGCTCTGCTCGATTTCATAATCAGGCTGAACTTCAGGACAGTTCTTTTCCTGGCGACGGCGTTCTGCGTTGATCATATCGCGCAGGAGCAGGTCGGTGAAGGAGTACTCATCAAAGTTCTCCAGATAATTCTGAATCCCCGTGGATACAGGGGCTGGCTCCGTCTCTCGCGCTCCTGTATCTTTCAGGGCGGCAACAGTGGCGTTAGCTGATACCATACAGTTGGGCAGGAACAGAAGATCAACTGTTTCTCCTGACTCTGAAGTCGGGTTCTTGCCCAGCACCTTGTACAGGGTCTTCAGGGTGCTGTCGAAGGTCAGAACGGTCTGCGCCAGTTCTTCATAAGTTGGTTTGGTAGTCATCAGCGTTTGCTCCGGCGTTTGTTCTTCATTTTAGTGGCCTGACGTTTGTGAGCAGCGGCTCCACGCAGGCGTGTGGGTTCTTGATAGCGGCGGTCGGCATAGAATTCCCGCATATCACATTCAGCAGACATCTCCGTGTCTCGTTGTTTCAGCTTGACAAGCAGAGCCTTGGTGTCCGGCATCTGTTGTAGCTCGTCACAGATGATCATACGCTCACCAGGCTCACTTCGACGCTTCGGGATATCATCGGGAGTGATGTGCACAACCTCAACTCCTGGTAGCTTCTCTTCCAGTAGAACTTTGATCAATCGAGATCCCAGTCCGGCTCCAACAATCGCGATCTTTCTTGGCTTGTCTGTCATGTTCCTGTCCACGAAAAAGGGGATAGAGCAATAATACCCTATCCCCTTTTATTGAAGAACGATTAGTCTTCAGATTCTACAATTCCACCGCGCAAATCCTGAACAGGCTTTCCGTCAGGTGCCATGATATAGATGGTATTGATAGTCTCGAACCAAGACAGCTGATCAACCCCTTCAGTATACGGCGTTACCGGAACAGAGGTCTTGATATGCCCACCATCATTGTTCGGGCTGCCATCGGTCTTCAACACTGGTTCAATGAAACCGAAACGCCCGTTTGGATAGATCACGCCGCCCTTGAACATACGGATCTTCTTGCGAGGGTTGCTGGCCTCACCCAGGCACACCGCCAGATGATGAATCATCTCCGGGCGGTTGATCAGTGTGTCATCACGGATGATCCCCTGTTTGACAGCAGAGATCACCACTTCGTCCAACAGCGCCTGCTGCTGGTCCAGCGTCAGTGATTCAGTAAGTTTCAGAGCCATTATTCGTACCCCAAACATTTGTTTAAGAAAGTCAGAACGTCATCCATGTTCTTGACTTCAATTTCAATGCCAAGCTCCTTTGCCAGCGTGTTGGCGTGCTTGACGATTTCTTTATCACGTTCTGACATGATATCAGCCTTTGAAGTTGATCGGTTTCTGAATACCAGCGTCGAACGCGGCCTGGGTACGGGTATCGCTCACCACCTGACAGGTCTTGTCAAGATCGATGCGTGGGTAGCCGAACATGCCAGCAATCAACGAACCAGGGAACTGAGCCAGCTTGGTTTCGTACATTGCGCAGATATCCAGCTTCTTGGTCTGGCTGATACGGAATTCATCACGCCCAGAACTGATCACCACCTGGATCTCTTTGTACAGGCTGGAATCGAACTGAATGTTCTGCTCCTGAATCCACTGCATCACAGCCTTGGAACCATCAGCACCATAACGCCCTTCGAACGTGCCTTTGATCACTTCCTTCAGGCCGTCTTTGTACATGTCAGGAATCTGCGCCGTCTCCTGAACTTTGAGCGTGTAGTTGCTCAGGTAGTTCTCGGAGTCTTTGTTGAACTTCTTGACCTGCTGTTCGGTGCGGTTGAAGTCGTTGAAGTAGCTGATGACTGTACCGATGCAGACAATCACCATGCCCAGCAAAGCCAAACCAACGATCCAACCTGTTGCAATACCCTTAGATTGAGACATTCTTACTTCCTCTTTTGATTAAAAATTAAACGGATAACGACGACGGCCACCATTGTACTCCATTCGCTGCAATATGAAAATTGCGGTGAATGGTAAGCAGCCCAGCAGAACAACAAACACAACTTCCCAGGTCTTGAGTTCCCGCCACTTCAGGTACTCCATTTCCTTCATCTCGACGCGGTTGTAGCCTTTGGTGATGTTGGCAACAACGTCTGTCATGACGCCGATACCCATATCATGCCCAGTCAGGTCCATACCGTTGCGGGAGTGAAGTTCACGGTTGTGCATACCATCAGCGAACGAAGTGCTCTTGCCCCAATTGATCTTCAGGTCTTTGCTGATGTCGGTCACGACGATAACGTCGTTCTTTTTACCGCCATCCCATGCATAGACCAAGCCCTGGAAATATTCAACTGGCTGACCGGATGTCACAACCCAGACGATGTTCACCTGCTTGGCCGCGCCCAGCTTCTTCAGAACATCATTCAGATAGTCGTTCCAGTATGTGGTTGGCAAAGCCAGGCCGGACACGTTCAGCACACGAGTGACACGATAGTAGTCATAGACCTCAGGGTACTTGGGAATCTTGTCTTTGAAGCGCTCAGCAAACTGCTGGTCTGAGCGAGAGAACAGAGAGTCCTTGTTGCCCAGCACATAGTTCATGTAGGAGTGCTCACGGGCGGCTGGCTCACCAATCTGAACCTGCGCCCAGCGCGGCGGCTGGCCAAGACCACGGCGGTCAATGCGGTCAATCGTCAGATTACCAACAGTCGTCAGCACATCCCAGTCCACGTCGTATGAATGCTCATAGCAGGTGCTGCAATGGCGGGTGCGGGTACATGACTTGCTGCTACCGGAGCCGGAACATGATGTGGTGTAATAGCAGTTGCACTGATACGAGTGCTCGCAGCTCACCTTATTGCGCTCTTTGCCAGTGACGTAACCGTTCAGGATCTCAACGTCCCCTGAACTGCCGAGGGAGAACGCAGCATAAGCCCCGACCTGAATCAGACAGGACAGCACCACCACAATCGCCGTCGCAATCAGAGTCTCTTTCGGCTCATGGGTCTTGCGGTGGTAGACCACAAACAGGATGGCCAGTATCAATGGCACACCAAACAGGAGATAGATCATAACACACCATCCACGAGTTGCGCCTTGGTCATCCCAAGGAGTTGATCTTTGTGCTCGGGGATGGCACCGTTCTTCAACAACAGTCCCCAGCGCTCTTCGTGATACTGTGGGTCCAGCGCTTCATCAAATGTGATGTGATGGCGGAACATAACAGTCGCCACTGAATGGACGCAGTGAGCGATTGCGCGCTTCAGAGTGCGTTCTGGCGTAATGTGCTTTTTATATTCAATGCCCATCAGATCCAATTCTTTGAAAAGATAGGAGAATGACAGGGCGCCTTGTGAATGCAGCACGACGATAGTGGCTTTCTTAGGGTGGAGTGTACCATCCGTTTCTTTCATGAACAGATCGTACAGGTACTGTTTGTATTCGGACTGTGTCATTTAGATTCACCCATGACGATAACGGAAGCGCCATTACGGAAGCACCCATATTCAGGTGGAAGACCTTCGCGAACTTTCTGTGCGAACGCTTCAGAAACCACCAGACGGCCAACCAGAGGGTCTTTTTGTTTCGGAGTGGACTCAAAGTAATCACCAAAAGTCGCTTCCATATCCAGTAGGGACATATCTTCAATTCGTTGCATTGCCATGATGTATTTCCTTGCAAAAAGAAAGGGGAACGGGCTAATATTAACCCATTCCCCTTTATTGAAGAACGCAATCGCAATCAGATTACTTTTTCTTCAGCTCATCCAGTTTGGCTTCGATTTGTTCCAGGATGTCTTTACCCTTCTGAACAATCACTTCACCGTCTTGTGCGTGTTTACGGAAGACCAGAGCACCTGCGATGAATCCAACAACCACACCCGGAAGTGCGTAGACCAACAGATCTTGTAACATGATAATATCCTCACTTTATAGGCGAGGATATTTATATCAGCGTTTCAAGAGTGCCATGAGGTTGACGCTGTTGGACTTCGGTTTATCAATCTTCGGTTTACCCAATTCTTGATACACCTGGTCAGGCTCCCAACGCGTACCCTTTTGCAGATGCCAGATGTGCAGGGGAACGCCAGTCTCAAAGAACACAGGCATCTTCCACTTCTGGACGCCTGGAACGTGCCCTGCAGGAGCCTTTTCGCACAACAGGGTATCTGGCAGCCAGAGCGAACGGGCTTCCCAGAGCGCTGCACAGGAGTACTCCGGCCAGATGCGTTCCATGTAGTCGATCTCATCCCAGGTACGCTCGGCATCCCACCCAATGTAACGGGTGTTCTTTTCACGGAAGAACTTCTTCAGCCAGCATGCACCGGAGGTCTCAAAGTTCAGGCGGTTGATGAACGTCAGATGCCCGAACTCAGCCACGCAATCCTGGAACGCCTGTTCAAGGTCGGCCTCAAGGATATCACACTCTTCATCCGTGATAGGACAACCGTTGATCTTTTTCTTCCCGTGCTTGGTCACCCAGTCGTCACGGTTGGACAAGAACGCCGCGCCGTTGCGGTTGGATTCACTACCATCACGGTCACGCAGCATGAAGCCAGGGACGTCAATCTGCCACATGTTGCCAAACACCATGTTCAGAGCTTCCAGAAAGTTCCAGGCGCTCAGGCGACCGAAGTATTTCCAGGACATCGCCGTGTCCCACAACTTAACGAACTGGTCGCCTTGGAGCTTGGTCTCCAACATCGGTCGGAATGCTTCCATCTGAGTACGCCCAGCCAGCCAATCAATGTAGGACTGAACACACGGGATCATCTTCGACTTACGGTAACGGCAATCGGTATCGAAGCGCATGCGTTCAAAGTTCAGGTTGTACCAATCAGAGAAGCGCTGCATCTCTTCTTTGGACTGAGGAGGTACAGGGAACTCACTGTAGATTGTCCATGGACCGATGGCGTTATAACAGCAGCCCCAAAGGAACGACATCCAGATCTTGCGCTCGATCTTCTCAAGCTGTGTGATGCCTTCTGTAACCTCGATGGCATAGTCCATCAGACGCATCTGCTGATTGTGCTCTTCGGTGTAGGACAGCGCCTCCACCCAAGCCTTGAGCAGGTACATGCGATTCTCAGGCTTACGATAATCAACAGCCAGGTCAATCGGGTACTTCCATTCAGCCGGGGGCGCGTAGCCCGTCGGCATTTTAGATAGATGGGTCATTTGAGTTTGGTCCCCAGTTCAACACGGAACGCCAGATAGAAGAAAGTGGTGATCGATATAGGACAAATCACCAGGAAGGGGCGTTGTGGAACCCCTTCTGTGACCATGACACCGACGAGTGAAACCGTAAAGATAACGAACATCAGCATCATGAAGATAAAATCAACCGACCTGATCTTCATCTTTCGCTTCCTCGGCAGGAGCAACAACTTCAGGCTCAGGAGCCAGCTGAATATCTTCCGGTTTCACGAACCCCATCGGGCGTTCCCACATATCGATAAAGCGACGGTCAGCGGTCACGAACCACAGACGGGCTGCAGTGTGGGTCTTACCCGAGATGAACATCTGGGCATTCGTCTGGGTACGGAACGGAGCCGCTTGCAGCCACTGACCGAAGTCTTTAGACGACGGGTTGGCATTCAGCTGGAACTGAGGGATGACGCAGTTCTTTTCAGGAATCAGGCGCACAGCAGTAATGTGCTTGGCGTTTCCGGTGTAGTCAATTGCGACAGCCACAGCATCGCGAGGGATTTGAATTTTCATTTTGGTTCCTTGAATATTTTGTAACCAGCAGCGCCGATAGACATCACCGCGCCAATACAGTACATCACAGTCACGTTCAACTTCTCTGAGGTTGTTAAGTCCAGAGGGGTGAAATGATAGGCTAGGGCAGCGCACATTGAAACGGCTGCCATAACCAGACCGACGAATAACAGATAATTAGACAACCGTTTCATGATCACCCCTTCTTCATCAGGTCAAGGAGAGAGCGCGACGCTGCCTTCGGTGCTTCTGGCTGGGCGCTCGCCTTGGTTTTAGTTTTGGATGCCTTCTGCGGCTTCTCAGGGACTCTGTGCGCCAAAGGATCCTGCCCACCGACCTCACGGGTCATTGGGTCGGTCTCACAGAAAGCATAGAAGTCTTTGCTGTAAAACCCATACGCTCGAGTTTCGTCCAATTGATGGTGGATAGCATTACCAACCACCCACAAAGGAGCATCGAACGGAAGGATAGCCACTTCTGAATTTGTCGGTGATTTGAACTCCTGAGTGTTGGTTTCCGGTGCTTTGTACAGAATGTCCTGCCCGCTGTAGTTGTCAACCACAGGGGTGAAGCCCAGCGCCAGCATTTCGGCCTTCGACTTCTCAAACTCCTTGGAGTAAGATTCGTTGCGAGACCAGCCGGAGTCCCCTGCTTCTTTACCAGAGCGCCCACGGATGCGAGCATCGTACTGATAGCGGTCGGGGTACGCAAAGTACAGCAGCGCCAGTGATTCAATCGGATAGTTCTTGAACATCCATTCAGGACGCCATTTATCCGACAGCATCAGAGGTTCGCCCTCGCACACCAGAGTGTAACCCTGCGCCAGCCAGCCCTTGACCAGGTCACGAGCGATATCGCCGGAGCCTGTGGCAGCATGAATGGCGTCCATGGAAGTCCAAGAAGCCAGGCCAGATTTGTTGGACACGGTGTACTGGCCGACGAAGATCAACTTCAGCTCTTCGAATTTCAGGCCAAACGGGCGCGTCTTGTCACCAATGGTGTAGGTCAGTTCGGTCGGGTTAAGGGTAGTGCGCAGCCATTCGATGAACTGGACTACCCTCGTACCTTTCCCGTGCCGCTGGTTCCTTTCACTACAATTATTTTAGCCATTTAATATTCTCCAACCAAGACATGTTTTAGCCCTACCTTTCAAGAGATTCGTTATATTACCAGAAGGGAGGCCATATTGAAGTTCCATATCGCATCTTCTTAACTCAACGACGCGACCATCTTTGTGCTGCCATTTGTAAATCTTTTCATCGCGACCAGGACCAATGTCTATCAGACCAAGAGCATGCAATTGTTTCCTAGTCTCGCCTGCTCGCCTCTGGGCTTCTGGAGGCGAAGGCAACGGCTTCTTTATCACTCCCTCGGACATCAGTTTCCTTCTGGTTTCACCACCCTTTCTTTGTGACTCGGCCGATATGCGGGGAGGTGGCTTGATCTTACCTTCAGCGATCAAACGTTTGCGGGTTGCGGCGCTCTTTGCGGATGACTCTGGCGTGGCCAATGGAGGCTTCCCACCCCCGGCGACCATGTTATAACACCACCCGCTATCGAGGATCTCCTGGCAGACCAGTTCAGACTCTATCTCAAGGATAACCGAATCTTTCCCTCGGAACAGAACTTCAAACCTGAACTGATCTTCGCCATATTTCTTGAACGCTCTTTGTAATGCAATGCTCCCCTGGCCGCATTTGTGCTCAGCCAACCGCCTATCCGGTTCTGAAGTGACACCGATATAGAATTTATGATTGACGAGATTCGTGATCAGGTAGAGCGACAGCATTATACAGCATCCTCAATACGCCAGCTCACGCCGCCCATCCATGGTGCCCAGAATACAGCAACCTGTGGGCGGCCATTCTCTTCAAACTTCACTTTATACTGGTCGTCGAAGTTATAGAAGATTTCATCCGCTTCAGAGCGCTGACCGATCTCCACCAGTACGTCATGAAGAGCCTTGGCTGCGCCGATAGGAGTCGGAGTCTCCTGCTGGCGAATAAAGTTGTTCACATGGATAATCACGCCATCCATGTCACTGTCACCGGAACGCTTGTCTGGAGTTTCCCCAAACTTGGATTGTTCTTGCACGATGTCCTCCTATCGGACGTATTGATAATGACCAATCAAGCGGTTCACCACTTCAACAATATTGTGATTCAGGAAGTCGAAGTGGTTCTGGCCTTCTACTGGTTTAATATAAAGCATATCTTCCGAATTCGAAAGATCCAGTTTTTCATAATTGCCCTGAGGAACAAAAATGACGAAGATGTTGTTCAGGCCGCACGGCTCAACATACTTCGGATTGTCATCAATCAGGACATCGCCTGCCAGCAGATGCTTTTCGTCAGTACTGACAAATCCGTTGAAAATACCAGGGAACTTGTCATAGACAAACTGGCGCTTGCTGCGCTCGTGTTCCGGCTCACACTTAGACACTGCGATGAATTCAACATTGTCAAAGTCTTCGAGCAGAATCTTCTTCAGATTCACCAGGAACTCGTAAGCACCAGGAAGCGGGTTCATCTTGGCATACAGGTCGGGGCGACGCCACCAGTCCATAGGATCACGACCTGTAGGAGCATACATCCATTGCCCAGCGAGGTACACGCGGCGTATCAACCACGCCGGATGTGCACGTTCGCGCATCAGAATAGCCAGGTCGCCAGCATGAGCCATATAGCACTCTTTGGTGATCGGCTGGAACTGATATGACTTATGTTCCCCCGTAGCGATAGCAGCGGCAGCGATGTTCTCTTCGTTGAACCACTGCACCCAAGGGGAGAGGCTGTCGACCAACGTCAGGTCAACATCCACGAGGACGCGATACAGACCGCCGACCTTTGATTTCATATCATACAGACAAACCAGGTTGTTCATTTGTCTTCCTCAACTTTGTCATAGCCCGTGGCAACACACTGTTCTTCTGTGCAATCAGCGTACAGAACAACAGACGCCTGCTTCACGTAGGTGGTGCAGTGGTAGGTTTCGTCTTCCTGGATGGAATCGTCATAGTTGCAGACAGTTTGGAGCGGACCTGGGGTGGCGTTATCCAACGCCGCATGTGCCTTAATGGTATCTTCCATCTTGGCCACGGCTTGTTCATTGGTGAACGTCGGCGCGTCAAGGTCTACAGTAGACGCAACGTCCAGAAGGGTAGAGCACGCAGTGGTAGAGAAAGCCAGAGCACACACCAGAAGAATCTTATTGAGTTTCATTTCAATCACCTGTTTGTCAAAGGGTTAACAGGGGGAATTATATCCCCCTTTGGTTTATTGAATCAACCTTTCTTCTTTTGCATCATGGCAAGAAGGTTCACACGACGCTTGTGTGACCAGCCGACCACGTCAAGGATGGACTGAATCGGGTCGATGAAGGACTTCTCAAAGGCTGTATGGTAATCCACCCATTTACCCATACCCAGTTCCTCGGGGAAGAACTCAGGATATGCGAAGTAATTCTGGCCAAACGGGTTGCCATTCTTCAGCAGTACCATGTTGACCTTATCACCCGACTCAATCATCGGCAGGCCGAGGTCTTCGTTCTTCTCAACCAGACGGTTGTAACCCACACAAGCCTTGGCAGCATAGTGAGCACCAGAGATGAACGAGCCGTCGGCGGCCACACACTTCTCTATGTCGGACACACCGGATGCCTTGGCGATATCGTCTACAGAGAGCTTCATGTACTCCTCTTTGTACTGGGAGATGAGCGTCTGTACTTCCTCTTCGGTGCCGAGTAGGATCTTCTCATAGCACTTAACAAGACGCTCACGACACCATTCCGGCGTGGTGGACTTACGGGCTTCCAGACCTTTGAACTTGATCTTCGGCTTCTCGTACTTGATACCCTCACTGTCGTACACGGCCATGGCATACATCTTCTTGGCTCGCCAGACGGCAGCTGATGCAATTACTTCACGCTCCCACACCATGCGCTGTTCAAATCCGTTCATGGTGTTACACAGAAGCTGTGCCCACTCATTGGTCTTCGGCTGGTAGTTGTCTTTGATCCATTGGTCGATATTATCAACCATAGCATGATGGTCAGTAACATCAGGCCACAACTGCTTGACAAGACGCTCAATGCAGATGTAGTTGGAGTCAGTATCACCCGCGATGACGAAGTCCTGGCCTGTCGTGCCGCACAGCTTGTTCAGGTAATCATCGGTGTAGCGCTTGTTCCACTTGTTGATCAGCTGGCCGGATGTGGTGATGGCTTCGGCAATGTTGAGGTTGAAGTACTCTTTGAACCAGACGTTTGAGATCGCACCATAACCTGCGTTCATCAAGATCTTCAGACCTTGCTGGAGGGTATCTTGAGCAACGCCCAGATCTTCCCACTTCTTCATCACTTCGGTCAGTGCATCAAGATCAATGTTCTTGTGCTCTTCATACCACTCTGGGTCGTAGAAGCGAGACTTCATGGCAGATTCAAGATGGAAGTCACCCTTCGCCATCTCTTTACACCAACCAGCCCACTGCTCGTACTTCAGCCCCTTGGCCTTCTCTACTTTACGGTCGCTGTAGATACCGCGCATGATTTCAGACAGGAACGACATCTTCTCGTTGCTGAAGAACTGAACGTTCGGCGTGAACGACACGTTGTAGCGGCGCAGGGTTTCAAAGTGGAACTCACCCAGGGCAACCAGTTCGTCAACAACCTGCAGGCGTTCGTCAATCGCACGCAACAGTTTGTCGTGAAGGGCTTTCATCAACCGACGTTTGTGCATCGGCGTTGCCATGTTATTCATCTGAGCAGCCAGCTCTTCACACATAGCCTCAATGATCTCACGGCGCTGGTGTTTGTCGCCAACGATAGTCTCGGGACCGAGGTTGTATTGCTGGATGATGTGAGGGTAGAGGGAGTTCAAGTCCTCAGAGAAGACCCAGAAGTAGATTCCTGGTGTCACCTCCATGACGTATGCGCCCTCAAAATCGGTCGGACCATCGTATACACGCTGGATCTTAGGCACTATCCCCTTCTCATACAGACGATAGTAGCACATGGCCAGCCACGGAGCCACAGTGCCAAGGCCATCCTCATAGTTGGATTTAGTGCGGTACGCAAGGACGAACATCAGCTGGAGCAGACGCAGCTTCTGTTCGAGACGCCACACCAGCTTGACGTCCTTGATACCATATCGGGTGTGCTTGGCATAGTCGTTGAAGTACAGGTCAAAGAGCGACTTGCTCTCACTGTAGTCCATCTTCTTCTCACCCAGCTCACAATACGCAATCCAATCAAGAGAGTACCGCTCACGCGTGGTGTACGTGTGCTTCTTGTAGATCTGCATGTAGTCAAGCATAGGGCAGCCCACGAACTGATATGTCGTGATGTCACCCTTCTTATCGCGGATGGTGCGCTTCTTGATGATTCCCCACGGGCTGAGGCGAGATGTTTCGGCTTCGCCCAGAACCTGGTTCATGCGCTCAACAAGGTACGGGCTATCAAACGTCTCGATGTTCCAGCCTGTCCAGCCATCAAACTGACGCTGTGACCAGAAGTCAAGGAAAGATCGCAGCAGATCCTGCTCGGTGACAAACTCCTTGTACTCCACCTCAAGTCCACCGATCTCCGCGTCTTCTGGATCGTATCTGAACTTCGCACGATCCTTCGCGCACGGCATACCCCACACCATGAACTTATTGGTCGCCATGTCCTGAAGCTGGATGAGCGTGATAGGGAACGCCGCATTCATGTCCTGGGTGATCTTGCCGTTGCTGTCAATGACAGGGAACTGGTCGGTAACATTATTGCTGATGAAGGAACCGGGGAAGTGCTCTCGGACGAAGTCATGGTTGGCCAGTACCTGCTTATGGAAGCGGCGAATACGCGCCTCACTGCCTTTGAACGTCTGCATTTCGATAGTCGGATGAGGGAATGGACCCTTGGTCATCTCCCCATCTTTCCACCCGGCGGTGAACACTTCGATATCTAGGTTGGCGATATGGATGTTGGAGTAATCCGGTTCGATCTTCCCGGGGAAACTGTGGGCGATGAACTGGTATGCATAATCCGTCTGTCCATAGATGGCCGCGCCCTGGACTTCCTTATACTCCTCAAGGTAGTTGTCGGCAGTGCGCATGTCAGGGAACTTCTTGGAGACCAGGGGTTCGTTGAGCAAGCCGACCTTTTCAACATTTGAATAATCAGCCGTGGGTAAATAGAGAGTGGGTTCGAATTTCTTTTTCAACAGACGGCGATTACCCATGTCATCTGCGATTCGAATCAACAGGTCATTGCCCCGGCGGGCAACGTTCGTATAGAAGACGGTCATGTAATTCTCCAGGTTATCCGTGCCGTTAGCACGTGGGCATATTTAACCATAGAGCCATTCATTGACCAAGGAGTTTATTATGGCAATCCCCCTCGTTGGTATGATCCCAGGGGCGCTCAAGCAACTCTGGAACCTCGGGACTGATTTGATCCAATATAAGCGGGAAGTTGTTCAGGCCAAACACGATGTCAAGCTGGAGGCTATCAAGTCCTCCTCAGATTGGGAGCTGTCCAAGATCACCGAAGTCGGCGGATCTTGGAAAGACGAATTCTGGACTATTGTGTTGGCCGTACCCGCTATCCTCGTCATGACTGCTCCGGTTGTGGAACTGATTTTGTTCCCTGGTGAGTATCATAAAGGGGATTTCATCAAAGCAGTAATCGGTGGCCTCCAGGCGCTCGATACCGCACCTGAATGGTATACCTATTCATTATTGACAGCAATTAGTGCATCATTCGGTATCAAAGGCTACAACCACTACAAAAGCAACGGGCGAAAAGCCCAGGCTGTGGATGCTCTCAAGCAGTTTGGGGTCCGGGTCGTACAAAAAGATCCCACTGTTGTTACTCAGTCGGGTGCTCCCGATCTTGAGTCTGCTCCCCCAGCTGGGTCTACTGCGACCTCTGGTGCGTGGCCTGATCTGAAGAAATAAGTTCAAGGGGAGGAAACTCCCCTTTCTTTTGGTGTTTAGGGAATGAAAGTGGTAAACAAGAGATTGCTCGTCACCCAAGGCGGGGCGACGATAGTGCGCGGAAGGATCTATGAACAGACACAGCTGGGTGACCACAAGACACGCCTGACTGTTAAGGCTCCCGATGGTGGTTGGCCGACAAAGGTGATTGTCCCAGACGGTCTCATAGAACGAGGGTCGGCAACGTACAAGGGAGCAGAGTTCAAAATTTATTAAAATATTTATTGAATAAAGTTTACTTCTTCAATAACTGGCGTATACTTCTAATTGTAGTACGAACAAACAACAATCTGAAGAGAAGGAAATACATCATGGCAATCGAAATTATCGCTCAATCCAAATCAGGCAAGACTGTAATGTACGGTACTGAAGAAGGCCGCTGCATCATCAACTACGGCACCATCACTGGCGAGTCTCCAGAGAAAGGCGGTCGCTACCTGGTTGAGTACGGTTCACGCCTGCTGATGGTAAGCAAAGTCGATGGCCGTGAAATCATGATCCCTCGTAAAGAATACTTTGATTCACGCATTGAAGCCATGCAGTTCTTTTTCTTCCAGAAACGTCACGAGCTGTTCGTTGAAGCGAAAGACGCAGGCCTGGACGACGCGACTGCCGAACTGATCGCAGAAGGTAAAATGACTCTTGAGGCTGCTCTGGGTGACATGGATTGCGAAGCCGAAGCCCATTATATCGAATATTCCGCTTACCAGAATGAATGTGAAGACGATCCTGAAGACGACGGCTTCGACCCTGACCTTCACGGCGGCGAGGACGACAATACTCCTTCCCTGGAAGTGATCATGGCAGGCGGCCAGGCCGCTTGGGAGTGGCAGAACGAGAAGAACGCCTGGCTGGATTCCCGTCTTTAATATGACCAAGCCCCTTCGGGGGCTTACTTTGAACTGAAGGACTATATTATGATTTTTATCGTGTGGGTAGTATTCGCATTTCTGGCCATGGCCGACATCGGCAAGTATCATCTAATCCCCAGTGATCTGACTGTCCTGCTGTACGGTATGGTTTCGTACATCCTGGGTTATGTCCGCGCCCGTCTTCTGTCTGAATGAAGGACTATATCATGAGCATTCCAAAAACTCCTGTCCGTATCGCTGTTGAGCCTCTGTTATCACAGGCTGAAGAAGCTGCCGAGCAGTATGCGAACAAAATCATCAAGAACGTGATGGACGACCTGGCCGCCAATGGCTGGGATCTTCAGAAGTGTGCTCCTTGGCCGTCAACTGTCGGCATCCGAATGGGGCATCACGATTACCATCGGATGAAGGCAAAGCAGTCTTTGTATATGAGCCTGACTGCCGACAATAACCCACCAACCCGCTCTTATCGGCCAGGTGCACCGAACATCGTCAAGGCCGATCCAGAGCGCCAACGTCTGTTCATCAAGGAAGCCCGTCGCAACGCTGCACATCAGTATGAGTCTTTCATCTGCAAACTGGAAGACAAGATTGGCGGTCACAGCGCGGCTGTGCTGGACGGTTCCCATATTTGGGGGCATTCAATTCTGACCGTGACTACTCCGGAAGGGACCCAGCGCTGGAAGACCCAGACTATCATCAACGTGTCGAAGCTGGGTAAACTCTTTAACCAATATCCAACTCGGAAGGTGAAATGATGAACAATTTCGCACAGGAACTGCAAGCAACCATAACCCAGGCTCAGGCCTGGAATGCTATGAGCAAAGTTGAAAAGGCTGTCGACATCTTTGTCAAGGAAGTGAAGAAAAACCTTATGCTCGAGGCGTCACGAGGCGTTGAAATTGACGATATGGTATATGTCGTTTGCGGGAATACCTTTGACAATATGTTCACGGCATTCCACCAGGCTTACAGATGTTCACATTATCCGTCAGAGCACGAAATGAAAAAGTTCAAGAAGTTGCTGGAAGAAAGGATGCTCCAGGAAGGTCTGAAATTCGAATTCCGAAAGGATGAGCGAACCGAAATCGTTACCATGAGATTCACAGCCCACACGGGCGAGATTTAAAAGAAAGGGGCTTAACGCCCCTTTTGTTATTCTTCCCAGAAGTCGTCATCGTCACCGACGGCGGCCAGTTCTGTGTCCAGGTCTTCATCGGTGAACGGCGGCAGTACCCCATTCTGAATCAGATAATCCATCTCATCGTCTTCCAGCTGCAGGTCAGTGGCGATATACAGCGCTCCACTGCCCTCTTCGTCCGTCTCAATACTGTACGAAGTGTATGGTACTCCATTCACTGTAATGATGATAGACGTTGGATCCTCGGGATCTACGTGCGCCTCGAACGGTACACCATCAATCGGCGCATCTTCCAGGAAGGTGGCAAGGGCTACGGCGGCGCGAACAACATCAGTGCCTTCAACGCCTGCATAGATCTCTTCCGCGCCCGTCTCTTCACGATCAAACAGCTCAATCGTGATACCGTCTTGAACACCAGTCCATACGGGGATGTCATTGGTGTATTCTGATTCAAACAATTTGGAGGTTGGCATGTTGGGTTCCTCAGTGGGTTAGCCATATGGGGTATTTAGGCTTCCCGCACTGCCAGGCCTGGTTTGTACAGGACGATCTCACGGAAATATTCAAGAAAGGTTTTCATAGATACCCCACACGGATTGTATGGGGTATTTAGAAGGGATCAGGAAGGGGTGAAGCCGTTTACGGGTACTGTTTCAGGGATAGCCAGCTCAGGGCATGCAGCCTTCATTGGCTCGATGTACGGCTTGCTACCCACAATCCAGAACAGAGTGTTCTCATTGAGCAACTCGGGCTTGTTCTGCTGGATCCAGGTCATGACCTTGCCTTCATAACGCGGGTGCAATTCGATATCACCCCACTGATAATCCATCAGGTCATTGTAACGAACCCAGTTGGTGGTGTGAAGATCCCAATGGTGTACCTCAAAGCGAGGAAGCACGACCTCTGGCTCTCCCTTCTGCCTGATACCACTTAGGAGGCCAGCCAGCGAAACGCTCTTAGAGGCATGCTGAAGTTCCTTCTTGCCGTGGACATAGTCTGGGTTGTCGTGATAACGGCGGGTGAAGTCTGTGATATGCGGCAGATTGGCCTGTTTGCCGATGATGCGCAGGCGGCTCTCAATGAAGTCCAGGCGGTTTGGTCCAATCCCAATCAGATAAACACGCTTCAGATTAGGCTTCGGATGCATCGCCAGCCCGGTCAGTATGCTTGTGCAAGAGTTGCATGATCCAGCAGGGATGATCAGGTCGGTGATATGGTCAGGGATGTTGGCAACCTGCTCGCCGCCCAGCATATGGAAGCCAGCGATGCGCTCTGGGGAGTGAGCCGTGTGGTCCAGGGTGATACCATATTCCAGGTAGTACGCCTTTGGATTCACCTGCTCAATGAGTTTCTTGCAGCGTGGCTGGATCGTGCTGTTGTAACCCGAGCCGACGAAGTTGAACTCACTACCGAACCAGGCACTCATTTCCACCATATCATGGTTCATACAAGTGGTGGGTTTGGTCGCGCCGAGTACAGTGGTTGTCTTGCCGCCGAAGTGCCGAGAGACTGCCGTCGCCATAGGAGACTGCGGACTACCAACGACAGTGCCGTGGATGATGTCAGGGGAACCTCCGGCCTTCAGGTGCTCAACCATCAACCAGATGGCCTGACGCAACTTACTGCCGTTAATGCCCTGCTTGCCATTCATATAACAAGATAGCGGCGCGAAGTAATCTTCACGCTTGAACCAGACCTGCTGGTTAGTTTCGGGGTTGGCGACGAGTTCACACGGAGTGTGTTTGTAGAGGTAGTCTTCCCAGTGAATATGTTCACGATGAAGAGAGAGTACATCAAAAATCGTTTTGTATGGACCTTTCCCTAACGTGTGAAACGGAATATATGGAGCGAGGGGTTGTGCAGCGAATTTGTTCATTCTATTTCTCCTGTAGACATTGGCTTATCATAGCGTATCTACAGGAGTATAGAAAAGGAGAATCTCGGCTTACTTCTTGAACAGACGAAGGAACTTCATCATGTTATCCATGAAAGTCGGCTTCTTGACCTTTTGTTTTACCGGAGCACCCTGATCATTCAGAACACGACTGGCCGGAGGAGTAGGCGGTGTCGGTGCTTTCGTTTCACAGGCCGGAACGATATTCACTGTATGACGCGGGGCTTCAGCGACGTATTTGTTGCCTACCACAGTGACAGGCTTGACGAGATTCTTTTCATACTCGCGAGCCATGGCCTGGTACTTCCGATTTTCTGCGTCGAAGTCCATAGAAACGGCTTTACGACAACGGCGGGTTGCGCTTTCATCGCCATAGAAATAGAAGAAGTTTTTGACCAGCCAGTGGATTGCCTGTTCACGTGTATAGAATACTTTGAACGGTTGACCGTTGCCCTCTTCGGCGGCGGTAATACTAGAGTAACCCATAAGAACAACCTGCCCCTTCACGTCGAGATCAAAGGGTGTGCATTCGCCAGGCTGGTTGAGATCACGCGGAGCGAGCTGGGAGCCGCGATGGATATAATTCGGCGACAAGAACTCGTTCAGAGTACGCTTGTTGCCTTTGTATTGGAACATACGGATTATAGTTGGGGTGGACTGCAATTCCCATTCTTCAGTATTTTCCCAGATAGAAACATTACGCATTGGTGTATCCTCAAATCAATGATAGGGGTTTAACGGTTAAATTTTAAACCCCTATTGGTTGTTGAACAAATTAGATGGTATTCATGTAGAGAGGAACCACCTGCTCTGCGATCAAAACGATCTCATTAATGGTGAAGTCGCCACCATAAGAATACAGCTTCATCTGCGCCCCGTTGGTCGCGAGGTTCCCCGCCTTGTCAACACTGAAGAACGTGATGAAGGAGAGAACGTCTGGGGGTGGTACGCTGGAATCTCGACTCTTGGATATCTGGTTGCCTGTAGAGCCAACAAAGTCCAGCAACATCGTCCTGTTGGTTGTCGAACCAGACCATGTTCCGATGATGTTTACCTTGACAGGCAAGATAGAATCGACCGGAAATGCATGGAACTTATGGTCGGACAATTTGAAGAAAGGGGCTAACCCAGTCACAGACGAAGGATGCGGTGTTTTGCCGTCCAACAACGTTAAGAGATCAACACCAGTCGCACCAGCAGGTAAAGCCGCCGTGAGTCCAGAGAACCTCACTTCAACTTTGATGCGGTGAGTCTGGAGCATATTGCCCAGGTAAGGAGAAGGTAGAATGGCCATGGCTCCTCCTAGGACACGATAATAGAGGAAGCAGAAGACGCGCTCTTAACCCATCCAACAGTCGGCGGGGTGAGCACAACGATATTACCTTGATAGAGAGTATGAGCCGGAGAGGAAGCACTCGGTGTGGTTGGACTATCACACAAATACACAGAACCCTGAGTCACTTGTATTGTTTTCAATGATGTGCCATCTGAGACTTGCGTCCATGTACTTGCATCCAGAGTAAACTTGACTGTTGCCATGATACACCTCCTGTACAAGTTCAGATCTATTTATACCGGACAAAAGAAAGCCGGATATCCTTATCCGGCTATACCACATCGATGGGGATGGGTTGAAAGACTACACACTTCGCACTGGTACTGCCCTATGGGAGAGCGCGTCTGGGATTTCCGCGATGATCGCAAATTTGGTTGCTTCAACTGGATTCGAACCAGTGACCACAGGCACCTTGTTCTTCCGAAGCTCTCCTGCGCTCTACCTGCTGAGCTATGAAGCAATTTGGCGGAAGGTGAAGGATTCGAACCTTCGGGGGCTAAAAGCCCCACTCGATTAGCAGTCGAGTCCCTTAAACCTCTCGGGCAACCTTCCAATTTGGAGCGGGAGAGCAGGATTCGAACCTGTCCAGTGATCGTCGCCGATGATCAGTCGGCTACTGTCCAACCCCTATGGCTCCCGCGAAATTTGGACGGGCTTCACACCCGATTGAGCATTTGATCTGCCGTAGCCCAACTCCCCGCGCTTCTCAGCGCCGATTGGTTAACTGGCGACCAGTGCCTTCTGGCCAGATACACAGCGTGGCTGCAACGCTTACTGTGTTTGGTGTGAGTGGATGGATTCGAACCACCGCGCTGTTACGGGGAGATTTACAGTCTCCTGCATTCGACCGCTCTGCCACACTCACATTTGGTCTACCGCTGCGTGCTGGGCCACGCTCGAGGACATCGGCCATCCTTCCTCAGCTAATCCACGCAGCGGCAGATTTGTATCAGAGTGTCCGGTGTAGCAACCCGTGAGGTGCGCACTACTGTAGCCTCTACACTCTGAATTTGGTGGGCGTTACTATCGTCGTCTTCGGATTCCGTTCGGCTATTGGACAGAGGCTTGGAGCTTGTCGGTCGCGTACTTCGTGCCTATTCACTTTCGTTCACACCCATTATCCGTGCTTGTTCGCTTCAATCGCCCTTAATTGGGCATCAGCGTCAGCTTTGGTGTCATGTGTACCAAGAACCTTCGTCTTGGTGTGGTCAAGGACAACCCACTTGTCACCTCGCTTTTCAACAAACTCGACAATCTCTTTGTTGTCGGTAGCGAGGCCATCCCACTCAGCAATAAAATCACCGAACGTTTTCATCATACTCACCAATTGTTTATTGAACAACTGGTTTATTTAGGTGCTCCCGAGGCGGTATTTGAATTCCGCGATCCCATCACGCCTGCCGTAGACCGGAGCTTGCTGGCAGTCCAACAATGTTTGGTGTTCCCTGAGGGAGTCGAACCCCCAACTTCCGTTATTCTCAACAACCTTCCCCAGTCCGTGCAGTCTGGTACTCAATTGCCTACCTTCACGTTCGCCTGTATCCAAGCCTATCTCTTCATTTAACCTTACAGCCTCAATCTGCACGGGTGAAAGAGCTTCAGAGATACTGCCATACAACGGGAACAAAACTGGCGGGGTCTGAGGCTTTTCACCTCACCTGCTGGGTTTGGCCGCCCAGCCGTTCTCTATGAGGATTCGCTGTCCGGACAGCTATCCCTTAAACTATCGCCCCAAATTATTGTGCAACCAACCAAGGACTGTCAACCCTTTATCCCGTTTGTGCATGATCAGTTCATGCAGGCCTGTTTGTGCGCCTCACGGCATGCGCTTCTGTTGGTCATTGGCTTGCACCGTAGCCTCGCAACAGGCGTTTATTTTTCCAGGGCTTTCCACTTGCAAGTCTTAACCATACAGGGATACGGGCTTGCAAGATCGGGTTGGTCACAACTCTGATGGCTCTCGCCTTTCCGCTCATTTACCTGTCATCCACAACCGATACACATTATGGAATATTGAGAGCCATCAGAGTTGCAGCCATGCTACAACCCGCATCTGGGTGAGGATAAGGTGATCGACCCCAGATACTTGCCTGTTTCGTCAGGCCAAACGGTTTAGCGTCGGGTGCCTCCCGATGCCATTATCATGGCGAATAATGGCGTTGACTTATCCTCAGGTGTTTCTTGCCACTCAACCCTTGCGCTTAGCAGGATTCACTAAACAACCCGCACTTCAGTGTCTTCGTCACACTTCAGCACTTGTCCTCTACGCTCGGACCAAACGAGGCTGGCCGACAGAACATAACACCACTCATCACTAGAGCGAGGACGTGGTTGATGGCCACGATGCGATGCTTTGTCGAAGAGTGATCACGCTTGTCAGGATGATCACTCTTTTGCAGTACCTGCCGCAAAGTAGAGTTCTCTGAACTTCAATGACCCCTCATCTTGTACTATCGCCGCCGGGAACGTTCACCATGTGAATCAACCCTTGGGTTAAGTTCAACGTCCAGAGGACTCTACTTTGCGTTGTGGGGGCTGACCCCCACACGGCTACTTCTTTAACAGGGATTGCCAGCCCTGGGGATTCCACTGTTTAAGGCTTTATCCCATAACGCCTGAGGCGCGTTTTAACTTATTGAAGCTTGCATAACTGCAAACTGATGCGCTGTGAGACACATCTGGGAGGACACTCCGTGGATTCATTTTACAGCATCCCGTATAGCGGATACCGACCTCGATCAAGTGCCCTCTCAGATGTCGGCGGGAGCTTATTAATCACACCCTCCCGCCTATTTTTAGTGCGCCGAATTTTGTTATGAGGAGTCGGAAGACCTCACTGGTGTTTTAGCTGTTAAGCTACTGCCAGATAAGCGTTATCATTTGCATTTATCTTTGTGGTCTGTTTCTTAAAACCCGCAAAGCCGCAAGCAACGAGAACGAAAACCTGTTTGAGCACAAGACGCCATGTCCTGGGTTCACATCGAAGTGTTTGTCTAATGCCCAAACAGCTTTTCGTTCAATGGGTTAACTATACTCTGCAACCCGTTATTGACAAAACTTTAAATCTGCCGGAACTTACGCATCCGGCCTCGCCTGTTGGTGCTCCTTCGAATCCGGGAAGATCAGCAGGAACTATGAATCAAGTTAATTCAACCAACAGGAACCTTTGTGTTGCCCTTTGACGCAACATTATGAACCCTCTGTGAAGATCCATAATGTTGTCGGCGTGATGGAACCTGGCAGATCCGTCCTCCCCTATATGTTGGTGTCGACTTGCCAACGGGGTGCTCTCAAGCATCTGAGCTAATCACGCTACAACAGGGAGTTTCGTTCTCCGACGGTCAGTGCGTCCACTAACACCATGCAAGGTGGATGTCACGCCTCTATTCACGCATGCCCCTGAGACTGGGATTAGTGAGGTCGGCTTTAGATGCCTAACTCAATGCGCTGTTTCCCTCGTGTTTAATACTTTACCGCAGACCAGCTAATTTGAAAAGTCCTCTCCTCTTTGAGCTACACTGCCCACAGCAGTGCGGACGAACCTTCACTCAAAACCGGATGCGCCGAAGTGGGCGACTGTTTACCGGACTGATCGGGTAGACCCAGGAGAGTAAAGGTAATCCCGATCAGGAGGATGAGGAGTAACATCATGTAAAACATAGTGTTCCCTCCCTTCCATGCAACTAACTTTACTGCAATTCTTTATTGAATAAAGCGTTATTTTACCACTTTTAACTTCACATCGCGCTCGAGCAGATACACATATTCACGGGCGGCTGCGAGCGACATATAATGGGTGGATGGGGTGCTGTGTTTGTTCAGCGTCTCTTTTAATTCAACACGATCAGCCCATCCATTAATAGAAGTGCCATAGAAGCCGATGATGGCCGCGAAATAAATGTTGCTGGTTTCAGGCTCCAGGATGTAGTTCACTGTGAAGCACACCTCGGAGCGAACGCCGGATGGTCTGATACCGATGCGCAAAGATGGCATATCTTGTTCAACACACAAATGGCGGAAGCGGTCACGACGGGCTTGTGTTGATTCCGTGAGTTCTTTACGCAGGAACGTGTCGTCGATGTTGAAAGAAAATGTGTTGCTTCCCTTTAAATCAGACTTCGCCAATTCGATGGCAGAAGAATTAATGCGACGGAAATTGACTTCTTTCTTTGTCAGGCGTAAAACTTCCGACGTTATTGTCATAAAATCTATGTCGTTTACTTTCTTCCCTTCATATTTCTCTAACAGAGGGATGATGTGTTTCGTGATAGCAGTGTTGATGTGCATGAGAGGTTCCTTAATATACGGTTGATTGACCGGACTATTATATTGGTGGAAGTGTTATTGAATTAAAGGCCAACAAATAGGAGCGTGGTTTATTAATAGGCAAAAACTACTTTTCTACACCACTCAGAGACTGTATCGTATCGCTGTGCCCTTTGAGTTGTGAGTGTTAACGAACAACGAAAAGCAGCCTCCATGGCTGTGGAATGGGACTGCCTGTCAAGGCGGTGTTATCCGAGCGGAACGTAGTGAAGCGAGTGATAGTATAATAAAATAACGCGCGAGGAAGTTTCAATCCCATCCCACTAAATATCTTCAACACCATATTCAAGTTCAGGTGATGGAGATAAACATGGCCACACAAACAGTTCCTTCACTCGATGTCAGGGCTTTCGAGTATCTTATCAAGAAGCGCATGAAAGCTGATCCAACTTTCAAGGATTATGACTTTGAAGGTTCTGGTCTCAGTGCAATCGTGCGTATCTTGGCCTCGGATGCCAACTCTATCGGGTTCATGCAGAACATGCTGAATGGCGAAAGCCATCTTCACTCTGCACAACAGCGTTCTAATGTCGGTCTGGCGGCGGGGTTCTTGTCTTACACCCCTCACAACTACCAGGCGGCGTTCCTGTACGCAAACGTCACAGTCACTCCATATGACGCCAGCACGGCTCCAGACACGATTGTAATGGATCGCCGCGCGATGTTCATTGGAGCGAAGGATGGCAAATCCTACAACTTCACGGTTGACCAACCTGTGAGCGCCTCTCTTGTAGACGGCTCTTACAAGTTCGAGAACATCAAACTCGTGCAGGGCAACTGGCTATACAAGTCCTATGACGTGGAAGGCAGCGCGATCTCTACCTATGTGATCCCATCTTCTTCCGTGGACATCAACCACATGGTGGTGCAGGTGCAGGAATCTGAGACCTCCGACGTGCGGTCTACCTTCTCACGATATGTCAGCCCGTTCGATTTGAGCCAGTATGCACAACTCTACTTCGTTGAGCTGGGGTTGGACGGGATGTACACGTTCGAATTCGGCGACGGTTATATCTGTAAACGAGTAGAAGACGGGAACGTCGTGTACCTTCAGTATCTGGAGACCTCTGGTGCAGACGGCAATGACATCACTGCCTTGTCCTCTGCGTCTTCCGTCGGGGGCTTCAACCTTGTAGATGTTGAGCTGGTGTCAGAACGTTCTTCTGGCGGTACGGACCCAGAGAGCATTGAGGACATCAAGCGCCTTGCTCCGCTGGCTTATCAGGCTGAGGGTGCGGCGGTAGCCGAAGTCGATTATGCTGTGTTGACCGAGCGTCTGTTCTCCAACGTCTCCCGCGCCAAAGCATATGGCGGAGACACGCTATCTCCGCCCGACTCTGGATACGTTTACATTGCTGTAGTACCTTCTGTTGGTGAGACGCTGTCCGACGCTGAGAAGGCAGATATCGTGGCGACTTTGGACAAGTACAATGTGGGTACGATCACACCCAAGATTGTCGACGCCGAACTGACTTATGTTGATGTCACCACCCGCGTGTTCTGGGATCCGACTTCCACGGCCTACACCGAAGAGCAGTTGAAGACAGTCGTAAAGAACGGTGTTGTCAACTGGGGCTTGGGGAACCTGGAAGGATTCGACGAACTGTTCGATAAAGAGCAGTTGCAGTCGGCCATCACCGACATGGACAGATCGATAGCGTCAAACATCGCTTCCGTGAAGTACAAGCGCCACTTCAAGCCAGACTATGGGGTACTGGACAGCTTCACGTTCGATTATGGACGCTCAATTGCATCTGGTTCTGTGCGTATCAGTGGGTTTAAGCCGCTTCCGGCCGAGGTCGACTTCACTTACTACATGCGCGATGTCAGTGGTGTCCTGAATATGTACAAGGTGAGTACAGCAGACACGACCAAGGAATATCTGGTACAAGCTGTTGGAACGGTTGATTATGTGAATGGCGTTGTTGAACTCCAGCGCATCACAGTATCCAACTACAACACCGAGGGCGTGACAATCATCGTGTCTCCAGACGGTCTTGACCAGAACATTCAGGCCACACAGAACCAGGTGCTTCGCATCGGTGCTGTAACTGTGGAGCCGGAGGTGCGTTATGTCCAAAGATCTCAATAACGGACACAATGGGGTGAAATATGAAACCCCATTGTTCTACCAGAATGAATTCCCAGTGTTCATCGAGTTCATGGACACGTTCTTCAACTGGCTGTATCGCCAGCAGGGATTCACCGAAGAGGAGATTTTGGCGTATCTGGCAGACACTGATGGTTGGGTGAACCCAAATACGGATCAATCTCCTATTGAGCAGCTGATTGACATCAAGAAGCGCAAGACACCAGGGACCGAGGCCAAGGACTTCTTGGAAGACAAATTCCTGACGCGCACGTTTGAGAACATGATGGCGCTAGACTTCGAAAATTTGCTGGATGTAGACGGTCGGCCATTAATCTCAATGGAAGACAAGAACGAACGCATCGACGATTGGTATGCCGATTTCGGATTCCAGAGAACGGTTGATAAGACCTTCCTGGAGTTTGGGAAGTTTGTGCCAGTTGGTTCGGACAGTTTGGTGACTTCAGACGGAGACACGCTCTCTGTGTATGTCGAGGGAACCAAACGCCGAACGCTGGACCATGTCCGCTGGTTGAAGTTGCTTAAACACATTTATCGCATTCGCGGGACGAAGAAAGCGATTGAATTGTTTTTCTGGATTTACTTTGGTTGCCCAGTGAGTGTGTACTATCCCAAGGAAGAAATTGGTGGTTTGGACGATAACTTTGAATGTGACGGCGCGACAGGAATGCGTGACGATTACTACTATGATGAATTCACGTATGTGATAAGAGTTCCTGGCGACGTATCTGATTTTGAGGGCGTGTTCGAGCGCGTCTTCCGTCAGCATTTCCATCCTGCTGGGTTTACCGTATTCCTGGAAAGTTCAAGGAGTTAAAAATGGCCGATTTCCTGAGTCAATATACAGGTCAGCAGATAGACGCAATTCTTGGTTCTGTTGACGACAAAGTAAGCAAGAACGATGTTATCAACGATTTCGCTGTTGACGATCCTTTGTTTCCTCCTTCAGCTCATCTGACGTATGAGCTGAAGCGTTCTGTGGATGACATCTACGACACGTTGGATAATAAGGTGATTCGCACCGACGGTGGGGAACAAACTATCAACGGGCGGAAGACTTTTGCCGCAGAAATCCGAGCCAATGCTGGTGTCAGTATCCCTACGGGGAAGAAACTTACCATCGCAGATGAGCCAGTTGATTCCACTGATGGCGTCAATCTGTCTATGCTGCGCAAGCACGGCGTGAGTGAAGACACTGCCGGGGTTAACTCTGGTCTGAAAATCGAGTTGTTATCTGGCGGCTACAACAAACTCACTTTCGACGGCACAAATCTGGTCACTTACTCTGGTACTGGTGTGCCAACTACCATGTTACTGGTGAGTGGAACCGACACTGTCAAGTACGACACATCTGCGTTTGTGACTTCTATCTTCAATGATACGCGTTTCAACGCTTATCTGAAGGTTGTTGATTACGACGCCGATATGTTGGATATCCAGTCTCAGTTCAATACTGTGAACACCACTCTGGCAGCGAAGGTCAACACGTCGACTTACAACTCCAAGATGTCTAGCCTGGACACCAGCATACTGGATCTGACGAACAACAAAGTGAACGTCAGTACGTATAACACGAAGATGGCGGCGCTGGACAGTTCCATCAGCGGCATTCAGAGTGATATCGGCACGATCAATACCACGTTGTCTGGAAAGGTCAACACATCGACCTACAACGCCAAAATGACGAGCCTGGATGCCGACATTGCTGCCCGTGTGAAGATCGGGAAGACCAACCCAAGCAGCATCACTGTCTCTGCTTCGGGGAACTCTGCGTTGCCCGACTTCGATTTGGTGAACCTTTGCCAGGTGTTGATCAGTGCACAATGGGGTACAGGCAACGTCGTGGATACGTATCGTGTGACGATCACCCGTGACGGGACAATCAAGACCGAGCTGTTGGTACAGAAGTCCACTTCCGGCACGGTGACATTCGCGGGTTCTGTGGTGTCTTCAAAACTTCGTTTGACGATAACAAATGCGAACACGACGACTGCTTGCTCCGTTGACTACAATCTAGTCGCTTCTTTCTAAAGTGAAAACTAAATACCCCTAGATGAAATGAACACATTTAGGGGTATTTGAAATGGCTAATAAACCAACACAGCCTGTTTTCCCTCTCGGTCTGGTGGCTGAAGAGCAGTCTACTTTGGCTGGTATCCTCAACACGGGTACGATTGAGCATGGACCAGATGCTGTCCTGACTTTACCCGAGGGTAATGCCAGCGCAGGCCTCCCGTCTTCTGTTCGCTACAATGCCGACTCCGACGAATTTGAGGGCTTCTACGAAAATGGTGGATGGTTGCCGCTGGGTGGCGGTGGTATCCGCTGGGAAGCCCTTCCGCATGCCTCTACGGCAACGCTCACTGAAGGGCGAGGCTATCTGGTAGACAACTCCACAGGCGTCTCTACGGTGGTGTTCCCTTCCCCTACGCGCATTGGCGATTCTGTTACAGTCTGTGACTTGTATGGAAAGTTCTCCCTGTATCCTCTGACCATTGACCCAAATGGTCGCCCAATGTACGGCTCTGTAGAGCCTATGACTCTCTCCACCGATAGCGTGTCTGCGACCTTTACCTGGTCTGGAGACGCGCGTGGTTGGATTGTGACTGCTGGAGTCGGTCTTGGTCAGGGGCGCGTTTACAGTCGTACCATCTTCACTGAGACAGTTGCATCAGACACGGCTCAGG